CCGCCGGCAGGTGTGAACGTCGACGTGCAGTACCTGAACATCGACCACATCCCGGTCGAGAACGGCGACGTGCCGCCGGCCCGGCTCTACAACACGACCAGGCTGCAGAAGGTGGTCACGGACTCGTCGGCGGTCCTCTCGATCGAGAGGCTGGCCGAGACCGACTGGGATCGCCACCTCTTCTTGACGGGCCGCATCTTCCAGACGCGTGAGGCCAACGAGCTGATCTCGGTCGAGCGGTACGGGCGCCGCAAGCTTGGCAACACGCTCCACGACGATGGCGACCGCGTCAGTGGGTGCGAGCTGTCCGTCATCTCGCCGTCGGTTGACGTTGGCGGCGTGTCCAAGATGGAGCTGAAGGTCACGGCCGGCTTCGTCTACCTGTTCGGCGAAGTGCGGCGAGTCCCTGAGACCACTCTGTACGTAGACGGCGTGGGCGACGAGACGGTCGGCCTGCGTGTGGTCCACAGCTACATCACCGAGGACCAGGACTCCAACCTTCGTGACCCGTCGACAGGTCTTGACGGCTCCGGTGAGCCAGGCGCGTGGCGCGAGAAGGTTGTCGCGCAGTGGCGTGCCAACGACGAGAACGCGGTCCCCGTCTTCTGGCTGAGCAACGGTTCCGTCCTGAACGATCAGCCGGCGACGCAGTTCTCGGACATCAACCGCGTGCTCGCTCGCCGCACCTACGACGAGAGCGGCAACTACAAGGTGCGTGGCTTCCGCGTCTCGTTCAGGCCGCGGTACGACGCCGTGTACACGGACGAGGTTGACGACTACCACCTGACGCTCGACGTGGACGGCGGCAAGGCCTACGTACAAGGCTTCGAGGTCAACAAGCCGACCTCTTCGAGCCAGATCTACCAGAAGGCGTCGGACACCAACTCGATCTCGGACGGCTTCACCTACAAGCCGTCCGCAGGTTCTACGAAAGAGCTGTACAAGCTCGGCAAGCTGCCTGTGGCACGTGTGGCGAGTGTTTCGACACTGGCCCGCACACCACTGATGCGTATTACCCGTGCATCAGCTGGGCAGGATGACGACCTGCCAGCGCAGAGCGCGGAGCAGAACGGTACGGAACAGGGCACGCTCTACGCGGTGATCCCGAACGACTCCGCTCCGCCAAACTCAACCTCTAGAATCCGCCTCTCTACATCGTCAACCTACAACGACACCGACGCCCCATCTTGGGTCGAGGGTACGGATTTCAATGTCAGCGCTACAGGTGACGTTATCACCTGGGTCGGCGGGCACGGGCCAACCGCAGGCGCGACATACTACGGTTACTGGAACTACGATACTAACCCGCTGCTCAGCAAGCACCCGCTGATCAAGGGGTCACGCCTGCTGACCATGGTGACCGGCGAGGCGCACACTGCCGGCACGCTCGGTGTCGCGATCAGCCTGAACCACGGCGACATCGCATCCAGCAAGCTGGTCAAGGTGTACGATGCTGCTGGTAGAGTCTACGCGCGCAACGTCGACTACACCATCGGCTCCGGCCGCAACAACACCGGCAACTACACCAACGGCACGATCACGTTCCTGACTTCTGGCACCGGCCCGTCGTCAGGTACGTTCTACGTCGACTACGGCTGGTGGGATCACACGGTCCCTATCTGGGACAACAAGTGGGTTAACGCGTTCGGTGACAGCGCCGAGGGTGACTACCTGGCGATCGACTCGTACCTGGAGGAGACCAACACAGGCACGCTCACCTTCGCCACCCAGCCGGGCAAGAAGTACCGCATCTGCTACGGCCTGACCGGGGTCTCGGTCCGCAACGCGATCGACTTCCGCTGCAAGGGTATCTACTCAGGCGGCATCAACAGGAAGATTGCCACCAAGACGGATGGTAGCGGCTACCAGGTATCGCCCAACTACACCTACTTCCTGCCCCGCATCGACGTGGTGTCGATCGACAAGAACGGTCGCATCGTCGTCACGTACGGGCAGTCAGCGGCTCAGCCGAGGCCACCGTTCGTGCCCGGAGACGTGCTGCGCCTCTGCCAGGTTTACCACCAGCCGTTCACCAGGTACCCGGTGATCACGGAGGCTACGACCAACCGTAGCACGATGGAGGACGTTCAGAACCTTCGTCGCCGGGTCGAGCTGCTTGAGATCGACGTCGCGACCAGTCACCTCGAAGACTCGGCCACGTCGAGCGCACGCAACTACCTGATCCGCGCCATCTTCACGGACTCGTTCAAGAGCTTCGACCACATGCAGCTGGACTACGACCAGATCTGCAAGTTCCCGCAGCCCGCACTGTGGGCAGCCAACACTGTCTACGTGCCCGGCGACACGGTCAGGAACGCGGCCAACACGCTCTACATGCGCTGCAAGAGGGGCGGCACCAGCGTCGGTGTCGAGCCCTCGTTCAGCACATCCGTCGGCGGCACGATCTACGAGAACGGTGTCGGCACGGTCAAGTGGCGCACCTACGCGGCAGCAACGACCACACCTGCTTTCTCGCAGACGGTCAAGCACGACGTGGCGGTCGACAACCTGGCCGGTTCGCTGCGCATGCCGTGCAGGCTGACGACATCGACCTCGCGCCTGAAGGATTACGTCAACGTCACCTCCTCGACAGCCAAGACGCACAAGCAGCTCGTGACGCTGCCGTACACCGAAATCCACGACTCGACAATCTACCAGCGGTTTGCGAGTGAGGCCACTCGGCTCAACAGCGGAGCTAGCTACGCCGCTGCGATGAGTCTGGATCTGGAGCCGGCGGCAGACATCATCCCGGACACGGAGCGCCAGCCGGATCTTCTGGGCAACCTGCCGGGCGGCACGATCACCAACCTGTCGGCTCAGTACGCTGCGACCAGAGGCGGGGACTCGTTCCCGGAGACGGACGCCTCGACAGACCCGGACGAGAACGACTCACCGGTCCACCCGCTGCCGGACGAGGCGCTGAGCCACATCAACAACTGGTGGAGTCAGTTCCACTCCGGCATCCCGATCGAGCTGCTGGCTCTCAACGCCGAGCTGTCGCCCGGCGTGCAGGCAGACGTCACCGCTGCAGGCAACCAGGAGACCTGGATCGACCAGTCGGGCGACCAGAACACGATGGGCACAGGCTTCACGCCCCGTGAGCTGGACCTGGCCATCTCGACCCCGGTGCAGCAGATCGGCAACGTCGTGCTCTCGTCTGCCATGACGCTGTACAGCAGGCAGAGCGAGATCACGGTCAGCGGCAGCGAGTTCCCGGCCCTGACCGACATCTCGTGCAAGATCAACGACCGCCAGGTCCCGCTGACCCTGGTCACCGGTCTCGAAGGTATCGAGCCTGGCACGGTGCGAGCGGTCTCAGACTCGACCGAGGATAGCTACGGCAGCTTCTCGGCCAAGCTCACGCTGCCGGAGAACCTGCCAACGGGCAGGGTGCCGATCGAGTTCACCGCCGCTGGGGAGACGGTCTCGACAACCTTCGTCACCGCTGGCGCGCTGCAAGTCGACCACCCGACCTACTCGTCGGTCTCGATCGTGCCCACCTGGTACGCCTCGGCCACTGCGCCGATCGCTCAGGTGTTCACGGCCGGCAGCGACGACTGGTTCAGCTCCTGCTCGCTGTACTTCTACAGCAAGAACACCGTCTTCGGTGTGCGCGTAGAGGTTCGCGATGTGAGCAACGGGCTCCCAGGCTCAACGGTGCTGGGCAGGGCTCGCATCAAGGCGTCCAACGTGGTCACCAGTGACAACGCCACCAAGGCGACCACGGTTCAGTTCGACGACCCGGTCTACCTGAAGAAGGGCCAGGAATACGCACTCGTCGTCTACACCTACGTCCGCAGCTACAAGATTTTCACGGCGACGTACGGCATCAAGGACGTGCAGACCGGCTCGACGGTCACCAAGTCGGCCAACATCGGCCCGCTCTTCCGGTCGACCAACAACCGCACCTGGGAGATGGACCCGTACAGCGTCCTCAAGTTCGACTTCTACCGGGCCAAGTTCACCACCCAGGCGGCCACTGTCGCCTTCAACCCGGTGACCGGTGTCGTTGCCAGCCACCTGATTCTGCTCGTGACGCAGATGGCTCCGCCGTCGACCTCCATCAAGTGGTGGTTCAGCACGGACAACACGAACTTCATCCCGCTCAGGCCAAACATCCAGGCCAAGCTGAGCAGCATCTTCCGCACGATCTATCTGCGAGCCGACATGGTGGGTGGGGTCGTGGACGGCAAGCCCACTTCGCCTGCATTCAACTGGCAGCATTTCGGCCTGCTCGGATACACGTTCACCGGTCAGCGTATCCCGTCGACGCAGGAGTACCCGAACCAGATCGAGGCCAACTACATCAGCGAGAACATCTCGATCGGCAGTGGCATCGAGACCCTGCGCACCGTGGTCGAGGAGTACAGGCCGACCGCGGACACGATCCTGCGCCAGTACTTCTCTGCAGACAACGGGGCGACCTGGGTCGAGTACCCGAACAACACGAGCGCCGTGCCGGAGTACGAGACCAACTTCTCCAGCTACGTCGAGAGCAGTCTGGGTGGCGACATCTACGAGGTCACGCGCACGCAGCTCTTCCACCCGGTTGGGGTGCCAGCTGCGCTGCAGACCTTCACGACTGCCAACTCCGGTGGTGCCTTGACGGGTAACACCACCTACTACATCCAGTACACGTTCAAGAACACGTTCGGTGAGTCGCTGCCTTCGGCTCAGCAGTCGCAGACCACCGCGACAGGCGGCACCGGCACCGCGGCCAAGATCACCTTCGACCTGCCGACCGGCACCAGCTACCCGACCAACACCTCCTACATGTCGGGTGCGCCTGTCTCAGGGTTGACCGGCATCAACGTGTACATGTCGACCACGACTGGGCAGGCCAAGCTGCTCGCGCCCGCCTCGTGGACCTATACCGACCCGTTCGGAGCCAACGCGACGATCACGGTCACGTCGGCCACTCTGGACGCGTCACAGGCTGCCGTGCCGACGCAGGACACGACCGTCCCGTACCAGTTCCGGACCAGAATCCAGCTGGTCGGTCCGTATCAGACGGACCTGATCGAGACCCCGGCCGCGAAGCTGGCAGGCTTCTCCTACGTCAACAGCGGCGGCAGCGTGCCCAACGTCAACCACACCGTGGTCCTGTCCTGGGTGAGCGCCGACGGGGAGACAGCGCCCTCACCGTCGCTTGGTGTCGGCGAGTACGCAGCGCCGCCTTCGGGCTCGACCAACATCATCACCTTGACGCTGCCGGCTTTCCCGCCGCACGCGGTCGGGGCCAAGATCTTCATCAAGCCGGTTTCCGACGGCAGCAACCCGGAGCGCTGGGTGCAGAACGTGCAGGTGGTCCGCGGTGGGGTGGTGACTCAGACCAACATGATCCTGCCGACGGACTCAGGGCCGTTCCAGATCATCTCCATCCCAACCGTGGGCGGCCCATACCCGTTGACGGTGAACACTACGGGACCTCTGACAGCCACGGCGCCGCAGGTCTCGAAGCTTCGTGTCATCGCGCACGATGAGGATGTGCTGTGAGGAAGACGAGAGGCAAGGCCGGCTGCCTGGAGGTGGTCTACACCCCAGAGGAGGAGGCGGCCTACAAGAAGCGCAGGATCAGGGAGGCCATGCTCCCGGCTCTGGCCGACCTCATCCTGGCCATGGACGAAGACCCGGCTCCGGCTTCAGGTGGCGGCAAGCTGAAGGCTGCGGCCCAGGCCGGAGAGTCCCACAAGGACTCCCTGAAGCACAGGGTCAGGGTTCTGAGAGAGCGACTGAAGACATTCGAACCCTGACAAGGGTTTGCAGTTCTCGATAGTCTGTTTGTGTCTGTGTGGTTGCCGGCACTGGTAACCCACTTCAAGTTCTGGAATGTGGAACACGTCATCCGTGGGGATGAGGTTGAGGAGAGGTGGTTGAGATGGCTCGTAGAGCAAAGAAGACGCGCGACGAGAGCGAGCTGAAGATCGGCGTCCAGGGGTTCGTCCGCGCACTCGCGGTGGACGCGCGCACGGGCAAGGTCCTCGCCGAGCGCAAGACCAAGAACATCGTGGTCGACGGCGGCCGCAACGAGATCATCCGACTGATCTCGAACAACGGTGTCACTGCAGGCGGCAAGATCTCGCATCTTGAGCTTGGCACCGGTACCACGAGTGCGAACGTCACGGACACCGCCCTGGCTGGCGCGACCGGCAACCGTGCCACGGTGGCGGGCTCGCTGCTGACCAACGGCACCGTGCAGTACACGTGCTCGTTCGACACTGCGTTCGCGACAGGCGCAGCACTGCAAGAGGTTGGTCTGTTCAACAGCGCCTCGGCGGGCACGATGTTCGCCAGAGCGAAGTTCGGCACGATCAACAAGACCAGCGAGATGACGCTGGCGTTCACGTATCAGCTCAACTTCACGACGGGCTGATGGCTCGCAGCGCCTTCGGGCGCTGCCTGGAGGGTGTGTGCGGAAGGTGAAGTACGAGAACATCCGACTCAACGTCGGATGTGGCATGGACAACCCGGCCGGGTGGGTTGGAATGGATCGAAGGGTGGTCCCCGGTGTCGACATCGTGCACGACATCGAGGATCTCCCATGGCCGCTACGGGACAACAGCTGCATGACTGTGTTGATGAGCCACGTCATGGAGCACCTGGACCCGCGCAAGATGATCGACATCTTCGACGAGATCTGGCGTGTCCTCGTCCCTGGCGGGCAGCTGATGGTGGCAGTTCCGTACGCCGGCAGCACGGGCGCCTATCAGGACCCGACGCACACGAGACCTGGCTTCAACGAGCAGACGTTCGAGTACTTCGACCCGTCGAAGCACTTGTACTCGATCTATCAGCCCAGGCCGTACAAGATTGTGCTGATGGACTACAAGGTCGGTGACTACGTCAACGTCGTCCTGGAGAGCCTGAAGAAGGCAGACGTGGGCAAGGTCACCAAGATCACTGGCAAGAGGGGGGTTCGGGTTGCGGCCTGATGTTGGCGGTGTCGGGGATCAGGTGACTGTAGCGGTCACGTACGTCAAGAGTGAGGCGGCTAAGCCGGCAGATGAGCAGAGGGAAAAGGTAAGTGGCGAAGATCAAGAATCTGACCGTACTGAGGAACCCGCACCCGGAGCAGCATGAGCGCCACAAGATCCTGGTCAGCATCCCGTTCACGGGGCTAGTCCGGTTCGAGTGGCACATGGCTATGCAGAGCATCTTGTACCCAACCAACTGGTTGCACACGACGTTCTGCCCTGCCGGTTTCGAGGTCGGCGTAGCCCGCAATGAGGCAGTGCAGGCAGCTCTGCAAGGGGACTTCGACTGGTTGTTCTTCATCGACCACGACGTCCTGCTGCCGCCGGACATCTACATCAAGCTCAGGAAGTACATGACCGCAGGCGACAAGCCCATCGTCGCAGGCCTCTACTACACGAAGGCCAGCACGCCTGAGCCGCTGATCTACCGCGGCCGTGGCACAGGTCCGTACTACGACTGGAACCCCGGCGACGGGGTGTGGGCCGACGCCACAGGCATGGGCTGCACACTGATCAACATGAGGCTCTTCCGGGCCATGAAGCCGCCCTGGTTCGTCACACCACGCGACTTCTCGATCGACGCTAGCGGCTACTCCCGCGCGACGGGCACCGAGGACATCTACTGGTACGACCGTGTCATCAACGAGGGGGTCATCGAGAAGGCTGGCTTCAAGATCCCCGACCCGAAGCTGCCGGTGTACGTCGACACGTCCATCATGTGTGAGCACGTCGACAACGACGGCCGCAGGTTCCCCTCCTGCATGGAAGGTGCACACCTCGTCAACCACCAAGCCGCTCTGAAGGCGATCGGAAAGCGCCCGAAGAGGATGAAGTCGGCTTGATGTGCCTCTCCTCCTTCTACTCGATGGATCAGGAGTCGAAGAACAGACTCGATACATCACAGACACTATCGTCTCGCAGCCGGACTTGCTCCGACTGCTTGACTCAGTAAGACCCCAACCAGACACTGTTGCTGGTGGCGATCCTGCACGTGGGATCGCCGCCAGCATCAGCCCGGCAGACACGGTCAAGGTGTCTGACCCGAAGACGATCTCGGTCAGCGTACCCAAGACGGACCAGGTCGGCATCCCGGACCCGAAGACCCTCACAGCCTCAAACTCCGGGCGCGACACCCTCTCCCTGCTCGATCTTCGTGGGGCCGGCGTGGGCAGGGTGGATACGGCCAGCGTCTCCGATTCGAGGTCGATCAGACCCTCGATCTGGAAGACGGACACCGGGGCCTTCTCAGACCTCCGAGGCGCTGGTGTCGGGCGCACCGACGGAGTCGCCGCCTCCGAGCAGAAGAGTTTGCAGGTTGGGAACTCTCGTCAAGACACGGCAGCGGTCTCAGACCCTCGTGGCGCAGGTGTCGGCCTCAAGGCCGACACGGTCTCTCTCCTAGACCTCAAAGCGCTCAAGCCGTCCATCGCGAAGACGGACGCCGTGGCGGTCTCCGACCCCCGGGGTGCTGGTATCGGCCTCAAGGCCGACGGCTTGGCGCTCTCAGACCTCCGCAACGTCAATACCGGGGTCTCGAAGACGGACACCGGGTCCTTCTCCGATCTCCGTGGCGCCGGTGTCGGCCGAGTCGACACCGTGTCCGAGTCCGATCTGCGTCAGCTCACAGGCTCCCTGCTCAAGGCGGATACGGCATCGGTCTCCGACTCTCGTGGGGCAGGTGTCGGGCTCAAGGCTGACACGGTGTCCGGTTCTGACTCTAAGAGCCTCAGGGTCAACACCGCGAAGGTGGACACGGCGGCCGCTTCTGACCCTCGTGGCGCAGGCATCGGACTCAAGGCCGACACCGTGTCTGCCGCCGACTCTAAGAGTCTCAGGGTCGACACCTCAAAGGTGGACCTCGTCCCCATTGCCGACCCTCGTGGTGCTGGTGTCGGGCTCAAGGCAGACACGGTGTCCTCCTCGGACCAGAAGCTGGTCGGAGCCAACACGTCGAAGACGGACACCACGGCTGCCGACGATCGGCGTCTCATCAGGGTGTCTGACACCGTCAGGGACGTCGTAGTCTCGATGGACGCCATCACCGCGGGCGTCCTCGTGACCAACATCTTGTCCGCCCTGGACAAGATGAACCTGGCCGTCTCGCTGAGTCTCCTCGACACCGTGGTGGTTGGAGACGCCTGGACGATCGACAGTGGTGTTCCTGTCCAGAGCAGGCTCATCACGGACACGATCGCCAGTGGGGGGTCACTCGGAGTAGGTGCCGGCATCGCGAACACCCTCGCGGCGCTCGACCAGAGGTTCATCAGCTCTCTGGTGCAGGTGATCAACCAGACGATCCTGTCCGACTCAAGACTGGTCCTGCTCGGCTTGTCCAAGTCGGATACCGTTTCGGTCTCCGAGGTGAAGATCCAGGCCCTGACAGACGCACATCAAGACGGGCTCGTGCTGGCCGACGTCAGGCAGATTCTGGGCAGCATCGTCAAGAGCGATGACGTCAAGGTTGGGGACGCGGTGTCCGCCCTCCAAGCCTGGCAGAAGCAGATTACGGACACGGTCAAGGCCTCTCAAACCTTCAGCGCCGGAGTGGGCCTCGCCAACGTACTGAGCGCCGCAGACCTGCGCGCCATCTTGTCGAGCGTCTCCAAGACAGACACGGTCTCTGCCGGCGAGGTCAAGAGCATCAATCCTGGCCTGAGCCACAGCGACATCGCCGCTGCAGGTCAGCAACTCGGAGCCGGCGTAGGGCTGACCAACACCTTCAAGGTGGCCGACGTCGTCGCCAAGGTGCAGGCGTGGGTGATCAGCATCCTTGACAACGTCAAGGTGGACGACGCCACGAAGCAGGCACTCGCGATCGCTCTGAGAGATAGTGTGCTTGTCAGCGAGACCCTCACCACTGCGATGGGTGGCGGCAACTCCGGCTACAGCATCGACACGACCAAGCTCCTAGACACGCTGTCCATTCTGGTCAGCGCGGCGCTCCGGGACACCATCAACGGCGCCGACAAGCTGTACCCTGGCATCGGTGTCGCGAACACTCTCGTCGCTCGCGAAGGGGCCAAGTCAATCGGAACAGGGCTGCAGGATCAGCTCACGCTGCGCAACCCACTGCTGACAGATGTCTCCCAGAGGACGGCCGAGGGGGTCTCCGCCGCGGACGTCAGGGCTCTGCAGCCCAGGTACACGCTCCTGGACAGCGTCACCAGCAGCGAGAGGCTGCGCCAGAGCTTGCAGGCAGCCCTGGCCGACATGGTGTCAATCAACGACCAGAAGGCGTTGAACCTGGCAGTCGCCAAGTTGGCCGACCAGCTTCTTGCCGGGGACAAGAGGTCGGTAGGGGTCGAACCGCGCATCGCTGACTCTGTCAGAGCGTCTGACCGCGTGGCGCAGGCTGTGCTGGCCAACATCTCGGACGGCGTGGTCATCACCAAGGCTGCGCTCGGCCTGGCCCTGGCTGTCGCGGACACTCTGACCTTGTCCGAGCTGCATCGTGCAGCAGCCGGCATCCTGCACGCCGATGCTTCGGTGCTGAGCGACCCCAAGACCCTGAGCATCTTCAGGATCATCACGGACACAGCGCCCGTCATCGACCAAACGGCCGGAGTACGCGGCCTGCAGCTCATGTTGCAAGACATGCTGCTCAGCTCGGACAGGCTGTCGGCCTCTGTCTCAACTTTGATTCAGGCTGCCCTTGGTGTACTCGATGAGGCAACCAACGACGGCATCCCAGGGCCACCAGTCCTCTTCCTAAGGTTTACCGAAGAGGTTCTGAGGACTCACGGATTTACTGGTCAGGCGCTCAGGCTGCAAAAGTTCACCGACGAGGTTTTGCGGACTCACGGTTTCACGAAGCAGTCTCTCAAGAGGTAGAAGTTCGTCAGTCAGACATTGAAGTCGGTGTCCGGGAGGAAGAACGATGATGAGGAAGGCCTCTAAAAAGCCGTGGATCTCGGTGATCATCCCCACAAGGGAGCACCCGGAGATGCTTGCCAAGTGCATGAAGAGCCTGGCTGCGGCCGTCAAGAAGTCGAAGTGTTGGATCGAGATCATCGTCATCGACGGCGACGATGACCCGGAGCCTGTGCAGAAGGTGCTGCGCGCCGCCAACCTGGACGAGGTCAACTACACGGTGGCCGAGGGTTGGTGGAACTTCTCCCGCATCAACAACCACGCAGCCTCACTCACCAGCGGTGAGTACCTGCTGCTCCTCAACGACGACTGCTTCGTCCCGCCGACCTTCTTCGATGACCTTGGGCAGCTGTCCGACGATGAGATCCTGGGCTTCCTGCTGATCTACGAGGACAAGGTTCGCATCCAGCACGCCGGCATCGACATCATCCAGAACTGCCAGCCGGTCAATATGGGGCTGGCCATCCCGTGGCCCAACTATTCTGCGTCGCCGCGCACCCGGGTGACCGGGGTCAGCATGGCCTGCTGCTTGGTGCCACGCAGAGTATTCGACGCGCTCGGAGGGCTGGATGTTGATTACCACTTCGGCCTGGAGGACGTCGACTTCTCGCTGAGGGCCTGGGAGAACGGGTACCGCGTCACCATGTGCAACGACATCAAGTGCGTGCACGTCGGCAACGTCAGCGGCCACCTCATGACCGCCCTATCGCCAAGAAACAGTCCGCTGTACAATTTCCAGGTGTTCCATAAGAAGTGGCTCCAGTCGGGCCGTCTGAGCACTGTGGTGGGGTTGGTGGGTGATGGCGATCGAACCGAGAACAGGGCTTGAGATCTTCGGCCCGGTAGGAGAGCGCTCGACGGCGCTCTACACCGCCACCCTGGTCACGACCAGCGAGGATGGCGCCGGTGACCAGATCCCTGTGCCAGGTCTCACCAGCCTGGCGCTGACGATCTACGACCTGGAAAGCAACGCCGTCATCAGACCCAGGGGGTCGGTGCTCAACGAGAACGACGGGACGTTCTCGAACGGCGTGCTGACCGTGAAGTTCAGCGCCTCGGACAACATCATCCGCAACGGACGCAAACAGTTCGAAGACCACGTAGCCGTGTTTCACTACACGTTTGGGGCCGGGGAAGAGGGCCACCACGGAGTTGTGATTCGCGTCAAGAACCTGGGGTACGTGTGAAGGTTCTGATCGTCCACAACGAGCGCGGCAACGACTACGACCTGGTTTGGAAAGCACTGCTCGAAGCGGGGCACACCGTCTCTCTGGTCCACGCTGACGAGAAGCTCGCGCTGACTCTGTCCGACACGCAGCCGGACATCGTGTTCAACCTGGCGACAGGTCTCACGGGTACGCACCGACGCGTGTTCGCGCCAGCCTGCTTCGATCTGGCCGGCATCCCGGCCACAGGCTCGGACGCGCTGACGACCGCCATCTGCCATGACAAGATGTCGTGCAAGGAGGTGCTCTCGCTGCTGAACATTCCGACGCCGAGAGCGGTGCTCGTGGACAGCATCGGTGCCCTGCGCTCGAAGCAGCAAATGATCAGCTACCCGGCCTTCGTGAAGCCGAACAACGGCTCCGACTGCCGTGGGATCGCCGAGCGCTCCCTGTGCCGCAACGCCTCTGACACCATGCTGGCCGTGGCCGAACTTCTCGGCGAAGAGATGGGTCCGGTGATCGTCGAAGACGCTATCGCCGGGAAGGAGGTGTCGGTCGTGATCCTGGGTACCTGGCCCGATCTGACCGTGTTGCCTCCTGTGCAGCTGAGCCTGACACCTGAGGACGGCTTCGAGGTCTACGGCGAAGAGTACCGCGAGCACATCATCGACAACCCGTTCTCCGCTGCGCAGCTTCACCCGAAGGTCAACAACGCGCTCCTCGACTTCGCGCAGAACGCGTACGCGCACCTGGGTTGCCGTGACTGGGCTCGCGTCGACTTCATCGTCGGTGTCGACCAGACGCCGTACCTGATCAACATCGAGACGATCCCAAGGTTGTCTGATGTCGAGCGGGTGGTAGCGGCCGCGAAGCTCGACGGTGTGACGATGCAGGAGCTGATCCAGTTCGTGCTCAACACTGCGATCACAAGGGCTGAGGTGGTGACCGAGAGTGACGTTGAAGATGAGGAGTCGTGATGTCTGGCCTTCGTGACACGGTCAACCGGACCAACCCTACAGCCAACTACCCGACCACGACGTACTTCGGGATCATGAAGTACCCGGCGCTCGTGGACGCAGACCTCAACTCAGGTGCTGGAGGTCCGATCAACACCGAGAGAGTGTCTCTCCAGTGGGGTCCTCTGAGCTTCGGGGTGATCGCGAGCGCCGTGTCCGCCGTCGGGGACTACCCGTGCGAGACGCTGAACGGGACAATCGGCAACACTGCTGTCACCGTGTCCTCTACTTCCGGCACCACCGTCACTCTTTCCGGGTCGATGACGTGGAACCCGACCGGGCTGTTGCTGCTGTTCCAGGACGTCGCAGTGAACGCCAACGACTACACGTGGTACCGGATCGTCGATCAGCCGACCGCCAGCTCGCTCACACTGAATCGTGCTCCGGCCACTATCTCGTCGGGGCCTGTGGCTTTCAAGTTCCTGATCGACTGTGAGAACCTGAACGCTCTGTTCGTGAAGACGGAGTACTCCGTATCCGGAGCGACCTGCGACTTGATCCCGGCCTTCTACGACACCGGTCGCACGCCGGCTGGAACACCAGCTGGTCGTGCCCCGATGCGCTTCCCGTCAGGAATCGTCTCTCCGGCCAACAACGGCGACAACACTGACTCCACTTCTGGCGGCTACCACGGGGATGCCGTCAGCGTGAACTGTGCAGGTGCCACTGGTGCGAAGGTCAGGCTTCACACCGCACCTACGTCTGGAACTGTGTCTCTATGGGCATGCGCAAGCTAGCGGCAGTTGTAGTTCTCCTGAGCGTACTCTTCGCGTCGTACGCCGACGCGCAGACCGGGACGAGCCCTGTCCTGCCGGGCAAGATCGTCGGCAGCCGGATCTACAAGAACGGTGCGTGGATCGCTGACACGCAGATCCTAGACTTCCTCAACAACTCCGACATCCAGCGTCTCGGTGCCAAGGTCACGGTCAAGAGCACCGCGCGAGCGGTGAACGTCAAGGACTCGCTGGCCAACATCTGCAACGCGACGGTCGATGGGCGGTCCACGGTGTCCACTCTCGTCGACACTGGAGGCGCAGCTGCTGGGAAGACGCTGTTCATCCCGTCCGGGTGCAAGATCCTGCTCAGCAACCCTGGAGCCAGTGCCGCCGCGATCAACGTGGCCAACAACACGACCATCGAGTGCGAGGACCAGACGGCAGGCTTCGTGCTCGCACGTCGCTACTGCTCGACCGGTGACACCATCGGTGGCATGTGTGACGGGACAGGTTCCTTCGACTGCCCCAGCGGTGGCGCAGCCGGTGGTGGCACCTGTTCCACCGACGGCGGCCTCGGCACCTCGAACGCTGTCGGCAACGCACCGTTCGCAGGTACCAGCAAGGCATCCTCGTACACCGTCCTGAAGTCCAACTCTGGGGCTGCCATTGCCGTCAAGAACTGCTCGTTCTGGGTGAACCAGATCTCTGGCGACTACACTTGGACCTCCGCTGGCAACGGTAACGGTACCGGGTCAGGCAAGGCGTGGGGCTACTGCGAAGGCGGAACTGCCGACGGCGGCAACTGCGACCAGTACTGCTCTGGCGGCAGCACTCCGGGATTCGCTTGCAACGTGAACGGCGACTGCACAGGCGGTGGCACCTGTATGAACACCGCCAAGTGCAAGACTGCTGCTGTAGCGGGGACGTGTAGCAATCCGCCAACCAGCGATACGACCGGGTACAACGCGATCACGTCAAGCAATCTCACTGACTCGCAGGCACGCGGGCCATCCGGTGCGGGCAAGATCACTGTCATCGACAACTCGTCCGGCGGGGCCTCGTACTTCTCGAACCTGAAGATCTACAACCACCGTCGCGGAGACTTTGCTGTCAGGTTGGGCAAGAACAGCTACGCCGAGAAGGTCACGACGTGGGCCAACGACCTCACGACACCGATCGGGGGCTCGGTGGCTGCCTACGGGGCCAACATCTCCACCAACGGCGTGACGGTGAACACCGGCATCGAGTTGTCCGACAACTCGCTGGTGATCAACTCCGACTCGTACGGGTGGGACCAATCGTACTGGCTGACTGGCTCCGGTACCGGTCAGGGCTTTGCCAGCGTGGCCTTCTCGCGCTCCTTCGCCTTCGGCTACCAGAACGACCCCAACTGGAACGGCACCGTTGGCTTCCAGCTGGACGGTCTCAGCAACGCGGCCTACTTCAACGACATCTACACCCCGATCGGTGCGAAGGCTGGGGTACAGAGCAACCACGCCATCTTCAAGGGTAACAACCACGACAACGTGGCTTCAGGTGCCGGCTTTGCCACCAAGGGGCCGACGTGGATTGCACACGGGCCGCACAACGACGTTGAACTGAACCGTTCCGCTTGGTCAACGCAAGGATTCATCTACAGCTTCGGCGAGATCCGTGGCAAGTGTAGCGGTACCTACGGCACCAACAGGAACGGGCTGTTCTGTCTGAAGCCAGCAGGCACTGTCTCTGGAACCCTTGGGTGCCCTAGTGGCACCTGTAACCCGAACCCGATTTTGCTCAACGCTGGTGGCGGTCACGGGTACTACTCGAACAACTTCCTGCACTCCGATCAGAAGGGTCCGACTGCGAGCGTGCCCGGCGGGCTTGCCGCCTACGTAGGCGTGACCCCTTGGGGGTACTGCGACAACACGTCTACGCTGCCGTACAAGACCTGCTCGACCGGTGACAGTGACGCGACTACCGGTTGCCCGGGGTCGTCCTACGCGTCCGCTGGCTTGGCCTGCGCTGAGATCAGCTGGCCTGACGTCCTGTTCAACAACAACGAGTTTTACGCCGTTCAAGAGGGTGTCGCAGGAGTAGACCTGTCCGGTGCCAACAAGCTGGGGGCTATCAGCAACCTGAACTTCGATGGCAACCTGATCACCGGTTACAACGGCTCACCTTCCACCACCGGGTTCAAGGGGCCGAGCGCAGCCTACCAGCTGCAGAACGCGAACATCGCCAGCCACTTCGACCGCACGCTGGTGAAGCCGATCGACAACTTCGACTTCGCCTCTGGGACCACGCAGAACTCGACTGGCCTGCAGGCGGCCAACGATCAGGGCACCATCATCACCCTTGAGGCTGACGCTCAGATCTCCAAGTACAGCCTCGTTCAGCCGTCCACGACCAACAGTTCCAAGGTCGTGAAGACGCTGACGACCACTCCGGGTGCCACCATCGGCGTGGCCCTGAACGACACGGTGGCACCGATCTCAGGTGCGTGCACTGCCACTCTGGTGACTGGCACCAGTACCTACGCCAACAGTACGACGTACTACTTCGTGTACACGTGGGCCACCGCATCTGGAGAGACTCTGCCGAGCACTGAGTGCTCACGGGCAACAGACGGAACGGCATCGAACGACTACATCAGGGTCGTCGCCAACGGTGGCACAGTGCCTGCCGGTGCGTACGCAATGAAGGTGTACGTCGGTTCTGCGCCGGGCGGCCCGTACTACTACTCGACGCAGGTAGTTGGCCACACTGCCGACACGACCACGCCTCCGAACACGAGCAACGCCACCCCTCCAGTAGTGTCTACCGCGACACAGGTTAGGGTCATGACTTCCGGCCTGACCACCTGCATTGCTGGAGGTACCATCAGCAGGGGTGACATCCTGACCGGTGACACCGCAACTGCTGGCAGGGTGATCACGAACCCAAGCACAGGTACTCTGCCCGTGGTCGGCAGAGCAGCCGCACCCGGCACGTCTGGCAACACGTTCAGGTGCTACATCGGCAGCGCGGGCGGCGCGATCGCCTCCGGTGGCACGGCCACGTCACTTGCTACTGGTGCAGGCACCAACGGGTCGCGAGGTATCACCCTCAACGACAACACCTCGAACCCGTCTAGCCCCAGCTCGGGTTCTACGTTCCTGCACTCAGTCGGCGGGTTCCTGTATGGGATGACTCCCAGCGACAGCACCCCCGGCGGGTTCTTGCCCCCTACGCAGGTCAAGATCCAGACAGCTTCCACACAGACGACTACCAGCAGTACGCCGACCAACGTGACTGCACTGTCTGGGTTTACGATGGCTGCTTCCGGCAAGTACATCGTCAAGGGAAGGCTCATCTACAGCACCGCAACCACCGCTGCTGATCTGATGCTGGCTTTGAACATCAACACCTCGACTACTGGTTACCAGATGAGCGTCACGGTGTTTTGTCAGGATGGTACCGCCTCCTATGAGACCAACGTCCTGACCACCGAGGACACTGCAATCACCAACGACAGTGCTGCAGCCACCAGCTGGTTCTGTACCCTAGACGGCTACATCCTGAACGGGTCGAATGCGTCTGGCACCGTCGATTTGAAGTTCGGATCGGCTAACAACACAGGCATCGTCACGATGCACCAGCACTCGTACATGTCGCTTACGAGGTTCCCGTGAGCCCGTACTGGTTCGTTTTGCTGATGGGGTTCACGGCGTCGCACGGCGTCACCGCGTCTCACGGCGTGAGCACCGGTCAGGAGATCCCGGCAACGGTTTCTGCAACCAGCTGGGCTCCGTACATGGTGGCCTACTGGACTCTCGATGAGAGCGGGGCCAACGCTCGTGCGAACACTGCTGGTACTGGCACCTGCGGCGGTACGCAGTCCAACTGCAACTTGACCGCGTTCGGCAACGCCACCAACAACACCACGAACTTCAGGCAGGGCACTGGCTCGAACACGTTTGATGGTACCGGCGACTACCTCAGATGTACGAACGCGACGTGCTCGGCGCTGGACATCAAAACCTCCGGGAATTTGGGCACCGGGAACATCTCGTTCGGGTGCTGGGCCGCAGAAAACGAAGGTGCGTCCTCTGGAAAAGTTGGTGACATCATCGGCAAGCACGACGGCACCTACGGGTACGTATTGTGGTTGGACTTTGGTACCACGCTTGTCGCGTTCTCCACAGCGAAGTGTCAGGTAGACGGGTACACTACTTGGCTGCCTTCGTACACGACGCTGTTGAACGTGCAGCGAGCGACCAACATGCACCACTACATCTGCACGTTCGACGACTTGAACCACACTCAAGCCATCTACGTAGACGGCACTGTTAACAAAGATCTTGGTAACCCCGGTTACCCTACCTTGACCCCTCTCCTGACGTCGAACACAGCAGACTTCAAGATTGGCAGCGGTGGGGTCAAAGGGGACTTCTACGGGTACGCGGACGAGTGCTTCGTTTACAAGGGCGTCATGTCACAGCGCGACGCGTGTCGCATCTGCTCGTGCGGTGTCGACGGGTCGCTGTGCACGTGCAGCGCTGACAACAACTGGGCCAGCAGAGGAAGATGGGACTCTAACTGCGGTAACTGTGCCCTTCCTACAAGCTGCTTGACTCCTCCGGGAGTTGATTGAGGGGTGGATGATGCGGTGGATGATCACAGTTGGTTTGTTGCTGTTCGGAGTGGCCTCAGCAGGTGCTCAGCAGCAGTACGTCTGCACCAAGGAGAACGGCAAGAAGGTCAGGGTCACGGACTGCCGCATGGCGGGGCCTGCCCCGACAGCGACTCCGGCACCAGTCTCAACCTCTTCCCCGAGCCCGACCCAGGCCTTCGACTGCTCAGGCGGCACGTTCGTCAAGTCGACGCCTACCTCAGTGCAGTGGGTCAATCGAGTGTACCCGTACGAGCAGGTTACGAACCTGTGCGCAACGGTACCTACCGGGCACATGTTTCTGTTCCTGAGCAGCGTCAATCACTCGAACGCGTCGTGCAACGTGATGCACATCACCATGACCTCTCCGTCGGGCAAGAAGTACGAGAGCGAGTCTGTGCAACCTGGCCTGGCGGCAGCAGCCGAGGCTGGCAAGTGGAGCATCGTCGCCACTCTGAAGACCGACGCAGCATGCGCGAAGAACGCCCCGTTCGATTTCTATCTGCAGTGGCAGTGAGGTGGTGAGGAAGATGGCAAAGCAGAAGCACGCATTTGGGTTGCTCCCGGACCCGCCAGACGAGCAGGACTACAAGTTCAAGGTCATCAGGCCGAAGCTGAAGAGGGCCGTTCCGACCCTGCCCAAGAGCGTCGATCTGGGCAACTTGATGTCGCCGATCCGCGACCAGGGCCAGCTCGGTGCCTGCACCGCGTTCGCGGTCGGAGTCGGGCTCGGTGAGTCGATCGGCATCGAGCACCTGCGCGACCCGTTCATCGGACTGTCGCCGCTGTTCCTCTACTACGTGACCCGTGCACGCGCGCGGAACACGAAGGAGGACACCGGAGCCACTCTGCGCGGCACGATGAAGACCATGTCCAAGGTCGGCACCTGCCCGGAGACCATGTGGCCGTACGACATCGAGAAGTTCGCCAAGAGGCCGCCGATCAAGGCCTACAAGGACACGGCGCGGTTCCAGTTCAAGAACTACTACCGTGTGACGGACTTCGAGGACATCAAGATCGCCGTCGCGGCCAAGAACCCGGTTGCGCTCGGCATCATGATCTACTCATCCTTCGAGACGGCCAAGGTGGCCAAGGATGGCCTGGTGCCCATGCCGAACAAGCGGCGTGAGCAGCTGCTCGGCGGTCACGCCGTGCTCATCATGGGCTACGACGACGACAAGAAGCTGGTCAAGGTCCGCAACAGCTGGGGCACCAGCTGGGGCGACAAGGGCTACTTCTACCTACCGTACGACTGGTTCGATCCCGACCAGGATCTGGCCAGCGACATGTGGACTGCGACCTTGTAGAGATAGGTCAAGTGACTGTTAGGGAACTGATCGAGCAGCTGCAGAGGTGCGACCAGGAGGCTGAGGTCTACAACACCTTCTACCTGGGCGACCATGCCGCGATCGGGCGCACTGTCATCGTGCAGGCGTCCGATCGCGTGCTGCTGCTCTTCAAGCCGGAAAGGCAACGATGAAGCACCTGATCGAGGCTCTGACCTCCGGCAAGATCTCGTTCTCTGAGGCGGTCGAGCAGACCGAGGAGAAGGGTTTGAACAAGGACCTCTGGCGCGGCAAGGACGTCGACCCGGCAGCTCGCAAGAACCTGCTGCAGATCGCCGACGACTTGATCAAGACGCTGGAGGTGCACGACCCGACCGTCAAGGACGTGGTGCTGACCGGCTCCATGGCCAACTACAACTGGACCGACAGCTCGGACATCGACCTGCACATCCTGCTCGACTTCAGCAAGATCGACGCGGAAGAGGACCTGCTGGCCGACTACTTCTACGACACGGCCGCGCTCTGGAACGAGCACCACGACGTCAAGATGCACGGTCACCCTGTCGAGGTCTACATCCAGAGCCACACGAGCAAGTTCCCGGACGGTGCCGGCATCTACTCCCTGAAGCGTGGCACCTGGATCAAGACGCCACCGAAGACGGCACTCGACCCGCCTGAGGAGACGGTCAAGCTCAAGGCCGACATGCTGCGCCGTCGCATCAACCGGGCGATCGCAGCCTGCAAGGGTGACAACGTCAAGCAGGCCTACGCGCAGCTGGAGAGCCTGCGTGAACGTATCCGCACCATGCGTCAGACAGCCCTGCAGAGGGGCGGCGAGCGTGCGGCCGAGAACCTGGCCTTCAAGGCGCTCAGGCGCGACGGCACGATCGACAAGCTGATCAACACCAGCCGCACGACCTACGACAAGCTGATGTCGCTCGGCGAGTCTGTCGACCGCTCCCTGCTGCTCGACCTGTTGCCGGCATGACGCGTGGGGACACCGAGGAACCGCTTCGAGATCCTGGTCGAGTTCACTGACGATCGGTCTCGGACGTACTCCGATGTCGAGGAGTACGTCATCGGCTTCAAGTACATCTACATCCGGCTGCCGGACCGCACGCTCTCCTACCCGCGGGACCAGGTGACCGGGCTCGCACGCCGCCCGACAGGTGGCACGTTCTGGAGTCAGATCCGCATGCGCGGGCCTCGCGGCTCCGAGGTTGACTCATGAGAAGCTGGCTCGTTCTGCTCGCACTGCTCTGGGCGACGGCTGCCGATGCGGCCTGCCCGCCGTCCTACACCCGCCTCACTGCAGCCTCGTCGTCCTGCTTCAACGGCGCCTGCGACATGACCAACGCAGCCTGCGACCCGGTCTCAGGGTGCCAGGTGAGGATGGCCAGGGGTGAGACCAGGTCCATCATCGCACCACCGTTGGCCCCTGCGGCCGCGGTCGGCGGCGCAGCTTGCCCCGCGGGTGAGCTGAACAAGCCCTACGACGCGGCCGGCAAGCTGTTCGGACTCTCCGGGCAGCAGGTGGCCAACGGGCAGACCAAGACCTACTGCATCCGTCTCAACAGCGAGGCAGACCAGCTCAAGGTGGCCGCCAGAGGCTCTGCAAGCTGCAGCTCGATCGAGTTGAGGGTCAGGCCTCAGGTTGGCACCTACGACGCCCAGAACACGCCCGCAGACCGCTTCCCGGAGGTGAACTACAGCTCCGTCTACCAGCGCACCATTGCTGAGGGGCTCTACCTGGTCGATGTCACCGGGCGAAGCCCGTCAGCGTCATGTCAGGGCTTCGACGTGTACTGGGGCGCCGGCACCAGGCCTCTCTCACAGCCGGCGGCTGCGTCCGAGTTCTGTGTCGACCCGCCGAAGCCGATCACCATGCTCAGGGTCTGGACCAAGGACCACTCGGCCGAGGGCTGCGGCACGATCAACCTGCGCGTGACCGATATGGGCACGTCTCAGAGCTGGTCGGCTCAGAACCTGGGCACGAGCACGGTCGAGGTGACGGGCACGGACCTGGTTGGCCCGTTCAGGATCGAGCCCCTCGGAGGCCCGACCACGATCGCGGGCTCGCCGTGCAACGGCATGATCCCGTTCGAGGTCTTCTACACCTACGCCGGGGAGCCGGTGCCGACACCGACGCCCGCGGGCGGGGTGTTCTGCCCCGACGGGTACCGCAGGCCGGACAAGCCGTTCACCAGGAACAACGTGACCTACACCGGCGGCGCCTTCGGTGCGGCCGCTCCGACCGAGAAGTTCTGCATCGAGGTCAAGAAGGCGGTCAAGAAGCTCACTCTGGTCGGCGGTCAGTCGGCTGACACGGCGTTCTTCGGCGAGTGGAAGATCACGCCCCCGTCAGGGTCGGGGCTCCAGGCCCAGACCATCCTGGGCTCCACCTACGCCTTCTCGTACGGCACCAACGATGCCGACCAGTACGCGCGCGTGCCTGCCGGCGTCTACCTGCTCGAAGTCCTGGCCACCTCAGGCAAGAACTTCTACTTCGGCTACAACGAGGGGTCGACCGGTCCGATCGCACCGCGGGCCACCCCGGCCCCGACCCTGCCCGTGGCGACCGCTGACCCAGGCGCGAGCACACCCAAGCCACAGGAAGACAAGATCCTCAAGAACAACATCCCGGCCGCGCTGGGTCCGTACATCGGGTCCAACTTCTTCGCCCCCCTGACGTCGACCTTCTACTCCGACAGCAGTCGCATCCTGATGGCGATCTACATCTACAACAAGGACGGGCTGTTCGGTTTCATCGACCACCCAGCAAGCTCGATCAACCCGCCCTACCTCTACAGCAGCGTGAGCCGTCACTACAAAGAGCTGAATGACATGGTGGCAGCCGGCGTCGACGTCGTGCTCCCTGTCTACGAGGGCATCCCGCACGAGGGGAACAGCGGTGCAGAGACGCCGGACGTCGGGCTGGCGGCGATCGTGGCCGCGCTGCAGCAGATGAAGGATGCAGGGCTCAAGACGCCCAAGGTGGGCATGTGGTTCGACTCCAACCTGCTGCATGCGAACAATAACCCGTTCGGCTCTGAGCTGGTTCTGGTGGGGCCTGTTCAGGACCCGCCAGAGATCGGATACCTCGGCCTGGAGTACTTGACGGGCTCGATCCGTGACTTCTACTCACAGATCCCGCCAGCCTTCTGGGCACAGATCGACTACAAGCCGATCGTGGTCCTGCCCTACCCGCCACCGGCGTCGGCCAGGCTAGACTTCCCGCTCAACCTGGACAACTTCTTCGGTCGCTACTTCGCCTCGAAGAAGATCTTCCTGATCGTGAGCGACAGCTGGGGTGGCCAATTCTACGGCGTCAGCGCCCGTATCAGAGAGGACGCGGCGCTGCTCGGACCCAGGATCAACGACAAGATCGTGCAGATCGGCCCTGGGTACAACGACGGCAGGTCCAGGAGAGATCGCCAAGGCGGGCAGACCTACGCCAACGACTGGGACACGGCCATCTCGACCGGCAAGCGCATCATCATGCTGGAGACCTGGAACGACTACGAGAACGCCTCGGACATCAACCACAGCCGAGAGTACGGTTCGACGTACATCGCTCTCACGCAGCAGAAGAACGCGCAGTGGAGAAACGCGAACCTGGCCGACAACGCAACCTTCGTCTCTCAGTACGTGCCGTCTTTCGGGTCTCAGCAGATGGTCCGCGGAGACCGTGTCACGCAGACCGTGACCATGAAGAACACCGGCACTTCGACCTGGTCCGACACCTTCGGCTACAAGCTGGTCAGCGTCAATCCGGTTGGCAACAGTACCTGGGGTTTGACCTCGGCCACGTTGCCTGACGCCGGCTCAGTCTCCCCAGGGGCACAGGTCACGTTCTCAGTTCCGCTCATCGTGCCCCAGACGCTGGGCTCGAACAACTTGCAGTGGCAGATGGCCAAGGGCTCGACCCGGTTTGGCGCAACCACGGACAACGTGTCAATCACAGTCGTTGCACCGACACCGACACCTACCCCGTCACCAACACCGGACCCGAATGCGCCGACTCCAACGCCGTCGGCGACGCCAACCAAGACCCCGAGGCCGACACCAACGCTGCCCGGGACGCCCCGTCCGACAGCTACGTGCCCTCCCGGCTACTCGTACAGGCCACCCCCGTTCGGTGTGCCCGGTCTGTGCGTCAGGGATGTGGCCCAGGTGACACCAAAGCCAACCGCCCGCCCAACACAGACACGCTCCGCCAACTGCAGTGACGGCTTCTGGAGCAAGCAAGGCTCGGCCAGGCAGTTCAACGGGGGCGTCACTGCAGAGCAGGGCAAGACCTACCACTGGTGCTTCGACATCCAGCAGAGCGACTACCGCCCTGGAGGATTCATCGAGTTCCAGAGCGTGAACCTGGGCAACGCGCAGTGCAGCTCGACGTCAGCGGTTCTGATCTCCCCCTCAGGGAAGCGCAGTGAGAGCTGCTGCGGGTCGCAGCCTGGCGGGGGTGGAGTCTCAGAGTCGGGTCGCTGGGAGGTCCAGTTCACGCTGCTCGAAGGGTGCAACCGCTACACGTTCGTCGCACGTTACTGAGCAAGGGGGCGGGCAAGCCTTCACGGTGCCCGCCCCTCCGACACTCAGGCGGCTGCGTTGGATGTGGCCAAGATGGTGTTGACCGTGACCCCGTACTTCTCTGCGAGCTGCTGCGCCGTAGGCACAGTCCTCAGCTTGCGGATCTCCTTGACCGCCACAGGTGGCAAGGTGCGGGCTCCTGAGGTTCGCCCCGCTCTGACGGCGTAGATGGTGCCGACGGAGACGCGCCACTTCTTGGCCAGCGCTGCTGCGGTGACCCGCTTGGCCAGGGGCACGTAGGCCTTCTTGATCTCGGCGCGCTGCTCCTCGTTGAGCTTGCGCATGTGTGCCGGCCGCTGCTCCAGGTGGGCTGGGTTGACGCACAACTTCGAGTGCCCTGGCGTTGTGTGGGCGATCCAGGTGTCCTTGGGGATGGGTCCGCGGAACAACTCCCACGCTACCCGGTGTGCCGTGCCAGGCTTGCCGTCCTTGCGGAGGACCTGCCCGTAGCCCTTGGGGCCGAGGGTGGCTCCCACCCAGTTCCAGCACCCAGTACGACGGTCGATCTTGATCCGGCTGACGAAGCGCTCTTCGTACGAGCGCGCACTCTGTCTGGTCACTTTCATTCCTCCTACGTCTTGAGGCCCTTGCGGATCTTCAACGCCAGCGACAGCTGCGCGTTGACCTCCTTGGTAAAGAGCAGCTCAGCCTCGTCGCGGATTCGACGGTAGGCGTCGTGCTCGTCTTCCCCCTCACGGGGTTCATCCTCTACTTCGACCACAGGCTTGACCGACTCGAATGTCTTCTCACCGACCAAGTGATCCAGGCTGATGATCTGACAGAACCCTACGCGGATTCGCTTCCCTGCCATGTCCACCTCCTCCTGAGTGCGATGGGGTACCATCACGGGCGCTGCTGCTCTTCGAGAAGTTCATGGGGGTGTTGTCAATGGCACATTTCATGTGCTAACGAGTTGCTATCCCTCGTGTTCACCTATTTCTCGCAGTAAAAGAGTGAAACGCAATAGGGGTTAACCACCTTTTCGGGAAATTCTCAGAATGAGTTCAAGTAATCCGTTTTGAGTAAATTCCCGAAAAAGTCGAGTGAAATCAACCAGTTGAGGGTGAAAATGCTGTTGGTAGGGGATCTTCATGGGAGGAAAGCTGTGCTCGACGCCCTGGTCGCGACGCAGCACCAGCTGGTGTTTCTCGGCGACTTCCTCGACGCCTACGAGAAGAGTGCAACGAGAGCAGCGCAGATCGAGTGCATCGACATCGTCCGCGATCTGCATAGCCAGGGTAGGGCTCGGTTCGTCCGCGGAAACCATGACTGGTCGTACGACTCTCGCTGCCAGAGCTGGGCCTCTGGGTACGCCAAGGGCACCTGGGACGATCTGGGACCGAGCCGCCGCTTGTGGCTGCGAGAGAACGACGAGCACGTGATCACGTTGGAGCCTGACATCGTGATCTCGCACGCTGGCATCACCGCCCCCATCTGGGACGGGTTGGGACTCACCCACGAGACTGTTGTCGAAGAGGCTCACGCGGCTGTGGCACCAGGCACACAGGCCACCTGGTTCTTCGCCATCGGCAGGGCTCGCAGGGGCATGCAACGGGTGGGCGGACCTCTCTGGTGCGACTGGGACAACGAGTTCGAGCCCGTCCAAGGCGTCCGTCAGGTGACCGGGCACACCAGGCTCTACTTCGAGGAGCCGATGGCGACCAAGTTCAAGGACTTCTTCGTCGGCGACGTCCTGCGCTGCTCGCCCAACGGGGACTGGAACATCGACTGCCTGGGCGTGAAGCCTGTCGTGCTGGAGTACGACAACGGCGAGCTGCGCCCATACCACTTGACAGTTTCGTAACTCCTGTGCTAAGATCGTGGGCCTGTGACCACTACGGCCAACAACGATGCGCGGGCTCTCATCACCGACGCTGACGGGACGGTGTGGATAGGGGTGAACCCCAGGTTCTTTCTCCTGGATCACCCCAACACCCATCCGCGTGACGCGGAGCTGATCTTCGGCACCGGCGCCACGATTGAGCCCTTGTCAGAAACCGCAGACATGCTGTCTGTCCTTGTGGCAGCAGGTGTCTTCACCTCGAAGGGCAACGCCCGCAAGAACTGGCACGGTACGATCGAGATCCCGGTCGGCACCACCTCGTTCACCGTTGGCAAGAAGAACAAGGTCGACATCGTGGTCCATCGACCGCCGGCCGATCTGCCGGTCTGGGGGGATGCTGATGAGTGAGGAGTGGCCACCGGCAGAGTTGCTCGACATCCTGATCCATCCAAATGACACCTTGCGTCAGCGTGCGGAAGAGGTGTCCTCGTTCGACAGTTCGCTGCGAGACCTTGCCCGCTGCATGCAGAAGACGATCGAGAGGTCTGGGGTGGGCCTGGCAGCGCCGCAGGTCGGTGTATCGCGGCGCCTCATCGTCGTCGAAACCCCGGAACTGTCCCTGGCCCTTGCGAACCCGGTGATACTGGGGCACAGCACGAGGCTGGTTTCGATCCCCGAGGGCTGCCTCTCGTGCCCAGGGGTCGAGGCACGGGTCAAGCGCTGGGACGAGATCGTGGTTTCCGGCTACGACCTGCACGGCACCAAACGCTCCTTCGGACTGACCATGCTGAACGCGATCGTGTTCCAGCACGAGCTGGACCACCTGGACGGCAAGTTGATCGTCGACCAGGAAGCAGTCCATGAGTGACGCGAACGAGGAGGGGATGAACGTGACCGAGTTGACCAAAGAGAAGCGCATCGAGCAGCTGCTGGCCAAGGTACTGATGGGGATGCTGTTCCTCGACAAGCTCAGGGCCTGGAACAACCCGCTGGCGGCCGAGATCCACAAGACCATGTCCGATGCCGTGATGGCCTCGATCTTCGCCGTCGGCAACCTGTCCGGGGTCGACCCGGAGAGGCTCGCAGACGCCTACGACAGGGCGGTCACGGACGTGATGAGCATCACGGACAAGCTGCTCGACGGCACGGGCTCGATCGAGGACCTGCTGCGCTCGGTGGGCAATCAAAATCCATCAATCTGAAGAACCCTGTTGACAAAGGCACCGGTCGCGTGCTAATCTCTCCTACATGGACGAGACGAACAACACGACGGTCGAGGCGCAGGACACCTTCAAGATCCCCGAGGAGAACTTCAGCAAGTTCGAGGCGAAGATCGCCAAGCTGAACCGCCGCGCGATCAAGCTCGGCGTGCCGGTGATCGACTACACGACGGTCGACGTGGTCGAGGACTGGGTTCGCAACACCAAGACCGGCACCACCAACCCGGTCAACCCGGAGCGCGAGTACGGCGAGGACTACGTCCTCTTCCCGCGCCTCTTCAAGGCGACCACGGTCATCGGCCTCACGCCGAAGCTGGCCGGCTGGTCCTTCATCGGCACTCTGGACCACGTGTCCGAGGCCGGTGTCATCCTGCGCGCCGTCCCGGGCGAGGAGCTGCCCAAGGCCTACCGCGAGGCGCAGCCGGTCTGCGACCACTGCCAGGCCGCCCGCCGCCGCAAGGAGACCTTCATCGTCCGCAACGACGAGGGCACCTACAAGCAGGTCGGCCGTCAGTGCGTCGCCGACTTCCTGGGCGGCGTCGACCCCAAGAACGTCGCCCGCGCTCTGGAGTACATCTACGAGGCGCTGCGCACGGCCGGCGAGTGCGAGGACGAGCTGGGCGGCTACGGCTACGCCGACAACCGCCGCTACCTGAAGCGCGTGCTGGCCGTCACGACCGCCGTCATCCGCGAGTACGGCTGGCTGTCGCGCTCCAAGGCGCGCGAGCTGGACTACGCCGGTGCACCCTCGGCCACGGCCGACATCGTCTCCGGCCTGCTCTACAAGAACAAGCTGGACGACGAGGACCGCAAGCTCCTGCGCTCGGTGACCGAGGAGGACGAGGCCTTCGCCGAGCAGACCATCGCCTGGCTGACCGAGCTGCGCGAGACGTCGGACGACCTGAACGACTACCTGTACAACCTGACCACGCTGGCGCAGAGCGCCACGATCAGCTCGAAGTCGTTCGGCCTGGCCTGCTCGATGGTCTCGACCTACCAGCGCCACCTGGGCGACCTGATCCGCCGCGAGAAGTGGGCCGAGGTCAACGCCAAGAGCCGCTACTTCGGCACGGTCGGCAAGCGCGAGGTGTTCACGGTCACGGTCCTGAACGTGATCTTCCGCGAGAGCCAGTTCGGCGTGACCAAGATCCACAAGCTGGTCACCAAGGACGGCAACCTGGCCACCTGGTTCGCCTCTGCCGAGGCTCTGGAGCAGGGCAAGACGTACGAGGTCAAGGCGACCGTGAAGAAGCACGAGGAGTTCCAGGGCGTGCAGCAGACCGTCGTCACCCGCGTGGCGGTGGTCAAGGAGGTGGAGGCGTGAGCGTATTGACAAAGACCGCACTCGCGTGCTAAGATCAGCTCATGGAAAACTACACCGGTGAGCGCTGCGAAGCCTGCGGCGCGGAGGTCTACGAGGACGAGCGCGGTGAGGAGACTTGCCGCTGCAAGAGCGATCAGGATCACATCGACGCAAGAAGGGGGAAGTGATGTACAAGATCGAAGTGAAGAAGCTGCCGGAGCAGCATCACGGCACCGTGATCACGATCAGCGGCTACCACGAGCCCCTGATCCTCCTCGACGAGGAGCGCATCTCGCTGCAGAAGCAGCTCAACGAGCTGTACCCGGAGACCGTGGAGGTGAGCAAGTGAGCTACCCGAAGCTGGTGGCCGAGTTCATCAAGCTGGCCCCGCTCAAGCTGGGTGACGTGTACAACCTGCGGATTGCCATGGCCCCGTACAAGGGTGATCTGGGAGAGGGGGTCAACCTGGGCCGCTACATCGTCACCGGCAACCTAGCCGACTCGCTCGACGTCTACACGTCCAAGGACCAGCACCTGATCGGCTACAGCTGCACACCGAAGTCGGCGACTGCCAAGATCATTCTTCACCATCTTGGCCTTCTGGAGGAGGACTGAAGCATGAAGGAGGAAGTCAAGGAGTGGCTCAAGCAGCGCGTGCGGCCGCGCGCAGGCAGCTTCTGGCAGGCGGCCAAGCCCAGGGTACTCTGGTGCCTGATCGGGCTCACCACAGGCGCTGCCGCGGGCTCGTACCACACGCTGCGGCTCTTCAACGAGCACGGCGGTGAGCTGGGCGCGTACCTCATGTACCAGGGTGCCAGGCTGTCCGGCTACAGCGACCTGCAGGGCTTCTCGTGGCAGATCTTCAACGGCGGCGACGCCGTCATCGAGGACCCGCAGGCCAGATACCTGATCGCCGAGGGTGCGCCGAGCAAGGAGAAGTTCACGCAGCCGCCGGCAGAGCAGCCCAAACCGATCCCGGTTCGCGACACCAAAACGAAGAAGAAGAGGATCTGATGTACGTCATCGAGAACTACAAGAGGAAGAAGGCGTTCAAGGAGGACGTGAAGCGGCTCAAGGAGCTGCGCACCTTGCCCGAGAGGGACAAGGACCAGGACGCCGAGCTGGGCCGCCTCGAAGCACGGCTGCAGGTGTGGACTCCGGGGCCGTTCGGTGTGTCGGAGAACGGTACCGGCACCATCGAGGGGCCGCATTACCCGCAAGCACATAAATGGTATAGTGCTGTTGTTGTGCGAGGCGGGGTAGTAGTCGACGCAAAGTGAGCCGTCGTTGCGTCGTTGATGGTTGCCGCCGCTTGGTGGAAAAGAGGTACCACGCAGCAGGGGCATGTCACTGTCAGACACACAGAAAGCAACTCCGTGTGGACAACCCGCTGCGCGCCAGTGTTTTCCGAGCAGAGCGAGTTGTCCGAGCTGATGGCAGGGTGTACTGCCTTGTAGAGGATTGCCACCGCCTGGCACGTAGAAAACTGGACAGAGGTAAGTCATACAACCTGAAGGTGTGTGAGTGGCACTCCAGAACGGCTGCTCAGCATGAACAGCGCAAGCTTAAAAAACGATTAAACACACGCCGCCGTAGATACGGGGTCAGTGCGGATGACCTGGCACGCATGATGGAAATTCAAGAGGCCAAGTGCCCGATCTGCCTGGAAGTGCTGTCTGAGGCCGACAACGCCACACACGTCGACCACGATCACCGGACTGGGGAGGTGTACGCCTTGCTGTGCAGAACGTGCAACTTGGGTATTGGCCACCTCCAACACGACATCGAGCTGCTTGAGCGGGCGCTGGAGTACGTGCGGCATACCCACCACCAGAGCACAGTCCGTGTCGACTCACACCCGTAGACGCGGGACGCGTTGCGGTTTTAAGAAAAACGTGCAAGAAGGTATGGGCTGCGCTTCATCGCAGCAGAAAGGGAAGTGAAAGACATGACCAAGGAGGAGATCCAAGCCGCTCGCCTGGAGCGGAAGCGACGACAGGCGGAGCGTCGCACCCGGACCGAGCTGTGGAACGACCAGAAGACCCGGCACACCACGGTCCTGGTGGACAACGAGGGCAACAAGCGTACGGTCCCGTCGTTCAGCGTCACGCTCTCGTACAAGGAAGTCCGCGCCAAGGCCTACCGCTCGCTGGCCGAGGGCGACACGGAGACGGCCGTTCTGCTGAACGAGCTGCTCAAGGTGCGCCGTCGCATGGAGAAGGCCGGCCCGCTGCTCAAGGCGGTCCGCCGGCTGGAAGGCGCCCAGGTGCGCTTCGAGGCTGCGGTGGCCAACGCGTGCCGCGTGAAGCTGTCGCCCAAGGTCAAGGGTGAGCTGCGCAAGGAGCGCCGTGAGAAGCGTTCGGAGCGCGATGCCAAGGCTCTGGCGACGCTCAACTCCACGCTCTCCGGGGAGGGTGAGTGAGCCTCCCAGTTGAACCGGTGAGCCAGGTCCAGGTGCAGGTTTCGATCTGCACCTGGGCACACCCCTGAGTTTTTTTCTCAGGCTAGTTGACAAAAGCACGGGTCGCGTGCTAATCTCTTCTCATGACGAACAACATGACGCGTGCAGAGATGACCTCGGTCGACAGCTGGCTCGCCTGCGCCTGGCAGGCCAAGGCCAAGGCGATCGCCGAGAAGACCGGCAAGTCGATCGAGCACGTGCTCAAGGCAGCGAGCAAGTAGGAGGCAGCATGAGCGAACGCGGGTACAACGGCTGGAAGAACTACCAGACCTGGAACGTGGCCCTCTGGATCGGCAACGACGAGGGCCTCTACCGGGTGGCCCTGGAGTCGAAGGGCGACTACGAGGACTTCGCCAAGGAGCTGCGCGAGCTGGGGACGGTCGAGACGCCGGACAAGGTCGCCTACAACGACTCCGGGCTCGACACCGACGCGCTGGACGACATGCTCCGCGAGCTGCGCGGAGACGAGGAGGACGAGCCCGAGTAGCGTGACGGGCTAGTCGGGGTCCGCACCCCGATGAAGCGAAGCGGTTCGCTGCCGCAAAAAAACGGACTCGCCCCTGGATCGGGGCCGTGACGGTGGGCACGTAGCGGGGAGCCTGTGGAGGCACAGGCCGATGAAGCAGGCCCCGCACCCACCAACCTCTTGGTTGCGTTGACAGCAGGTTCTGTGCTAAATTGTGCGGGCCGCAGTGGCCGAGTGGCTTAGGCACAGGTCTTCCAAACCTGACACACGGGTTCGATCCCCGTCTGCGGTTCGCATACAGACAGGCCGCAATATCCTAGTGGTAAGGAGCGACGTTGCCAACGTCGATACGCGGGTCCGATTCCCGCTTGCGGCTCTCTCACCGAGGTACGCATGGACGAAGAGACCAAGATTTATCTGCACAGACCCACTGACCAGTTCATCGTCGGCAACCCGCCCAGGTACCACACGTGCAAGGTGGTCCGCGTCCGGGACGTCCACGAGCTGCTGGTCGACGTGCTCAGCTGGAGGAACGTCGGCCAGGTGCGTCGCAGGGTCGAGCTGTGCGGCAACAAGCTCGAAGGCGTGGAGACCGAGAGCGGCATCTGCGCCAAGTGTCAGAATCGCTTCGAGACCGCGGGCGACGTGTTCGCAGCGTTCGACGCCCCGCTCGACCAGAAGTAGGAGGAGAGCATGAACGTGGAGACGGAGACCATCACACCCGAAGAGGCCGCCCGCAAGCGAGCCTCGGACGCTCTGGCCATTCAGGAGGGCGCCTGCAACCCGCTCGGCATCACCAACAGCCTTCTGCGGCACATGCAGGCTCTGAGCCGGCAGCCGGACTCGAAGGGCACGAGCGAGATCCTGGCCGACCCGGCCTGCCGGTTGATCGTCCACCAGCTGGCCTTCCTGTTCAACGTGGACGAGATCAACGACGGGCTGCTGACCTACTCCGCGCTCACGCAGAAGTGCAGGGAGGCGGCAGCGGCGTGAGCTACCGCGCCTGCGACGTGGTGAACCAGTTCTGCGAGGCCCCGCCGGCACTCGCCTGGTCCTACACGCGAGCGACCTGTTTCGCGTGCGGGCTGCCAGTCTGCAAGGCATGTTCGAGTCGGCGGAAGTACTACTCGTACGGCGTCAAGCGCATCTGTGATCGCTGCCAGGAAGAGCGCTTCGGCGCTGATCACGTGAGGGTCAGGGCGTACCACAAGGCCGGTTACAAGAACGTCACTCTGAGCGACGTCAGGGCAGGAAGGCTTCCATGAGAAAGCTCAAGGGCAAGATCACGATCACGCGCACCAACAGCAACCAGCCGCCGTATGACACGGCCACGATCACGATCAGAGACGAGCTGTCTGCTGTGACCGTGATCGAGGTCAAGATGCTGCCGGCCGACTGGGGCATGGCACTGCTCAACGTGGGTGCGCAGCCGTGCACGTTCACGATCTACGACAACAACGAGCTGATCGGCAAGCAGCAGGAGGTCAAGAGCGAGGTCATCGCGCTCGACCTGCCGAACAACTACACGCACGACAGGGACGTCTTCGACAAGGCCGTCACCAGGGCTCTGAAGATCTACGAGATCGACGGCTGGAAGGCGCGTCGCGAGGACTTCCGCAACATGCACAACCGGGTGGGCGGGGGTGCGAAGTACCGCGTCTCGTTCACCAGGTTCACCGAGAAGGAGGAGCAGGAGTCATGAGCCAGGCCCAGCAGAAGGAGAAGTTCCACACGGTCGTCGTCAAGGAGTTCACGAGCACCTTCCGCGGCCACAAGCGCAGCGCGCCGGGCAAGCCGGGCCGGCGCCGCAAGCAGTTCCACATCACGATCAGCAACTCGCTGCCCGAGAGCGACGATCGCGTGCAGAAGCTGCTCGCAGACCGACAGAGCGCGGCCGATGTGCGCCGCATCAAGGCGGCCAGCCAGCGCCTCGCCCGGGAAGCGAGTCACAAGCTGCACGGCATCTTCGTCGACTCGGTCAGGGAAGTGCTCGGCGTGCAGACGGCGACGCAGTTCGAGCAGTCCAAGAAGCAGCGCCGCGGGCGCTCAGGCTGACCAACTAGGAGGGGGACGTGCCAGAACCCAAGAACAAGAAGCAGGTGCCTTGGGCTCTGGTCCCTGTCCGCAACCTCGACATCGTCGCCGTGATCCAGCGCAAGAAGGGTGCCCACGTCGACAAGCGCAAGAAGCGGGAAAGCAAGTATCCGAAGAGCAAGGTGGAAGACCAGGGTGAGTAAGACAAATGCACGTTGCGCGTGTGGGAGCGGCAAGAAGTACAAGAACTGCTGCCAGGGGCTCAAAGGTGGGAGTTTTGTGCTCACTTTCAACGGAAAGGTGCGAGAGGAGGCTGAGCGGTTTGTATGTGACCCGCTGTCCGACGCGATCGTCGAGGATGCAAAAGTTTTCGACAGGGACTGGTTTGCCAGAAACCCGTCCTCCCACATTTACGTGAGGTTGCCTCTGCACGGGGAACTACCGGGTCACCAGCCAGAGGCCGGCTGGCGCCCTGCGGTACAAGTGCAGCAGGTGAAACCCGGCTACCGAATAAGACGTTGGGTTGATTTGTGGGTGCCGGTAGGGGTGTGGCCCCGAGACGTGTCATTTGTGACGGTCAACGACTTGCTCACCAATGAGGAAGTGGAGGTGCCTATAGTTTGGGAGGCGCCGCGAAGGGGGGTTAGTAGAGAATGAATGACAGCCAGATTCAATACCTCAAGGTGACGATCGAGCAGGACAGCACGGAGGACGAGTTCTACATCGAGATCCGAGGCGAGTACGTCCGGGTCACGGTGAAGGACGACCAGTTCAAGACCAAGAAGCTGCGCAAGCTGCCGCCCGGCTCGTACAGGTGGGAGTGGCGAGGCTTCAACGAGCCCGACATCATCTGGCTCAACCGGGTGATGAAGGAAGAGGTCGCCGACGACATCAATCACCTGCTCGTGGACCGCATCCCGGACATGTACGTCTCCTACGCCGAGCAGGCTTTCCGCAAGCGGTTCCCGAAGGTGGTCCCGGGCAAGCTGAACATCTTCCAGGCCGTCAATAACATGCTGGAGCGGGTGCGCGTCACCAAGAGGTGGAGATCGTACGCAGTGCTCCAGGAGAACGTGTACACCGACAAGCTGGGGGAGTTCATCACGAAGTACTGTCCGGACGATCAGTGGTGCGTCGAGAACAACCAGATCTGGGTCTCGCGAGAGTTCATCTCGCAGTACGTGTTCCTCGGCGAGAAGGGTGCGATGACGCAGATCGTGCGTCGCGACTCGGTCAAGCCGCTGCCACAACCCTAGTTGTGAGCCCTGCGAGGGCCGCGGTAGATTCGTAGTGGGTGGCCGGGAAGCACAGACCTGGAGAGATCCGAGGCAAGAAGCGTCGCCGCGTCATGCGCCGCCTGTGGAAGGCAGCGCGCGGCTTCTGCACCTACTGTCTGGCCAAGCTGAAGAGGTGGGAGGCCACCATCGACCACATGACTCCGCTCTCGCGCGGCGGGACATCGGAGCCGTGGAACCTGACCCTCGCATGCGTCGAGTGCAACCTGGACAAGGGTAGCCTGACCTTCGAGGAGTACATGAGGATGAGGTACGCATGAACAAGAACGCCAAGAAGTGGGTCGAGGCCCTGAAGTCCGGACAGTTCCAGCAGGCAAGAGGTCAGCTCCGAAGAAAGTTGGGCAGGGGAGACTACGCTTACTGCTGCCTTGGTCTGGCCTGTGAGCTGTACCGTCAGGATGTTGGTGGACGTTGGAGAGAGGAGACAGTGTTCGGCAACGCACACAACTCCGCCGGCTTGCCGGCCAAGGTAGCCAAGTGGCTTGGCGCGAACGACGACGCGCTCGTGCACCTGCCAAGGATAGGGAAAGACTTGGCCTGGCTGAACGACCAAGGCATGACCTTCACGGAGATCGCCGCTCTCATCAACAGGTACAAGAGGTCGCTCTTCACGACCGAGGAATCACGCGATTGACAGAGCGCCACGAGCTGTGCTAACAATCCTGGGATGTCGGGGGAATAGCTTAGACGGCAGAGCGCCGGCCTGAAGATCCGGTTGGCCAGGTTCGATTCCTGGTTCTCCCACGTTCAACATTGCGAAGTAGCTCAGCGGTAGCAGCGGCTCCCTGTTAAGGAGACGGTCGCAGGTTCGATCCCTGCCTTCGCAGCTTTGTGGTGAGTATAGCTCAACTGGCGGAGCGTCAGATTGTGGATCTGGAGGATGAGGGTTCGAGCCCCTCTGCTCACCCTGAACGATGACAAGCGTTGAACTGGCATGGCTCGCCGGACTACTTGAAGGTGAAGGGAGTTTTCTTTGCGGGCCGCCGTCACAACCAAATAGGCCCCGGATCGTCCTAGACATGACTGACAGAGACGTTGTCGCTCGTGCTGCCAAACTCATGGCAGTCAAGAACGCAGCGTTTACCCCAAGACGCAGAAATCCGAAGTGGAAACCCTCGTACATTGTGAGTGTTTCCGGGGTAGCAGCGTTCCGCTTGATGACCAAACTGCGCCCCTTGATGGGGGAGCGGCGACAAGGCCAGATAGATGCCGCCTTAGCCTGTTATATAGACCGCTCCAAGAAAATCTCCGCGGCTAGGGTAGAGGAGATTCGAGCGGCGGTGCGGGCTGGGAGAACACAGCTAGCTGTTGCCGCAGCTTTCGGTGTCGCACGGGAGACGGTGAACAAGATTGTGAGACGTCGCCGAAACTACACCAGCCGGTGACCCTCCGATCACCCTCCCTTATAATCTTCCTTGCTTTTCCGCTGATGTACAGGCAAAGAACGGCTTGAGAAGGATTGCCTGTGTCTGAGGAAGAGCTGAAGAAGCGCCTTGAGGCGACTGCCTGCGAGCCAGGTTGCACCGTCTGTGGCAGTGAGGATGTGATCGAGCTGTTGGCTCAGATCCACTCCCACGCCGCCGACGGCCTGCGGCCGGTCTACGTGGTGCTGTTGCGCGAGAGTGACGGCTTGACCCACACCCTGTGTGACCCCGCGGTCAACACGCACAGGCTTCTCTCTCTGATCCAGGAGAGCATGGAAGACGTGAAGGTGCCCAAGGGGGTACTCACGCACTGAAGCCGGCGGTTGAGGTGGTTGTGGCGGGGTGGCGGTGCCAAACGATGCTCGCGGTTATCCAGAGCAGCTGAGTGCGGATTGGCCTGAGGACCTTCCTCTAGGCCTTCAATACGAAGAGGGCTACGCTGACGAGGCGTACACCTGCTACGTCGAGAACAACACGACGACAGGTGTGGCTCGCTTCACGCCCGAGGTGCGTCTACGCGTGGCCGTGCTCGGAGATGCGATCTGGTGCATGCAGCTGCCGGCCAAGAACCGGGACGGCACCAAGAACTGGGTCGCCATCAAGCTGAAGCGCGAGGCCAAGAACTGGTTGCACGGCCGTGCCAAGTCGCTGCCGACGTTCTCCTTCGACGAGGTCTGCGAGGCGGTCGGGCTCGACCCTGCCGCCACGCACGAGGCCATCGAGCGCATGCTGCGAACACGTAGGTTCGACATCAGAGAGCTGATCTTCTGGACCAAGTAGCCTCTGGTTGCGTTACGAAAGCGTTCCGTGCGACGTTGTAGGGTATGGGGTATTTGAAGTTCTTCAAGGTGTACAGCAGTCAGCGATTGTGGGCGATGGTCTTCGACCAGGAGGGCTACGCACGAGTCCTGCAAGCTGAGCACGAAACTGGCATCGCACTGCTTCAGCGGTTGCGACGCTAACCCACAACCGGAGAACCGGGCCGCTTGTCGGTCGGCCTGGTTCTGTGCTAACTGCCGGTCTTCTCATCGGCTCTATCGTTTAATGGCTAGGACGCCCGCTTGTCAGGCGGAGGGTGAGAGTTCGATTCTCTCTAGAGCCGCTACTTCACCAGCTACGAAGCGCTGCAGTGTCTGCAAGGAGCAGAAACTGCTTAGCGAGTTCAGCTCGCGCCCGGACCGGCCATCAACCGTGTACCGGTGCAAGCCCTGCCAGAGGGTTTACGCGGCTGCGCACTACCAGCTGAATCGGGCCAAGTACACCGCCAAGAGAAACGCTCAGCGGCTCCGTCTGCGCACTCTTGTCCGTCACCACAAAGATAAACCGTGTGCAGACTGCGGCATCAAGTATCCGCACTACGTCATGGACTTCGACCATGTTGACCCAGCAACCAAGCTGTTCGACATCGGGGTGGCAAAGTCGAAGATGAATGAAAGCGTAGTGCTGGCTGAGATCGCCAAGTGCGACGTGGTGTGCGCCAACTGTCACCGCGAGCGGACGTACGGTGCTGGCAGACGTCGCACCAGCAAGCCGATAGGGTAACGATGCAAGAAGAAGAGTTCGACTCCGTCGCCGAGTTCCGCATCATGCACCGCAAGGGCAAGGAGGCTCTCGACAGCCTGCTTGAGCACCTTGGTGATCCGGACTGGATCGTCTTCTGCGGCATCAGTGTCCCTGGCAGGTTCCTGCAGCCTGATGGCACCTACCAGCGGCAGGGTGAGCTGCACATCGGCTTCTCCATCTGCCACCTGTGTGCGCCGGACAAGGTGCCCATGATGCCGACCACCTGGCACGACGTGCAGGTCGAGACCACGATCTCACAGTTCCTCTGCGAGACGCACAAAGCCGGTTGACATAGGCACGTGTCATGTGCTAAAGTCTGCACATGGCAAACACCTTCTACCAAGTCGCACCGCGCTACACCCCGGGCTCGCCGGCTCAGGTCGACGAGCAGACGGCCCGCCGCGTCGCTGCCGAGGAGTCGAGCAGCTTCACCCACTACCTGGAAGGGGTGTACGGCGAGGAGGCCAAGGTCGAGGCCGAGGCCCTGGGCCTGGGTGGTATCGTCGAGCACGTCACCCAGCACGCGGGCCACGCCGTGGTCGACGACCTGATCACAGGCAAGCGCTACCGCCGGCTGTATCAAGTCGGCACCCAGCGCTGCGACTTCTGCGGCACCGATCAGCGTGCCTTCAAGACGCAGCGTGCCAAGAACAAGCGCGGCGTCGAGCTGCACAACCTGCGCGACGGCAGCCCCTGCCCTGGTGGTGTCGTCGCCAGACAGTCCGAGATCCAGCTGTAGAGCAGAGGAGACAAGCATGAACGGATTCAAGGTCAGCCCCAACAGCGGATGGAACCCGGCCCCGTACACCGGCCCGTACCGCAACTTCGCCTCGGTCGACGAGCAGCTCACCGGCCGCTGCAGCCAGCGCCGCAAGGTGGGCAACAACACGTACCTCGAACGTCGCGGCCAGGACGCGATCGCGGTCAAGCTGCACCGGACCGACGTGGTCACCTTCTACCGTGACGGCCGCGTCCAGCTCAACACGGGCGGCTGGCAGACGGTCACGACCAAGGACCGGTTCAACACCTTCTCGCCGATTCGCGTCTACGCCGACAAGGGCGTCTGGTACGCGTCCGACGGCGAACGCACCGTGGTCTACGAGGACGGCCTGACGACCGACGTCACGGGCCATCTGCCCGAGGGTGGACCCTCGCCCGACGAGCTGCGCAAGCTCCGCAAGTGCGTGGTCAAGTTCACCAAGACCTTCGTCGAGAAGTTCAAGCGTGGCGAGATCGAGAAGCCCGGACCCGGCGACTGCTGGTTCTGCAGCATGTTCGACCGTGCCGGCGACATGCGCACCGTCAACGACCACCTGTTGCACCACATCGGCTACGCCTCGGACGAGTACGGCCAGACCGAGACCTACTACGTGCCGTCGCTGCTCTACAACGCGTGCGTCGAGGGCAAGGGCACGACCCTGTCCAGGGCGGCCGAGAGCACGGTCTACAACTGGCTCAACGATCTGCCGATCGAGGGCTGGGCTCTGGACCACTCGCTCCGCTGCATCGAGCGTACGCTGAAGAACTACCTGCTGAAGAGGGTCGGTCTACCGACGCGGTGAGCCCTGTTGACAAATCCACAGGTCGCGTGCTAAAGTATCTCGTATTGGAGGTGAGTATGAACGAGCCGACCGAAGAGGAGATTGCTGAGTACGAGGATCATCTGTGGCATGATGATCGTGGACTCAATCCGGACTGCCGGCACTGCAACCCGGCACTGAATCGGAGTCAGGAAGCGCTGCAGGCGGCGCTGCAGGCTTGGGACCGCGCCTGCAAGGAGGGCTGAGAACATGGGATACGCAAGCGTACTGGACTTCCGCATCCAGGCCGGCGACGACGCGGCCCTGGAATACCACCTGCAGCACAACCATTTCCCGCCGGTCCACCCGGTCTTCATCCCGGTGGCCAAGGAGGCGATCGAGAAGGCTCGCTTCGAGGAGTGGGACGACCAGCTCGTGCTGCCCAACGAGCGCGTGTTGAGCGTGGCCGACATCATCCGGCAGCTGCACCTGGACGCGTTCCTCGACGACCTGAGCGAGGGCTGCTGACTCGTGATCACGCTCGACGTCTCCAGGCTCGACACCAAGCAGACCGAGATCGCGCGCACGCTGCTCTGCGACGACCGCCTGATCAGGTTGGGCACCGACCCGGGTGGCGTGCCTGTCGTCTTGAAGCCGCTCGACGACGTGGACTCGCAGATCGTGATCGACGTCGACGACCGTCCCCCTGTCGACCTGCTGTACCCTCACAAGCGGGGTGTGTGCGTCTACCTCAAGCTCCAGGTTCACGACCCGGCCTGGTACGAGGGCAAGCAGCAGACCGACCTGCTCCTGCTCAGCATGCCGATGCTGCTGGGCGGCTCGAAGATCTACGTGATGGCGCCTGACGAGGATGGTCTGCACACGTTCGCACGCACGATCCTGAGTCGCCCGGACTACGCAGACAGACAGAAGGACCTGGGCTGCTCGTTCATCGGGGCCATGACCTGCCAGGCCAGGGCCGACGCGCTGACGCTGCTCGTCAACCAGGTCAAGGGCATGGCCTACGTCGTGGCCAAGCCAGGCCACGCGACCGCCGACCAGGCGACCGTGCCGTACGACGAGTACATCAAGGTCTCGCGCCGTAGCCGGGTGTGCGCCTCGCTGAACGGCCAGGGTCCGTTCTGCTTGAAGGACGGCGAGCTGTTCAGCAACGCCTGCGCCGTGCTGCGCCAGGACCACCCTGCGCTGCACATCAACTCGCTGAGCCCGCAGCACCGCCGGCAGTGGTTCGTGGCCGCCACCAAGGACATGCCGGACGCAGCCACCGAGCTTCTCGCGAACCCGAAGCTGTGCGAGGAGCTGGCCGTGGCCGGCTGGTCGTACCTGCACAGCGCCTTGTTCGAGCGCCGCTTCGCCAACGTGTACGCGCCCGCGGTGCACACGTTCCTCACCACCGGCAAGCGTGACGACTGCGAGGGCATCTTGCTTGGCAGCTAGGGGTGTCAGAAACCCTCCCGGCGCGCGTCTTCTAGACATGGAAAGCAGAGAGATGACCAACGCCGAGCTGATGGACCTGAAGCACGCGATCGAGGCCGAGTGCGCCCGGTTGGGGGTGACCCCGAAGCAGTACCTGGCGTTCATCGAGAAGCTTCGTCAGGAGGAGGAAGGCAAGTGATGACCACCCAGCAGCAGATCGCAGCCGTCGACCGTGAGCGCGCCCGGGTGCGTACCCGTGCCGCCGAGATCGCCCGTGCTCGCGGCCTGTCGGCCGAGCGCGTGGCCGCGTCAGCCCTGAAGGCGCTGCGCCACGACGACCCCCGGTGCTGCTGGGAGTGCGGCGAGCCCCTGACCGGGGAGAAGCTCGGCGAGGCCCACGCCGCGTGCGAGGCGCGGTACGACGACTACCGCGAGCGCCGGCAGCAGGCCCTGCTGGCCGACGAGCCCTGGCCGCTGGTCGACCTGATCCGCGGCACGCTGTAGGGCGCCGGTCAGCTCTCCGGCAGAGCCCTGACGCAGGCCTCTCGCACGACCTCCTCCTCGTTGGGGAAGGTGCCGTTCGAGGTCTCCAGGTCGACCCAGCGCTCCCCGTCGGTACGGGTGTGAAGCCCGGTCACCGTGGCCTCCTCGCGGCAGCGCGAGTCGAGCGGCCGCCAGACCAGCCTGTCGCCGACGCTCAGAGGCCCTGTCAGCGCGTATCGGCCGGCGTGCTGGGCGTGGCAGAGGATGTGGTGCATGATGCGCTCCACGACGCCCGCAGCGTCTCCGGGGATGTCCCCGACCAGCCCGATCTCGAAGCAGAGCGTGGCGCAGGCCCAGGAGAACCCCTTCCGCTCCAGGTTGTCGACCAGAGCGATCTCCAGGTTGGCACGCATCTTGTCGGACTGCTTCAAGTAGAAGGTGTGAGCCTTCTTGAACTCGTCGGCCTGCTCGAACCCGCCGGACAGGAACCGCGTCGCCTCGTCCAGCTCCCCCAGCAGCTCCAGCCATTCCGCCAGCGTCTGCCACGTCTTCACCTTCATCCGTTCCGACCTCCGTTTCCACCTGTTGAGAGCCCAGCCGGGGACTCCAACCCCGCTCCCCCGCTTACAAGGCGGGCGCGTCGAGCCTCTACGCTTGCCGGGCGCGTGATGTGAGTGCGTATCCGGTGGCAGTTGGAGCAGACCACGTCGCACTTGGCGATCTCAGCCTTGATGCGTTCGACGGCGGCCAACGTGTGCACTTTAGTGGACGATGCCCCTATCGTCAGGACTTTCACTGCACCCTCGCGGTGGTCGAAATCCATGACGCACACAGGGAAACACTGCTGGCAGTCTGCGCATGGCTTACTTTTTGCTTGTTCGATGACCTCTCTGACCAGCGCGCGGCATCGTCGCTGGTGCTCCCTCGCTCGCCGCTTGTACCTGTCAGCGTTCTTGGAGTAGTGCTCCCGGGTGTAATCCCGGACACAGAATTTACACCAGGCGTTGCGGGTGTTGTTCAGCTTGTCCTTGAAGTGGAACGACTCCACCCGTCGAGGCTGCTTGCAGCGGGTACACTCCATGCTCTTGGTAATACCACTGTGTGCTTTCTAATCACAGAGAGCCACACCGGGGACTTGAACCCCGCATCGCCTCCTTACCAAAGAGGTGCCCCGCCATCTGGGCCTGTGCGGCAGAGAGCCCGAGGTCGGAGTCGAACCGACGACCTCCGCGTTACGAATGCGGCGCTCTGGCCAGCTGAGCTACCCGGGCAAGGAGGTCACCATGGCACAAACCGACCGTGAAGATCAACCAGATGGGTCTCCACGTTCGAAGTGTGACGCACTGTGTCAAACCTGTCAGCGCAGTGCGTCATAACTCTCTATTTACAGGATTGTCAGTAGGCGTAGTCCTTCTCTCCCAACGGTCTGAGACCCTCTTGACAGGGGGTGTATAAAGCTCGCACCCTGTTTGGGTTGTGTGATTTTAAAGATTGACGGTCAGTGAGAGTGAGAAAGAGCAGTTCAACAGATCGAGATGAGAGAGCGCAACAGCGAGATCAACAGAGCGAAGAAGAGAAGAGATCAACAGAGAGAAAGAGAGAAGAGAAGAACAAGAACGGGTTGTTGATCACCAGCTCGTTGAAAAGGCCAGAGCTGCGTCCACCTCACGGAGAACCAGGCAGAAGAAGGAGACCTACTTCAAGAAGGTCGAGATCGAGAAAAAGACAAAGGGTTGTAGATTTCCCTTGAAGTCGATTTCCAGATCGAGTAGACGACCCTCCCTCTCTGAAAAACCCAAACGAGTTGGAGGTCTGGTGCTGCAGTTCGAATACGGTGACGTCTACACGAGGTTCACCGGAGAAGCTGAAGATCTCCAGGCCGTACGGAAGATCCTGACTCTCAAAGAGACCAAGAACCAACCAGAAACCTATCTGTTCGAAGACAACCAGTTCCTCACCGGACTCCTACCCTCTCTCTGCAGAAAACTCTCCTCATCGAAGAAACCCATTCCCTACGAGATTGTCGGACAAGAACCTCCTCCTGACCCAGATACCCTCTCTGTAGATCCAAAAATTCTCAGAGGTGTAGAACTCTACGAAGATCAACAAGCCATTGTCTGGAAAGCTCTGTACAACAGAAGAGGATTGATCTGTTCACCAACAGCATCAGGCAAAACGATCATCTCTGCTTCCATCGCGAAGATCCTCGAAGTCAATCAAGGACTCTCTACCCTCATGGTAGTGCCTGGCCAGGCATCCATGGATCAAGCTGCAGAACGCTGGAATGAGTACGGACTCGCACCTGTAGGAAGACTCGGAGACTCACACAGAGAACTCGACAAGTTCCACCTTGTAGCCGTTGTCAACTCTCTTCATGAAGGTCTGAAAAGAAAAGACAAGAGACTGATCAAGTGGTTGGATGAAGTAGGTGTCCTTCTACTGATGGAGACCCATCATCTCCCCTCACGCATGTGGTCGACAGTGGGATATTCTATCTCGGTGCCGTACCGGATCGGACTCTCAGCAACACCATTCTCGACGCAACAAGGCCCAACGACCCCTGACGATTACAGACTCCTAGGAATCACCGGAGACATCTTCGCCTACGTCGACGATGCCACCTTGATGAACCGCGGTCGCACTGCGACCCCACGTGTCCACTTCCTCTCTGCCGGCTCTGAATGGCTCGGCCCTGAGAACAACTGGCACGTGGTTCGAAAGGTTGGGATCAACGAGAACACCACCCGGAACGACATGATCTCAGAGCTGTCCGCCAAGCTCGCCCTGGCCGGCAAGAAGGTACTTGTCCTGGTCAACGAGGTGACGCACGGCAAGCAGCTGGCGAGATCGGTTTCGAAGAGGATGGGCAAGGCCCTCCTCTACAAGGGTCAGTCGAAGCTCTTGAGCTACGCCAACGGCGTGGAGCAGCACACGCAGCACGTGTCCATCACCAACCTGGTGAAGATGCTCCGCGAGATCGAGTTCTACACGGTCATCGGCTCCCCAGCCATCAAGGAGGACGCCGACCTGCCTGAGTGCAACGTGCTCATCATGGCAGGCGGAGGGAAATCCTTCAGGGGCATCATCCAGAAGGCTGGCAGGGTGCTGAGACCGAAGCCGGGTCAGAACAAGGTCGACATCATCGACTTCGAGGACCGGGACTCGTTCGTTCTCCGTGCGCAGTCGAAGCATCGACGGAAGCTCTACAGCGAGAAGTACGCTGGCGCGAAGGGCTTCACGATCCAGGACTACAACAGCGTAAATGGGGTTCTGACAGCAGTCCTCTCGGAGACGTAACCGAGCGGGATGGGGTGTGGTGGACAGTGCAGACAAAGACCTATGGGTACGATGAGGCTTTCCAGGCGAAGGTGGTGGCTCTGGTTCTCCGCGAGCCGACCTTCTTGCCGCAGTACAACCAGGACGTGCTGCCGGCCTACTTCGACGACCCCCACTGTGCCGAGCTGATCTCGGTCGCCAAGGAGTACTACGAGGAGAGGAGCCAGGTCCCGATCTGGGATACGATGAAGATCGAGCTGCTGGACCGCCTGAACAGCAGCGCCAGCTACACGCCGGGCTTCAAGAACGCCTGCATGACGCTGCTGTACGACGTCTACCAGGTCAACATGGACCGGATCTCGCAGGTGGCGGACAAGGTGGTCGAGTTCGCCCGTGCGCGGCAGATGGAGGCCCTGATCTACCAGCTGACCGACATGCTGAACTCGAACCAGCCTGTCGACGAACAGTGGGAGCTGATCGACAAGGCCAGGGTCAACTCGGATGCGGCCGGCGAGGAGCTGGACATCGGCACCAACCTGGTCAACCTGTCGCAGCTGGTCGAGGCCGACGGCCTCTACAACCCGCAGCTGAAGATCAAGACGCTGATCCCGTCGCTGGACGAGATCACTGCGGGCGGCCTGGGCCGCAAGGAGTGCGGTCTGATCCTCGCTCCGACCGGCGCCGGCAAGTCGACGTTCCTCGTCAACATGGGCGCTGCGGCCGCGCTGCAGGGCTTCTCGGTGATCCACTTCTCGGTCAACGAGCTGGAGAACATCGACCTCGCAGTCCGCTACGGCGCTCGCATCACCGGCCTGCCCGTGACCGAGATCACGAGCGGCCGTGCCAAGCCGTTCTTCGCCCAGGCGCTGCGCAACGCGACCCGTGAGCGTGGCCTGAGCCTGGTTTCACAGTACGTGCAGAACGGGACCTCGGTCTCCTCTCTGCGCAGCTTCATCTCCCGTCGCCGCTACAAGCAGGGCGTGGCGCCTGACATGATCATCATCGACAACGCGGACGGCCTGACCTCGTCCAAGAGGGCCACCGACCAGTACTCCGAGCTGGGCCAGGTGTACACCGAGCTGAAGGGGTTGGCGCACGACTTCGGCGTTGCCATCTGGGCCGACTCGCAGACCAACAGGTCCGGCGTCGGTGCGGAGCAGGTCACGCTCGGCATGATCGGCGACTCGTACCGCAAGGCGTGCAAGGCCGATCTGATCTTGACGCTGTCGCAGACCAAGGAGGAGGACGAGAAGAACCTCTGCCGTCTCGTGATGGTCAAGGCCCGCCGCACGGAGCGCGGCAAGACCTCGATCCGCTGCTCGATCGACCGCCAGCGCATGACGCTGCAGGAGGTGGTCGGCGAGCCCAAGACCGAGACCGTGCTGGCGCTCGCGAGCTAGCAGTAGTTGACACACCTTGGGGTCTGGTGCTAAGTCCGCGTGAAGCGGAGCGACAAGCAAGAATGGAGGCAGGCATGGGATTGCTACCAGGCCCCAAGGTCGAGGTCAGCGAATGGCACTCCTGACGCTGGACGAGATGCGCGAGCATCTCAAGAAGCACAAGATGGAAGGCGACAAGTGCGGCAAGTGCGGCTGCACGATCTCGACCACGGTCACCGGCCGGCAGCGTGTCTCGGACGGCTGGCGCTGCGACAACTGCTACTTCGACGAGCTGGGTGAGTTCGTCGAGCAGAACCCGATCGGCGGGCACCTGCGCAGATGAGCCTCTTCGGCAAGTACTGGGTGCACTGCTCCATCTGCGCCAAGGGTGTGCAGGTGGAGGCAGGCGGCAAGCCGATGTGGCGTAGAGAGCCTGGTCTGGCGTGCAGCTTGGAGTGTGCCCACGAACTAGAGCGGCGCGAGTCGCGCGCCGTCATGGGCGAGGACACACCCTCCTACGGCACCGACTCGTGGCGCGCGTGGCGTGCTAGGGGTCAAGACTAAATTCGTAGAAACCCAAACCGTTTGCAGAAAGCGGTTGACAGAAAATTCCGAACAGTGCTAGGCGTGGAGGTCCGGGAAGCGGACTTGTCTGGCGACCGGTCCGTGGTGAGAGAGTGAACCCGGAGTGTCCAAGGCTGGTTCTCCCGGTCTACTCTCTCACCTTCCCGTCCCTCAGATCTCTCGCCCGGCACACCACCGCTCACGCGGTACGAGGGTCGATGCCTGCGGTAGACTACTATCCGGTGCGTGCTCTAGGGCTCGACACCAAGGACGGCAAGCTCACCTCCAGGGGTGGCAACTTCGCCGTCAACTGCCCGAAGTGCGTGAGTCGCGGCGAGCCGAAGCCGGACACCAAGCACAGGTTGCACATCTGTGTCGACCCTGGTGCCAAGGGGTTCGGCTCGTACCACTGCTTCCGTTGCGGCTGGAAGGGCAAGGTCAAGAAGTCGACCGACCTCGACGTGTCGCTGCTGGCCGGCAGACGGCTGCGGCAGCGCAACGAGATGGACGCTCTGATGGCGTCCGAGAGGAAGGTCGAGGCGCAGGAGAAGGCGCGAGCCAGCGTCTCTCTGCCCGAGGACTTCGTCAGGCTGCACCCTGGGCTGCACGCCTACGACTACATGATCAAGCGCGGTGTGACACCGGAGGACATCGAGTACTACCAGCTCGGTGTCGCCGGTGGCCGCATCGTGTTCCCCGACTACGACGAGCACGGCAAGCTCTGCTACTGGGTCTCCAGGTCGTACGACAACAGCAACCCGAAGTACCTGAACGCGACGACCACGGTCCGCGACGAGCAGATCTACAACTACGGCCGCTTCGTGCGCGAGGGGTTCCGTGTCGGCACTCTGGTCGAGGGTCCGATCTCCAGCATCGTCGCCGGCCGTGACGCCTTCGCCGCGTACGGGACGGCTATCACGCCGCACCAGATCGAGCGCATCTTCGCTCTCAAGCTGAAGAGGCTCTACCTGTCGCTGGACCCGGACGCGCGCAAGAAGGCTGTCGAGTACGCCAAGGTCCTTGTGCGCGGTGTCGAAGAGCTGTACCTGGTGCCGGTCCCGAAGCTAGAAGACCCAGCCAGTATGGGGAGAGAGGCCTACGCCGAGTTCCGCGCAGAGAACTCTCTGCGGTACACGTCGTCGACCAAGGACGTTGTCGCGAAGTATTTGCTTGCAGCTTGAACGGAGGTAGTGGTGCAGGAGAGGAATGAGATCGACGTCGTCGTCGACCAGGCGGTCCCGACCAAGGAGACGGAGCTGGTCTTGCACGACGAGCAGACGCGGACGCCGATGGTGAAGATCACGGTCGGCGAGCAGTTCTGCCTCAAGGGTGTCTGGTTCGAGGTTAGCGAGGTGGCCGAGGGTCAGCTGACCATGCAGGCGCGAGGCTACACCGGGCGCAAGCTCAAGGAGCTGGCGCAGCGGGTCAAGGATCAGCGGTCCGGGAAGGACAAGCGGAGAGGCTGATGTCCCTCGCCGAACGCTGGGCCGACTGGTGCGAGGAGATGGCACTCGGTCGGGTCGCACCCGAGCTGTGGCCGTCGATCATGGCGGTCTACAACAACCCGCTCAGGCACTACCACACGGGCGAGCACATCAAGGACGTGATCGGGCGACTCGACGAGCTGTACCGAGCCGGCTACACGCTCAATGTCTGGCCCAACGTCTACATGGCGGCCGTGTTCCACGACTTCGTGTACGACCCGCGCTCCAAGCAGAACGAGGAGGACAGTGCGCTGGTCTGCTACTCGATCACCGGCTCCGTGATCAGCCGCAACCTGGTGCTGGCCACCAAGCACACTGGGCTCGGCGAGTCCCGCGCAGCTGCCGCTCTGCTTGACGCTGACCTGGCCGGTCTCGGAGCCGACTTCGACACCTTCTGGGAGGTAGGGCTGCAGATCAGGCGGGAGTACGCCTTCGTGCCGCTCGAAGCCTTCGTGCGCGGCCGCACCGCGTTCTACGAGTCGATGCTGAAGAGGCCGATCTTCTCGACCGACTACTTCCGAGAGAAGTTCGAGGACCGGGCCAAGGACAACATGCGCCAGGCCATCGACTGGATGCGCATGGGAAGGATGATCGACGCGTGAGACGCAGAACCTTCCTCAAGGCCTTCATCGGCGTCCTCGCCGCAGCGGCCGCGCCCAAGCTGCTCAAGGAGCCTGCTGCAGAAGGCAAGCTGCTAAGCCAGCCGGTCTACCTGCACCAGGAGTTCCCCGGCCAGAGCTACCGCGACGCCGGCTACGTCTACGCCCCGTACATCCCGCTCTACACGACGCCAACCGTGATGGTCGACGACTTCATTGAGAGCCGCGGGTTGGCCACACACTACGGCAAGAAGGCCATCAACCAGGACTTCTACGCGACGAGGGCGCTCTGAGTGGAGTTCGAGGAGTACAAGGAGAAGCTGGTCGGTCGCAGGTTCACCGACGAGCAGATCGAGGCCGCCTGGCGCTCCAGAGACCGCTGCGACCTGTGCCCCAAGTTCCTCAACGATCCGTGCACCGGCTTCGTCATGACCAGGGACAACGGTGCCGCCGAACCCAAGCTGCTCGTGATCGGAGAGGCTCCTGGGGGTGAGGAGGCGCAGCAAGGGACCTGCTTCGTCGGCCCGGCCGCCAGGCATGGCAAGAACCTGATGGAGAAGGCCGGCGTGCCGATGGACCAGGTTAGGTTCACCAATGCCGTGCGCTGTTTTCCTCATGACGACAACGGGTCTCCGGAGCCGCCGGACGAGCGCGACGCCATGGCCTGCATGCCGTACCTCTTCGACTACATCGACGAGGTGAGGCCCAAGGTCCTGTTCACCTTCGGCAAGGTGCCGACGCAGCTCATCCTCGGCCAGTCGGTGGCCATCACCAAGATCGCCGGCAACATCTTCCGCACCAAGATCCGCGGCCGCGAGTACTACGTGGTGCCCTCGATCCACCCCTCTGCCGACCTCCGCAGCGGCGGCAAGCACGCCGGCAACATCATGGCCGCAGCGGCGCGAGCCTGGGGCCTGGTGGACGAGAAGGAGGTGCCGGTCACCACCTACTGCCACAACGACACGTTCGAGGCCGCCGAGTACCTTCGAGGCCTGCTGCAGCAGTACAAGGACGGCAAGATCGACCGCGTCGCCTTCGACATCGAGTTCGACACGCTGCTGTCCGAGGACAGGGACGAGGCCGACAGGCTCGGCACGCTCGACCTCTTCGACCCCGAGAAGCACCTCGTGGCCGTCTCGTTCGCGACCTCGAAGGAGGAGGGCCACTGCATCCCGCTCGACAGCGCCGAGTCGCAGACCGACTGGCGCTCTCTGCTGCCGCTGATCGGTGAAGTGGTCACGACGATCCCGGTCGTGGTGCACGGCTTCCTCAAGGCCGAGGGGCCGTGGGTGCGCGAGAAGATCGGCGTCATCCCCAAGCTCAAGTACGACACGATGCTCATGTCGTACACGCTCTACATGCGGTCCACGACGCACGGCCTGAAGCGGCGCGCAGCGGAGGAGCTAGGCTGGCCGGACTGGAGCGTCGAGGGTGACGCCTGGTTCAACAGTCAGCCGCCTGCCAAGCGCACGTACCGCAACCTGCCGATGAAGTACCTGGGCAAGTACTCGGCCATCGACCCCGCGGCCACGTGGGGCCTGATGGAGATCTACGAGCCCATGATCACCGAGGCAGGCGACGGCATCCGTGTCGTGCCCGGGACGAAGCCCGGAGAGGGCGGCCTGTGGCCGACGTACTACCGACGCCACAACACCACCTTGACGATGTTCGAGATCGAGTACCGCGGCAACCTGGTGGACCTGGACGCGCTGGCCAGTCACAGGGAGACGTACCCGGAGATCACCAAGGGTGCGCTCGAAGAGATGCGCAGCTTCGACATCGTCAAGCAGTACGAAGCGCGCACTGGCGAGCCGTACAACCCGAACTCGTCGCAGCAGGTGGCCGACGTGGTCTACGGCATGTTCGGTGCGCCGGTGACGGCCATGAACCCGGAGATCAGGCGGACAGACAAGGACTTCACGTACCACTACCCGGGCGAGCTGAAGGCTGGGCAGACGGAGCTGGACGAGTTCGGCCTCAACTTCGAGAAGCGCAGCTACTGGGTGGGCGCTCTGAGCGGCGAGGTTGGCGGTGAGCGGGTCGAGATCGTGGAGACCAAGCCGACGATCAAGTTCAAGAACCCGCTGATCTACGACCACAAGAAGCCGGTGCCGTTTACCCGAGGCACACCGTGCACGGACGACGACCAGATGGTGCGTGCGCTGCGCGAGTCGTTCTGCGTGAAGTGTGGCGGCCGCAAGGTGCTCAAGGAGAACGAGGACGACCCGGGCAGACCGTGCGACGGCTGCGACGCAACAGGCAAGAAGGCCGAGCGTGCCGAGCTGTTCCGCTTCCTGACGGCGCACAGGCTGTACAAGAAGGCCGGCAAGGCGCTCAACGACTACTTCAACACCGTGGCCGAGAAGCTGCTGCCTGGGACCAACAAGCTGACGTGCAACTACATCGTGCACGCGACGCAGACCGCACGCATGTCGACCAAGAACATGAACGTGCACAGCTGGCCGTACCACAGCGACGTGCGCCGGTTGCTGGTCTCGAAGTGGAAGTCCGAGGGCGGGCTGATCGCCTCGCTCGACGAGTCGCAGATTGAGATGCGCGTGCTTGCCTCGCTGACCGGGGACGAGAACTTCATCCGCGCCTACCTGCTCTGCAGCAACAAGGAGTGTGGCAAGCTCGGCACCAAGAGCGACGGCTCCAAGTGCAAGGAGTGCGGCTCGAAGCTGGGCATCGACCTGCACCAGAGCATCGCGGCCGTGATCTACGGCAAGGCCGAGAAGGACGTGCTCAAGGAGGAGCGAGCCTACGCCAAGGCAGTCGCCTTCGGTCTGGTCTACGGGCGCGGTGCCGACAGCATCGCCGACGACACCGGCATGTCTCTGGAGGAGGCCCGCCGCGTGATCGCGACCTTCTACGAGAGGTACCCGACCGTCAAGCAGTGGGTCGAGCGGCAGCACGCCCTCTTCGACGAGGAGGAGTACGTCTACTCGGCCATGGGCACCAAGATCTTCTACAAGAACGCCGGTGCCAGGGCTCAGGAGCTGATCCACAAGGACGGCTGCACTCGCTGCCAGGCCCACGACAAGACCATGTGGCAGCACCGCCGCTCCTGCCCGACCTGCAAGAAGAGGGACTACTCACTCAAGTGTGAGGAGCAGTGGGAGCTGCGTCAGCAGGGTTGCCCTGTGCTGCGGGACTTCCGCCGCAAGGTGTCCGAGGGTCACCGCACGGCGCAGAACTACCCGGTGCAGAGCCCGGCTGCCGAGGTCGTGCTTGACGCTCTGATCGGTGTGCACCGCGAGATGAAGGACCGCGGTCTCCGGTCACACCCGTGGCAGACGACGCACGACTCGATCGTCTTCGACATCCATCCGGAGGAGCTGTTCGAGGCCGTCACGCTGGCCAAGAGCTTCATGGAGGACAGGGCGCAGACGGCCAACAACGACTGGCTGGAGGTGCCGCTGATCGTGGACGTCAACCTTGGCACCAGGTGGGACGGCGACCTGTCGGTCAAGAGCTTCGACCCGGACAAGAGGACGCTGCACGTCGAGGGCGCCACCGAGTACTACGAGGAGACCGTGGCACAGCTTCAGATGAGCTACTCGGTGCGAGAGGAGATCGTCAAGCGCGGAAAATCCAAGCCGCCGGAGGAGATCATCTCGCGCAAGGGGTTCGAGGGTGGAGCGATCCTGTCCGGCCGTCTGGACACGGTCGAGGCCATCCTGGAGTTGTCGTGAGGCCTCGAAGCCTCACACAAACCGCTTGACAGGACTCGTAGACCTGTGTTAAACAGTGGCCGTGGGTGAGGACTTTATCATGGAGCCGTCAGCGGCCTGATGACCTACGCCTCCCACAAACCGCTTGACAAGAGTTGCGAAACAGTGCTAAGAGTGTGGTGCGGCCAGACCAGGTTTGTCGTCTAGCGACCTGCGAATGGCAGCCGCACAACAGGGTTGGACCATCAGTTGGTTGCCTGAGTGGCCGAATTGCTCTAGCCCAACCCGCGGAGAAGGAAGAATGAAAGAAACGAAGCCGAAGAACCAGACGAAGACACCTCAGAGTCAGAGCAGAGGGCCGGTCACGCCGCCGCGTTCACCCAAGGCCAAGATCCCACCCAAGCCCAAGCCCCCAAAAGAGGAGACCCAGGCCCAGCGGCAGAGGCGGCTCCTGATCGAGGCGACCGACAAGGCGATCGCTGAGGCTCGTAAGGGTCTCAATGGTTGTGCCGCGGAGGTCCTAGCCAGGATGTTGCGGGAGGACCGCGAGCTGTTCGACGCGTTCCACGACAAGCTCGTGCGTGCGTGCCGGGACTGGATCACCGATCGGCAGGTCGACATCCGGAAAGAGATCGAGGAGGAGATGCGGCTCCGAGCAGCCGAGGGGCGCTCGCTCAGTGGTGTCCCCTCCGCGAACCCTCCGACCCGGGGCCAGAAGGACTACGAGGAGTCGCCGCCACTCAGAGGGGTTGACTCCGAGCCCCCTCGAATCCGTACCTGGTACGAGTACCCGCTGCCGATCAAGGACTACCCGATCCTCGGCGAGTCGACACCGGAGCAGCGCGCTGCAGCGCAGCGCTACTACCGCAGGATGGGCAAGGCGTACTTCATCCGGGCCGACTTCCTCGGCGCGGTGGAGGATGGTGTCCAGGCCGGCAAGAAGCTGACCAACGAGTTCATCCAGGAGTGCGCCGTGCAGGTCGGGCTCTCGCAGGACGACGCGCAGAAACCCGAACCCAAGATCTAGAAACCGTTTCGGAAGTGCCTAAGGGGCCTGAGGTACTGAGCTTGAGCGTGGTGGCCGATGATGCCGTGCCTGTAGTGGCCACGTATTGAACGCCACCCAGCTCAACTAGACAACGAAGCCCAAAGAGCACATTACAAATACGTCAAGATAAATGTGGCCAGATCCTGGTTGTCGGTATGCGACTTAGTGTCAGGTGCCACATCGAAGTCAGCGGCCAGGGCATCAACGCCTTCTGAGGCCAACTATGGTGCGCCGCTGCGATTTCAAAACAAGAAGGAGTAGAGCAGATGAACGAAGACGAAGAACTTTTCGAAGACGACGAGAGCGACAGCAGCAAGAAGTGGGTGTGGACGGACTGGCACGACAACACGCCGAGGGATTTGTGGGACCTCGTCGAGCACTATCGTACCCGAGTCGGCCTGCACCGCGCCGAGAAGCGGTTGACTCTGCAGATCAAGGCTCTGTGCCGCTACCGCTGCAAGGGTGACAAGAAGGCCGCCGCGCCGGTGTTCACGCAGATGGAAAAGGACTTCAACAACGGCGTCCTCAACGATCTGGAGGCGTACGCACTGTTCACCGGACTCGAAGCAGTCCGTGAGGGCCGGAAGGCTTCGGAGCGCTCCCTGATCAACGAGGCCAAGAAGCTGCCGATCGCGACCTGGCCAGCGTCCGTGCCGGGGCTGAACCTTCTCTCGCTGGCACAGCTCGTGGCCGAGATCGCCCCGCTGGCACACAAGGTGCGCGACGGTGAGATGGCCCGCGGCCGTCAGGAGGCCTGCGTGTGGAAGCGGCTCGGTGTCGGACTGATCCAGCTGGAGGGTGAAGACCCTCAGAGGCAGCGCAAGGCGATCAACAAGGGCCTCGCGGAGCTGATGGGGTACAACCCGAGCCGGCGATCGGTTCTCTACGTCATCGGGGACAACCTGATCAAGACGGGTGGTAACAAGAAGGCCGCCAAGCCGAGCGTCTACTACCAGCTGTACCTGACCCGCAAGGCGTACGAGCAGGAGAAGCACCCGGACTTGAAGCCGAAGCACATCCACGTGCGCGCGAAGCGGTACGTGGAGAAGAAGCTCGTGCGTCACCTGCTTGCTGAGTGGAACAAGGCTGTGTGCAAGGAGAACGCAGCGGCCGCCTGAACTACGACTAGAGGTGCGACCAAGCTGTGTGTGCCTGTAACGGCCAGCAACGCACTGTCGACCTCTTAAACCTTTCAAAGCTGGGTCAGCCTTCGCTAGCCGTTTAGCGGCCTTTGAAGCTCAACCCAGCACAACTTGAAGTTGCGGTCTTCGGAGCGTAGCCGTTAGCGGCCAATTCACGGGTACCGCAACCAAGATCGAAGTGCGGCCAAGCTGATGCAGTCGTAAGCTACCAGTAGTATGCAGCCGCAACAACTTGGTGTGACCATTATGATAAAGCCTGATGAGGCCAAAACTAGGGTGTCACACCAATACTTAGAGACAGGGTCCGATTCAGCGAACCTTAGTGGTCAATTCTACCGAACCCTGAAGGCGGCCGACGCGAGCCAGTCTGCAGAGACTAAATGCATCCTGCCGCCAGAACCTTGAAATAGTGTGGCCGACGGCTCGTAGTCGCCAGCGACCTTACCCCGGTAGCCACACTTAACTAAAGCATAACCATGGCCAAAGTCTTACCGCCTGAAAGAGGCCAGACGGTCTCCGCCATGGTGTTGAACTTTGACCGGCCAGCGCACCTGAACCTGTAGAGGTCTTCAAGAATCAGCCGGTCAACACTTTACTCAGGCCGATGCCGAACCGCCTGCAGTGGCCAAGCGCCCCGAGCCTGGGCACCTTAGTCAGAACCTTGAAATAGTGCGGCCAGCACTACTATGTCTGTAGAGACCTGTCGGCTTGTGCCGCACTTTATCTTGACCGGCCTCGACCACTGTGCCTGAAGTGGCCCTGGTCTACCTGCCGGTCAACACTCTACCTGGGCCGTGGAGGAGTCGCCTGCAGTGGCCAATCCGATCAAGCCCGGGTACCCTTCGGAGATCATGATCAACCGAGTTCGTGCTGTCTGCTACAACGAAATGCAGGACGACTGGCGTCGCCACCTGGCTGACCCTCACACCCACCTGGTGTCCGTGATCGACACCAAGGGTACGGTGATCCTGCCCCTGGACGCACCCAGGACGATCACGCTCCGCTTCGACGACATCGCCGCCGGTGAGCGGAAGTCGTTCGACTGGGAGCGCGCCATGACCGCGGACCAGGCAGCCATGCTGGTCGACTTCCTGGACGAGGTCCACGAGAAGCCCAGGGCCTGCGAGGTGGTCATCAACTGTACGGCCGGCGTCTCCCGCTCCGGTGCGATTGCCACGTTCTGCTTGGAGAGGTACAAACCGTTCGGGCTCAGGTTCAGGGAAGAGAACCCGAACATCAAGCCCAACCAGTACGTGCTGCGGCTGCTGAAGGAGCAGGCGGCAAGGAAGGATGCGCGAGATGAGCGACCCTCAGTCCATCAGCTGGCGCCCGGCCGTCTACACCGAGGCTGACAGGGCGCTCGATCAGTGCCGTGAGTGGCTTGCGGAGATCTCGATCGAGGGCCACCTGCTGCACGATCTGGCTTTCAGGCTGGAGCCGGACGACAACTGCCTCTTCCTGCAGGTCACGTTCGCGGCCAACGACATCGACACCGGCCGCTTCAAGGTGCAGCAAGGCCGCAAGTGGCGCGTGTCCTACTACTGCTGCAAGTCCGAGTTCGTCCGCACGGCCTACAAGGCGTTCGAGGCTGCTGTGCTGCACGAGATGCAGGAGAACTTCAAGTACCGCGGCCGCAGCATCTACGGGCCGCACATCGACCCGGACGCGTTGTGGGAGGCCTCTGCTATCCTGGATAGCCGGGCCTGACCCGTGGTGCGCGCGGGGTAGCTGCCTGGGTGTAGCGGGCGACTTCAAATCGCTGTCACTGGGAGTTCGATTCTCCCCCCGCGCTTTTGCCGGTCGACAACACAAACCTCTTGACTGTTTCATCAGAACGGTGCTAGGACCCCACGCAACATGGAGCAGACGATGATCAACTGCTGAGTACGGGCACCACCGCGGCAGCCAGTGGCTGGAAGGTTCTCGACATCAACCTTTACCTACTGGGGGTCCATCATGGACAAGCTGCCGCTCAATGTTTGGCAGGCGAACTTCAAAGACAAGCAGCACTACCTCGACTTCCGAGCCCGGTGGTCGAAGCTGTGCAGCCCCACACCGTATCCCGGTCGGCCTGAGCTGACGCCGACCCACTACCTCGTATACGCAGCTCTTCGCGGCCGTGACTGGCGACGAGGTTTCACGCCGATCACCAACCCGCACAAGCTGGCCAACGGTGGCCGCGACGACCAAGGCTGGGTCCACGCGCTGCGAGCGCTGCACTCGACCTGGTCGGAGAACTGGATCATCTCGGTGTTCGATGGGCTGGTGACGAGTGAGATGCTGGCCAGGGTCAGAGCCATGGTCCCGACCTGGGACTGGCGCAACGGCCCGTACCCCAGCAAGCTCGAAGACGCCTACGTCAACGTCCCCGAAGCCCCGTGAAGATCCCGTACATCTACGTCTTCGTGAGAGCTGACATCCCGGTCATCGGGCAGCTTGTCCAAGTCGGGCATGCTTGCTACCAGGCCGGGGCTCAGTTTGGTCAAGAGGAAGTTCCGCACCTGATCCTGATTGGGGTGCCGGACGAGGAGAGTCTCCTGGGAGAGGCGAGGCGGGTCCAGAGACGTGGTATCCGCATCGAGGTCTTCCACGAGACCGGGGTGGTGTACGCCGGGAGAACTGACCCGGTCAGCGGCTACACCGCGGCTTGCACAGAGCCGCTGCGGGGGGACGTGAGACGGTGGTTCAAGCGCTACGAGTTGTACTCGCTCTAGCGGTCCTGTCGGGCTGCTCCTCTTTCATGACGGAGTATCCGACCCAGGACGCCTACCGTGCGTCGCTGGAGGTGCGGTATGCCTCCGGAGTTCTCCCTCCGGAGGCATACTCGAATCGAGCTGAACGGAATCGAGTCGTCGATGAGTTGGTTTGGACCATTGACAACGACTTCCAGAACTATGTAGAGAGCCTCTACGCATCTGGCGCACTGTTCGACACGATAACTGACTTGGTGATTCTTGGAGCCGCGTCAGCCTCTACTGTGGCTGGCGGGGAGGGAGCCAAGACGATCCTGTCTGCTGTCGCTGCGGGTGTGACGGGTGCGAGATCAACTATCAACAAGAACTTCTTTGCAGAACAATCCAAAGTCGCACTGATCAGCAAAATGAAAGAGATGCGAGCACGCACACTACTTCGAATCGAAGAGGGGAAGCGAACGCCGATCTCTGTCTACCCGATGTCGCAGGCCATGGTCGATCTGCAGGCGTACTACTTCGCCGGCAACATCCTATCGGCCTTGCAGGACATCACCCGGGAAGCTGGTGAAGGTCTCACGCAGCAGCAGGAAGCTCTGCGTCTGATCCGCCGGCAGGCAGACGACGCGCAGTAAAAAAAGCCAATTTTTAGCTAGACATACACGAAGCCAACTCATAGTCAGTTTGTGGTTGTGGTGGAGGAGAGGGTTTCCGTGGTTGAAGTGACTGAAAGGGTTGTTGATGAAGAGGTTCGAAGAGCTGGAGTTGCTTCGAGGCGCTGTCGCTGCAGTTGAGAAGTTCTTTCCCGAGTGCCCGTTCCTGTCCGAGGAGGAGAAGGCCAGAATCCTCCGCATCCCGATCGACATGGCCGCCGGTGACGCCGACAACCTCGAAGAGGATCGGTCGCGCCACATGCGGCTGGAGGTCGAGATCTCCTGGCTGGACGCTACCCTGACCTACCTGGTCGAGGAGGCAAACCAGCAGGCGGAGAAGCTCCGCGGCGACATCATCGTCCGGAACACGCAGGGCAGGGACAAGGCCCCGGCAGAGCACATCCTCAAGGGTGTGATCGCAGCCGACACGGACTACGCAGCATGGCGCGAAGAGGCCGCCAAGCGCGAGAGGCTCAGGAAGTTCGTCAGCGGGCTCGCGTTCGCGATGGGCCGCCGCAACGACATCCTGAAGGACTTGTCCCGCGAGCAGAACGCCCGCGTCGGGCAGTAAACCAAGAGAAGTCAAGAGAGGAATTTGAAAATGGCAGGAAGTTACAGAGGTTTGGATTTCGGCAAGCTGAAGACCGAGGCCGCGAGGATCGACGAGCGGGCTGCGAACCGTGAGAACGGCAGCAACCGCAAGGTGTTCCCCAAGGAGGCCTTCTACAACCTCGATCAGGGTGAGCACGACATCCGCATCCTGCCCCCGGGCTACGAGGACGTCGAGTACATCCCGGGCGGCAAGATCGCGATGCTGGTCTTCGACCACAACAACGTCCCTGGCGACGTGGTCAACCCGAAGACCGGCCGCAAGGACAAGTACCGCTGCCCGCGCGCGACGTACCCGGAGCTGGGCATCCCGTGCCCGATCTGCGCCGCGCTCTCCGAGATGTGGGAGTGGTTCAAGGCTGCCGGCCTGACCGACGCCGAGCAGAAGAGCAAGAAGAGCAACTACTACATGCGCCGCAAGGCGTACGTGAACGCGATCGTGCGCGGCGACAAGACGCTGCGCGACCTGGAGTACCAGGGCCAGGTTCTGCGCGCCCCCAAGGTGCGCATCATCGGCATGCCGGTGGCTGCGATCTACGAGCCGCTCGTGCAGGCCATGGTGCAGACCGACGACGACACCGGTGACTACATCATCGGCGACATCACCAACCCGGTGCGCGGTCGCGACATCCGGATCACGGTCAAGGGCACCGGTCTCGACACCGAGTACAAGCACCTGATCCGTGACCGCAGCGAGCTGCACAAGGACGAGCGCGTGGCCGAGGCGCTGATGGCCGACGGCTACAAGATCTCGGACATCTTCTCCGTGCCGACCGACGCTCAGTTGTCCCGCATGCGTGTCGTGGCCGACCGGCTGCGCACCAACGTGATCGGCTCCCCGGTCGAGCCGATGGCCATCATGGACGACGGCAGCAAGGTGCCGCCGGGAGAGGCCGAGCCGACCGAGCTGTTCACCTCGTCACGCCCGAGCTGCTACGGCAACCACGTCCCGAAGCACCGCAAGTGCCTCATCTGCCCGGTCGAGCAGAACTGCCTCTCCGAGGACGAGACGCAGGCCAAGGACATCGCCGAGCGCAAGAAGTTCCACGGCATCACCGCCTGAGGGCAACGTGCTCGTCATCGTAGACGGCAACCACCTGCTACACCGTGTCTGCCGGGTGGACAGCCTCACGGCTCTCCAGGCCCCGGAGCACGGTGGCAAGTGGGGAGGGGTGTTCGGCTTCGTGCGTTCGCTGCAGTACGCGCTGCGCAACGCCGATGCCGACCGCTGCGTCGTCGTCTGGGATAGCGGGCTCTCCGAGCGCCGGCTGAATCTCTACCCGGAGTACAAGTCCCATCGTCGCGGCAAGCCGCAGACGCAGAAGGACATCGACTACAAGCTCAACTTCAACTTGCAGCAGGTCTACGTGAAGGAGGTTCTCCCTCTGCTGGGGATCTCCATGCTCTCCCTGAAAGGTAGGGAGGGTGACGACCTGATCTGGTCTGCAAGAGAGGTGGGGCGACGGGTAGGGCTTCAGCCGGCCGTGGTGATCTCGGAGGACAAGGACTTCTACTTGATCGTCGACGAGACCACGATTCTCTACCGACCGATCAGGAAGATCTACGTCAACCGGGAGAACTTCGAAGAGGTGACCGGCATCCCGTATGGCAGGGCGACGTTGTACAAGTCCTTGCTCGGTGACAGCGGCGACTACATCAAGGGTGTGCCTGGTGTGGGTCCGGAGACCGTCAAGGAGGTCGTGCTCAACTGCCCGGACACGGACTGGGACTCAGTCGAAGCCTTCTGCAGGAAGCACAAGAGTTCCCGGGTCAAGAAGATCGCCGAGAGCATGGACATCGTGAAGAGGAACTACGACCTGGTCACACTGGGTTTGGAGACCTTCACCGAAGAAGAACAGCAGACAATCGAAGACGTCATCACAGTAAAGAGGCCGGTCGACTTCAACGAAGCTCTGAAGCTCTTCATGCAGATGGAGTTCAAGAGCATCACCAAGACGTTCACGGAATGGATGGTGCCCTTCGTGTCGATCGGAGCCCGCTGGGGAAGAACAAGGGTGGCTTGATGAGGGGTAGCAAGAAAACGGCGCCGGCCGACTCCGCCAGGTTGGATGCGCTGCGGTCGGTCGTCACGGATCTCAACAAGATGTTCAAGGAAGAGGTCGCGACCGTGGCCTCCGAGGGTGGTGGGCTTCTCGGCGACGTCAAGAAGTTCGTCTCGACCGGTGTGTACCAGCTGGACCTGGCGCTCCGCGGCGGCATCCCGCTCGGCCGCGTGGTCGAGGTCTTCGGCTGGCCGTCGGCCGGCAAGACGACGCTCTCGATGCAGATCGCGGCCCAGTTCCAGAAGGCTGGCGGCGTGGTCGTGCTCTTCGACTCCGAGTTCGCATGGGAAGAGGAGCGCGTCCGCAAGATGGGCGTCGACCCGGCAGCCATGCTCGTGATGAAGAACGGCAACGTCATCGAGGACGTGTTCGAGCAGTCCGAGGCGATCATCAAGAAGCTCAGGTCGGTCGAGGGCATGGAGGACGTGCCGATCCTGATCATCTGGGACAGCTACGCCATGTCGGACACGCGCATCGCTCAGGCCGAGGATGCCAAGGACGAGATCGCGACCGCCAAGCCCAAGGCGCTGCGCAAGGGGCTGCGCCGCTTGACCAAGATCATGAACAACATGGACGTGACCTTCCTGGCCGTGAACCAGATGGTCAACGGCCCCAGTGGGCCGAGCACTCCAGGGCCGGCGTTGCAGTTCGCGGCCTCGATGCGGATCAAGGTCGCCAAGCTGCTGACCCTGAAGTCGGACACGGTCGGCCCGATCGGCATCCAGGTGGGCGCCTTCGTCGAGAAGAACAAGGTCTCCGGAGCCATGCCCAAGGCCTTCGACGTCAAGTTCCCGATCTTCTACGAGGGCGGCGTCGACGAGGACGCGGCCATGCTGGAGTACCTGGGTGCGCTGAGCATCCCTCAGGTCAAGAAGGCCGGGGCCTGGTACACCCTGAACGCTCCGTCAGGGGTGATCAAGACCCAGGCTCGCGAGGCGCGAGGCAAGCTGGACCAGGACCCGAAGGCCAGGGAGTGGCTGAGGACGATCGTCAAGGCCAACTTCCTCAGGAACCCGGCCGAAGCCGTCACGGAGGGGTAGATGAAGCCGGCCCTCGTGCAGAGCATCCCGACTGACTACTCGGCGGAGCGTCTCACCGAGAAGCACACCCCGGAAGGTGTGAAGACCTTCGCGGTCTTGAAGGACTCCGTGTTCGGAGTCTTGGAGGGGCGGATCTTGAAGCAGGGTGACTGGGTGCTGACCGACCGCGAGGGGCGCAAGCACACGGTGACGGACAAGTACTTCAGAAAGCACTACGAGCCGATCGACCCAGAGGCCAAGGGTGAGATCGAGCAGTTCGGCGAGGAGGAGTAGGTGAAGTTCCGCAGGCTAGTCGCCGACGAAAACTCGGAGCGTTGGGATCGGCAGAGGTGGCAGGAGATCTCTCTCACGATCCACATGATGCGCACTGACTGCGACATGTCGTCTGAAGAGATCCTGCGCGAACTTCAGAAGTACAGGGATTGCTTCCCTGAAGACATGCAGGACGAGCCGCTGCCGTCCACCATGCGTGTTCTGCAACACTTGATGTGGGGTATTCACATCGGCGTTGTGGAGCCCAAGGACGACCGCGTGCAGGTGGAGGAGTAGGTGGAGCTGATTGCAGGAGAGGTCTACACGGCGGTCGACAAGATGCTCTCGCAGCACGGGCTCGCCGATGCTTGGTACTACGACAAGTACGACGGCAGGCTCAACAAGCGACTGTTGCGTGCGAGCCTGAAGAGCAAGACCAGCTCGCGGTACTTCGAGGTGCGCGTGCACACGAACGCGGGCAAGACGAACGACGAGTTGATGGTCAATCAGCAGGACGTGGACACGTTGCTGAGGATGAGGAAGGAGGTGGAGTAGGATGCCACAGTTCAGGAAGAAGCCGGTTGTGATCAGCGCGGAGCGCTTCCACAACGGACACATCCCGGATGGGATGAAGCTGATCGGAGAGGACCCTGAGCTGCCGACCGCGGTGCACACCGAGGACGGCATGAAGACGCTCACCCCTGGCGTGGACGGCTGGATCGTCACGCTGGAGGGCGGCTTCCACGTGACCCCAGGCGACTGGGTGGTCACGGGTATCAAGGGCGAGAAGTACAGCTGCAAGGATGACATCTTCCGTAACAGCCACGACGCGGTCGATGCTGAGGGTGAGGCTGCGTTCGCAGCCTGAAGGACGGGTGGTCGCATTCTGCGGGTGACCGCGTCGAAGGTGCACGACACACACTTGGGTCACCGGGCCGGCTTGGAGCCGGCCCGCCACCCTTGAAACAAGCAAGGAGGTACGATGAAGTTCAATGCAGTTGGTGATCGCATTCTGGTGCAGCCGCTCCCTCAGGCAGAGGTCAGCCCGGGTGGGATCTTCATCCCGGACTCAGCCCAGCAGCCGCAGATGTACGGCAAGGTGATCTCTGCCGGCGCGGGCAAGCTGAACAAGGACGGCTCGCGCGAGGAGCCGCTCGTCAAAGAGGGCGACGTCGTCCTGTACCCGCTCTACACGGGGCAGGACATCATCATCGACGGCGTCCCGTACATCGTCTTCCGCGAGAACCACATCATCGGCGTCGTGGAGTGATCACCAAGATCAAGCTCACGAACTTCCAGTCTCACAAGGACACTGAGCTGGAACTTCACCCTGGTCTGAACGTCATCTACGGCGAGTCGGACCAAGGTAAGACGGCCATCCTGCGTGCGCTCACGTGGGTGATGACCAACAGGCCCCTGTCGAACAGGTTCCTCATGCGCGGTGCCAAGGAGTGCCGCGTCGAGATCACCACCGACAAGGGCACTGTCGTTCGTGAGCGGCGACGTGGCTTCAACGGCTACATCGTCAATGGGGAAACCTTCAAGGAGATCGGCTCGTCCGTGCCGCCGCAGGTGGCCGAGGTGCTCAATCTCGGCGAGATCAACCTGCAGCCGCAGCTGTCCCCGTTCTTCTTGATCACGCAGAGCCCAGGTCAGATCGCGCGCTACATCTCGGAGCTGCTCGGCTACGACGTGATCGACCTGGCGCAGTCCGAGTGCAAGAGCAGGCTCACCGCTGCAACGTCGCTGGTCAACGAGACCAGCGCTTCCATGCAGCAGGTCAACGAGCAGCTGGACAAGCTGTCTGTAGTTGACGAGCTGCAGGAGTTGCTGGCCCAGGCCGATGAAGCCGACGAGCGCCGAGCCGGGCTGGTCGAGCAGAAGGCCAGGCTGGAGTTCAACCTCAACGAGGCCGCTGAGCAGAGCGTGGCCATCGAGAGCTACAGGCGTACGTTGGACGGCGTCGAGCAGGTCAACGATCAGCTCACCGCCTTCGTCGGCGACGCCGAGGCTCTGGTACGCGAGCATCACCGTCTCGGTGAGATCCTGGTCAACACGCTGGGTCCGAAGGTGGTGATCCAGAAGCACGCCGGGCTCAGAGAGACGGCCAAGCTCATCGACAAGCTAGAGACTGTCTGCGATGTCGCGACGGCGCTCAACGCTGAGTTCCTGAGCTTGGAGAGAGGGGTCGCAGCTGTCAACGGCGCGGCCAGGAGCGTTCAAGTACGAGCCGAGACTGCGGCGGCCTACGAGGACGAGTTGACCAAGGCCAGGGAGCAGTACGCAGAGCAGCTGTTCGAGCAGGGCTACTGCCCGTACTGCAACACCGAGCTGGACCACACCATGGCCACCCACATCAGCGAGGCGATCTGATGCGCAAGCTGATCCTGGTAGGCGACGTGCACGCGCGCTCGACGAGCCCGCTCCGCAGGAAGGACGACTTCCAGAAGACGCACCGGCAGAAGCTGGCCCAGGTGCTCGCGCTGGGCAACAAGTACGAGGCCCCTCTTCTGCTGACAGGGGACGTGTTCGACGCCAAGAGTCTCACGCTGGCGACGCTGATCGACTACCTGATGATCTTCGCCTCGTACAAGCACGGCATCTACGCCGCACCCGGCAACCACGACCTGTACGGCACGTCGCTCGCTTCGGTCGAGCGCTCGCCGATCGGTGTGCTGACCGCGGCCGGCGTGGTGAAGCTGCTTGGGCACATCCCGACCCAGATCTACGACGACGTGCTGGCCTGCGGGCACAGCTACATGCACGACGGCAAGCCGGCCCCGGTGCCAGGCTTCCACAACGTCCTCGTCACGCACGAGATGATCCTCGAAGACAAGCTATGGATGGAGCAGGAGGCCTTCACCTACGTCGGTGACTACCTGCTGAAGAACCGAGGCTGGGACCTCACTCTCTGCGGCCACTACCACTACGAGTTCGCCCGCCGCGTGGGTGACGCCTGGATCGTGAACCCGGGCGCGCTGGTGCGCGTCAAGGCGTCCAAGGGTGACATGGCGCTCAAGCCTGGTGTCGGTCTGTACGACATCGAGGAGCGCACGTACGAGAAGATCTTCATCGAGGCCGCACCGGTCGAGGAGGTCTTCACCGCGGCGCTGATCCAGAACCCGAAGATCGACAACGCGGAGATCACCAAGTTCGTCGAGGAGATCTCGGTCAACGAGGAGGCCATCCTGCACGGTGACCTTTCCGAGGTGGCCATGCTCGTGCTGAGAGACGCGAAGCCGGCGCAGGACGTGGCCGACACGGTGCGCGACCTGCTGGCCCTGGCCGAGGAGAGGAAGAGGAATGCTGTCGCTCGATGAAATGAAGAGCATGCTCAACGTGCTGAAGGACAAGCGCGACCGCGCTCTGCGCGACCTGGCCGTAGCAGAGAACCAGCTGGCTCTGTCGCAGAAGGCTCTCAAGGAGGAGTTCGGCGTCGAGACCGTCGAGGACGGTCAGGCCATGCTGACCGTGCTGCAGAACAAGATCGAGGGCGTGCAGACGCAGTGGGACAGCCTGATGGAGCAGATCCAGCAGAAGGTGACCCTTGCCGAGTCCTGACAACTCCCAGCTCCGACGCCGGGTCGAGCGCCTGGCAGCGAAGAGGGACATGCTACAGGCTCGCAGAGATGAGCTTGAGGGTGTGCTGGTCACGTCCAAGCTGGACCAGATCAGGTACGGCGAGGCGCAGCAGCTGATCATCAAGATCGGCCAGCTGTACCGGAAGCGGTCGGTCGAGAGTGTTCAGGAGAACGTCACCAAGGCTCTGCAGCTCGTGTTCGAGAGGCCCTACGAGTTCATCCTCAGGCAGGAGGTGAGACGCGGTCAGATCGAGGACGAGATGCTGGTCAAGGTGGGCTCGGCCGAAATGGACCCGGTCACCGAGATGGGCGGCGGCATCACGGACGTGATCTCCATCGTGTTGAGGCCGATCCTCTGGTCGAAGATGAAATCGAGGACCTCTCCGGTCATGGTTCTCGACGAGCCTGCACGACTTGTAAACTCCGACCTTTCTGTGCGAAACTTGTCACAGCTGCTGTGGCAGCTTGCTAAGGGTCTGTCCTTGCAGTTCATCGTGGTGACGAACAAGCCAGGACTCGCGCACAGTGTGGATCGCCTGTTCGAGGTCGTGAAGCGCAACGAAGTGAGCGAGGTCAATGGCACAGCTGGATGAAACCTTCGGGGAGGGAGCCAGGGAGAAGCTTCAGGCGTTGTTCGCTGAGCACGAGGTGCCCGACGAGGCACAGGCGGCTCTCGTCAACATCGCGCTCACCACGAAGCCTCCCAAGAAGGACTTCTTCCAGGCGGTGACCGAAGTGCAGAAAGCACACAAGATCGACAACGTGTTCTACTTGCAGTTCGCGGACTTCGTGTCTGCGTTGGGAAAGAAAGGAACGAAGAAGGTGAGCACCGAAAAGAAGGCACGTGCACGCAAGGCAGCAGACGAACTGGCCGAGATGGAGCGCAAGGCAGACGAACTGGCCGAGACGGCGCCGAGGTACTCGGTCACTCTTGGCCCTGAAGGGATCGTGGTCGCGATCCCTTGGGACGAGGTCCGCAAGCACCTGCAACGCTTCGGCGGCGGCGTCGGTGAGGGTGTCGGCTCGAAGGAGCCGGAGCCGCTGGTAGCCCTTTCCGAGCCCGAGAAGCCTGCCCTGACCCTGGTCGAGCCAGCCAGGTTGTCGACCGTGTCCGATGTGCCGTGGGACACCACGCCCACCAAGGCCGCTGCCGAGGCCGAGGCCCCGCTGCCACAGGCCAAGCCGGAGATGCTGGCCAGCCTGCCGACGCCGACCGGCAACCGTGAGCCGATGTCCCGGGCCGAGCTGGTCTCCTGGTACATCTCGGCCATCTGCGGCGGTGCCCGCTACGGTGGCGAGCCCACGCTCTGGGACAAGATCCTCTTCAACTCGGCCGGTGCCCGTCGCCGCATCACCGACATCGCCCAGCGCTCCGGGGCGACGGTCGAGCAGACCCTGAAGTTCCTCCGCACCCAGTACGACCCCTCGATCGTCAACGTGACGGTCGACGACGAGTACGCCAAGGTGGAGCTTGGGGTAGACATCCAGGTCTAGGTGTCACTGCAACGCCAGCTCAGACGTAAGCGGAAGCCCTGGACCGACCGGGAGGTAGAGGAGCTGCGAAAGCTCCTCCCTCTCGGCCTCCAGGAGGCCTCCAGCAGGCTCGGACGCCCGTACCCTGGGGTAGCCCTCAAGGCGTCCAGGATGCCTCTGGAGGAGCGCCACGGAGGGGCCAAGAAGAAGCCCAAGCGTGGCACGGCTCCGAACAAGGCCCTGGTCGCCAAGCTGCTCAAGTCTGCCGGCCGAGGGGCCACGCTCAAGCAGGCCTGCCGCGAGCACAAGGTGCCGCCGGCCAAGGCCCTCAAGGCTCTCCACTTCTACGAGCCCGCCGTCCTGGCCGGGCTGCTCGTGAAGGAGAAGGGGCTCGCCTACCTGCTGTGCGGCGGGTGCGGGACCTACTTCTACACCTACTCCAAGTCGACCACCTGCTCCTCAGCCTGCAAGTCCCGCCAGCAGAGGGACGCGGACTACTTCGACGGCCAGCGCCTGACCGCAGTCGGCCTGGTCGAGGGTGTGTGCCAGCTGTGCCTCAAGCACGTGAAGCGCGGGCTCTCGGCGCACCACATCATCGGCAAGGGCAACGACCCGAAGAACGCGCTGATGGTGGCCCTCTGCGTCGGCTGCCACGACCTGGTCACGCAGCTCAGCATGCGTAACTTCGTCGACGATGCTGAAGGCTGGGAGCGCTTGATCTCGATGGTGATGGTGCGCAAGTTGGTGCGCATCCCGACCTTCAAGAAGGTCGCAACCATCAAAGCCTCGGTGGGGCTGCGGGAGCTGTCTTTCAGCCAGTACTGCGCCGAGGATGGTATTGACCCACAGGATCTTGATATGGTGGTCGGGTAACAACCTCGCACAGTGGTGCGGAGAGGTGGGAGATGAGGGTCGAGGAAGTCAAGGACGCCAAGGGCAACGTGTACGGGTACAAGTGCCCCGAGTGCAAGCAGATCCACCCGTACGAGTCGATTGCTGAGGAGTGCCTCGCGACACACGCGAAGGTTCTTCTGGATTGAGGAAGGCACGCTGCGGTGGAGCTAGAAGCTGCCAGCCGCGCAACATTCAACGGTACTGAGGCCTTCGCCTCGTACCAGCGGTGGGCCGAGTCCGGCGCGACGCAGGATCTTGAAGATGCAATCCTGAAGGCGATCCCCGTCTTCGGGAAGATCTTTTGGTACAAGGTGGGCTGCGACGTTGGCTTCGTGACCGCTTCGGACTACTTGTCCAGCGTGTCCTACAAGCTGCTCGTCGTGATGCAGGGCAAGTCGCTACCCCTAGACTGTGAGCTGTCCTACGTGAGCTACCTGTACAAGGTGGTTCGCGGCAGCATCCTGGCCGAGTACGGCAAGGCGCGCTCACACTCGCAGAGGGTCTTCTCCTCGTGGACCTCGTGCGCCATGCCGCCGCAGGGGCGCCTGGTCAGCGTGGCCGACGTGGACGCCAAGCTGTTCATCGAGGCGCTGCCCAGGATGATCGCCGTGAACGTGGCGCCCAGGATTCGCTTCAGTGGCGTGAAGCGCAGAGCGTGCCTCGTGATCCTGGAGAGGTACGCCACTGGCAAGCTGCTCTCGAAGCGCATGATCGAGAAGTACTTCAACCTGCCCAAGGCTGAGGTTGAGTTCTTGATGGAGTACGTCGCAGTGGCCGTGCGCCGGTACCTGTACGACATCAGGGACGACCTTCGTGAGGTGGGCGGCGCAGCCATTCACTGGAGGGAGCTGTACGAGTGGGTCAACCCGCCGACAGCTGTGTACCGCTCCGGGTATTTCGATGAACGAACGCCTTCAGTTGCTTGACCTTGACGTCGCGCAGTACGTCGACGCCCTCATGGTGCTCCTGGTCAGGCAGTACGAGGCGACGCACCTGCCCGACCTGCTGAGCGTCTTCGGACCGGAGAAGCTGGCCAAGTTCCTGACGCTCTTCGCTGGCACCACTATTCAGGTGCCGTCAACACAGATACTATACAAGCTTGCGCGTGATGCAGACATCTACACGACCATGAAGCGTGGTGGAGAGGTTGCGGCGCTCGCACGCCGCTACGACATGACTCAGTCAGAGGTCGTGCAGGTGCGGGCGCGGGTAGCAAGAGTGGTGGACGAGGTGGTTGATGGCGGAGGAAAAGCCGAACAGCAAGGATGATGTCCTTGGTCTGAACAAGACGATTCCGGTCTTGGACCTGGAGCCGTTGGAAGAAGTGTACTCTCTCGACATTGCGCGAGAGAACCTGCTCGCCCTGTCGCGAGCGGCCGCGCTTGGGGGAGAAGAGTCGGAGGCCGTGGCCGAGACGGCCGATCTGGTCACCAAGGCCTTCCAGACCGACCTCAAGACGGTCCAGATCGCCTACGGGCGCGCGATCGCCAACCGCAGGACCATCCTGCTGGGGCTCATCGACTCGATCGAGAAGAAGCTCAACACCAAGCGTGTCCTGACCAACGACGAGCTGCTCCGCTACCAGATGAACGCGTGGCGCATGGTCATGGACATCACCAAGACCATCGAGGACACGGTGCAGAACCCGCCGATCGGTGTCGGTGGTGAGCGCTCCGCTGCCCGCGGCCCGCAGACCGAGAAGAGCGTGCAGGACCTCAAGCGTGAGCGCGCAGCGCGCGACGTCATGCGTGAGCTGCTGGAGCACGTCGACAAGGAGCTGAAGGGGCGACTCGACGTCGTCGCAGAGAGGCCTGAGAAGGAGCCGGCAGAGTGACTCCTGATGAGGTGAGGAAGAAGCTCGCCGCCTCTCTCGAAGAAGAGATCGACCTGCAGATCGAGAAGGAGAAGCAGCGCCTGTTCAGCAGTCGCGACGGGGTCGACTCAGCCCTGAAGGCTCTCATCAAGTCGAGCGGCCGCGCTGACCTGCTGTACTACTTCAAGGACCTGCCGGAGGAGTGCAAGGACCAGGTCTACGACATCCTGCGTGCCCGCCTGCAGAACCCGACCGCTCCGCGTGGCGAGTTCGAGAAGGTGATCTGGGAGCCGGACTACGAGGAGCAGCCGATCTCGATCGAAGAGTTCCTGCAGTCCAAGTATCACATCGGGAAGTGGTACTACGAGAACATCTTCCCAAAGTGGAAGGAAGAGATCACGCAGGTGATCAACAAGGGCTGCATCGAGTGGGTGCTCGGCGGCTCGATCGGTTGCGGGAAGTGTGTTGAGGCCTCCACTCTGATCAACACCGACGAAGGCTTTGCAACGATCAGAGACGTGTACTGGGGCAACACACTCGGACCAGACACCTGCTCCGCAGTCCAGGCAGAGTCAGGTGTCAGAGAAATTCAGCAGGTCCACGACGAAGGTGTCACCGAGACCCGCCGACTGAGGACGAAGCACGGCCACGTACTCGAAGGCAGACCGAACCACCGCGTTAGGGTTCTCGGTCCAGACTTGTCCTTGTCATGGAAGACGCTCGGTGAGATCGAACCTGGTGACTGTGTTCTTGAGCAGCCTGCAACCGTGTTCGGGAAAACCGATCTGCCATCTGAAGTGGCCGAGTTGCTGGGCTGGTTCATTGCTGAGGGTGTGCGTGAGGAGGGGAGCCCGAAGGCGGCCGTCAACACGGCGCGACTACACCTGCATGACGATGAGATTGACTATGTAGAGCAGCTGGCCAGGAGAGCTGCAGAGTTCTTGCAGGCTGACGTCTCAGTTAGCCGCGAGTACAGATATGTCTCTGTAACTGGTGGCCGTGTGCGCGATGTCTTCCCTTCCGGAACCAGCAAGGTGAAAACTGTCCCGGACAGCATCCTCACAGGTACGAGGGAGACGATCTGCGCCTTCTTGCGAGGGTTCTTCAGCGGTGATGGGCACTCCGGACCGGTGGAGTGCTCGGCTGTCACTGTGTCACAGTGTCTGGCAGAGCAGGTCCGAGTGCTGCTCACCTCACTGGGTATGTACTGCTCGCTAACAACGAGTACAGCCTCGTACCGGCTGGCCGGTGAGCGCATCGTCACAGGCGACAAGTACCTGATTCGAATCCTCGGACCAGATTCCTTGAAGCAGTTCGCTGAGGAGATCGGATTCGCTCAGGAGAGCAAGCAGCAAGCTCTGATTGAGTTCGCAACACGGTGGTCACCTAACTCGGATCACTCGTTCGCGTTCAAGCTCTCGGCTGAGCAGCTGGGTGTGCTGCGGGAGCTGCAGCCAAGGTACAAGCCGAATGAGCTGCCAGATGGCGTCAACAAGCGCACCTCGCCGCGTGGACTTCTACACCGGCTGGCGAAGCAAGGGTGCACAGTTCGACTGCTTCGGCAGGTTGAGGCCGCCGGAGGCTTCCTGCCTGGGCCGCTTCACCGGGTCGCGACTGGGCAGCTCCTGTTCGACACGGTGGAGAGCGTCGAGGTGAGCGAGGGTCACTGCTACGACCTGACGGTCTCTGGTGACCCGTCCTACATCAGTGGCGGGTTCGTGAGTCACAACACCACGGCCGCCATGCTGATCACTCTGTACAAGGTGTACGTGGTCTCGTGCATGAAGGACCCGTGCGGCTTCTACACGGCCACCTCGATCGTCTTCGGCTTCTTCTCGATCACCAAGGATCTGTCGAAGGACGTCGAAGCCAACATGCTGCGCACGCGCCTCATGGAGTCCGAGTACTTCAGGCGCGCGGTCGGCATGACCGAGGAGGTCGATGACCCGCGGCGTCCGAACGCGATGATCTTCAAGTTCCCGAAGAACATCAAGCTCGTCTTCGGCTCCCGCGCACTGCACGCTCTCGGACAGGACGTGTTCGGCGGCATCATGGACGAGGTGGCCTTCGACACTTCGTCCGGTGGCCGTCAGGTGATCGAGCTGTACAACTCGATCAAGTCCCGTATCAAGTCGCGATACATGACCCACGCCGGCCGCGTCCCCGGCATCCTGTGCATCTCGTCGTCGGCTGACAAGGAAGGCGACTTCATCGACAAGCACATGAAGGACGCCCAGTTCAAGGACAAGACGCACATCTCGTCCTTCGCGCTGTACCAGATGAAGCCGTACAGCGGCCCGACCTTCCGCGTCCTGGTCGGTGATCAGAGCCAGAAAAGCAAGCTGCTCGACAGAGTCGACGTCGACATGGAGCAAGGCTCGATCGAAGTGGTCCCGGTCGACGAGGCGCCCGAGGGGTTCCGCGTCGAGAACGTGCCTGTGCACTACTGGGACGACTACGAGCTGGACATCGAGAAGGCGCTCAAGGACATCTCCGGCATCCCGCTCTTCTCGGCCTCGCCGTTCTTCCCCAACAGGCAGAAGATCTTCCAGCTGATCGACGAGAACAGGAAGCACCCGTTCTCTGTCGACGAGCCGATCCTGACGACCGCTGACGACGACTACACGCTGGAGTCTCTGTTCGACCGGGAGGCGCTCTTCGTCAAGCCGGACCCGTACGAGAACCGCTTCCAGATGCGGATCAACCCGGGCACGCCGCGCTTCTTCCACGTCGACTTGGCCAAGAGTCAGGACTCGGCGGGCCTGGCCTGTGTCCACCTGTTCGGCTCGAAGAAGGTGCTCCGCATCGGCCAGGATGGCCGGCCTGGTGAGACCTACCTGCCGTACGTCTACGTCGACTTCATGGTCCGTCTCAGGCCGCCGGCAGAGAAGGGCGAGGAGATCGACTTCTCGAAGATCGTCTCCTTCATCTTCTACCTGCAGCAGCTGGGCTGCCCGATCGGCGAGGTGACCTTCGACCGGTACCAGTCGAGCCACTCGATCCAGCTCTTCAAGAAGCAGCACATCGAGTCGCGTGAGATCAGCATGGACATCACGCCCGCGCCGTACCTGACGCTGCAGTCAGCGTTCAACGCCGGCTGCATCTCGTACTACCGGTACCCGACGTTCCTGACCGAGGCGACCAGGCTGCAGAAGGACCCCAAGACCGGCAAGGGCGACCACCCGATCGGAGGGTCGAAGGACGTGCTCGACGCCGTGACCGGCGCCCACTACGCCTGCTTGATGTCGAAGTCGACCGAGATGCAGATGGCTGCGCCCCACCTCATCGTGCGCGGCATCACACCCCCGAGGCCGACGGCCCCGGAGGTCAAGAACTGGGCGGCCAAGGACTACAAGGACTTCGACTCCATGGTCGACATCTTCGATGACAGCCTCCGCTGAGCTGCGATACCATGACCAAGCGTCAGGCGATCAGGGCTACGGCCAAGCGGATGGGTATCCAGGACGCTGTCCTGGAGAAGCATGTCAATGAGTTCTTCAAGTACGTGGCGGAGGCTCTGGTCCTTGGTGAAGAGGTTTGGATCTCTCCGATCGGCAAACTGGTCGTCAAGGAACTGAAAAATACCAAGCGTCGAAGGTTGTGGCTGGAACCGTGCGCCTCAATGAAGTCGACGCTGAAGCGAAACCCGATCGAGGTTCCTGACTGGTACCGGAGTCTGGGAGTGGTGGTGGAGGAGGAACATGGCACAGCAGAATAGGGGCAGGTTCAGAGACCTCGTAGCCCGACTCTTCACGCGCGACGAGATCATCGAACCGGTCCGCATGGACGGTGAGCCGTCCCTGAGTCCGATCTCCTCGTACTACCGGACGCGGATGGAGCTGAGTTCCAACCGCATCAAGAGGTACAAGGACTACCGCGACATGGGCGAGGACACGCTCATCAGCGGTGCGCTCGACATGTACGCCGACGAGGCCGCACAGTTCGACCGCCAGGAGGGGAGGACCGTCTGGGTCGTCTCCAACAACAAGGAGGTCGAGAAGGCCATCCACACCATGCTTGACGCGACCGAGATGGAGGAGCAGATCCCCGGTCTCGCGCGCTACCTGGCTCAGCACGGTGACAACCCGGTCCGTCCTCTGGCAGACAAGAACAAGGGCATCGTGGCCATGGAGTTCTTGGAGGCCGAGGACTTCGAGCGCCAGGTCGACAAGTACGGGCGCTTGACCGGTTTCAGGATTCTCCCTCTCGGCGACCGCAGCTTCGACCCCTGGGACATCGTCCACTTCAGGATCATGAACCGCACGCAGACCGTGCGGCAGGGTGGCAGCATCTACGGCACGTCCGTGCTGGAGAACGCTCGCAAGACGTGGAGGCAGCTCTGCCTTGCCAAGGGGACCACGATCTGGACCACGGCAGGGCCGAAGAGCATCGAGGACGTCCGGGCCGGCGACGATGTGTTCTGCCACGACCCTGACACCGGCGAGACGGCTCAGACACGCATCGTGGCTGCCAAGGCGATGGGTCGGCAGAAGCTCGTCCGGGTGCAGACCGAGCACCGGGAGCTGTTCGTCACCCCGGATCACGGCCTGCTCGCGAAGACGCGTGGTGGTGAGTTCGTCTACAAGAAGGCCGAAGACTTGGTCCAGAGCGAGGGGCAGGCGGGCAAGCTTTTCCGCGATGCGGATCAGCTGGTGCTGCCCAGCTTGGATGGCGGCGTCGACCACCACGTCATCAAGCTGAACCCGAAGGACTACTATGTCCACCTGAAGGAGCCAGCGCAGTACGACTCGGACGGCGTCGTGGGTCGGCTGTCGGACTTGGGGCTCAGCACGAGCCTGAAGAACGCACACGGGTTCCTCGCCGCAAAGCGTGGCATCCGACTCGATGACTTCTGCAAGCTGCGCCGGGCGTTCTTCGGTGGTCAGCACCCGGACATGGTGGTGACCTGCGGCAAGAGCACGCGGCCGACGGTGGCGAGCTTCGGTCCGGCCAACGACCGGCCGTTCTTCGTCGCTGGCAGTGACTTCGTGCGTCTCCTAGGTTTCATGCTCGGCGACGGCTGGGTCAACGAGGGTGGGCGGATCGGCTTCGCGCTCGGCGTCGACGAGAAGCAGAACGAGGCCTACCGGCAGCTCTTCGAGGAGATGTTTCACGTCGAGATGGCGACGGTGCCTTCGAAGCCGGGGCAGGGTGGGCAGCACTACGTCGGCTCGATCGACATCGAGAAGATCTTCAACGCGGCCGGGTTCGTGACTGGGTTCGCGAACAAGGTCGTCCCGGAGTGGGCCTACAACCTGTCGCCGTGGCTCAAGGTGCACCTGATCCGGGGCATCATGGACGCCGACGGGTGTGAGGGCGACGGTCGCCTCACCGTCGCCAACGAGCAGCTCGCGCGTGGCGTGCACACGCTCTGCCAGCAGGCTGGCCTGCGGGTGAGCCGGAAGATCAGCACGCAGGATCGTGAGGACCGTCAGCGCTCGTACCGGTTCTGGGTGGAGAAGATCCCGCTCATGGATCGGTGGATGCCAGAGGCCGTGGTGTACGAGCGTGTCACGCACGTCGACCCGGCTGGTGAGGGCGAGACGTACGATCTTCAGGTCGACGACGACCTGCACAACTTCGTCGCCAACGGCGTGGTGTCGCACAACACGCTGCTCGAAGACCAGCTCGTCATCTACCGTCTGGAGGTTGGCGGCAGGCACCGCGTCTTCTACATCGACGTCGGCACCGCTTCGCACGAGCAGGCGCTGGCCATCACCAGGAAGTACGAGCGGCAGTTCGGCAGGAAGCAGTACTTCAACCCGCAGTGTCTGACTGCCGACACCAAGGTCTTCACGCTCGACGGCCGTCAGTTGCGAATGGATGAGATGGCGGCTGAGGTTGCGGCTGGCAAGCAGCAGTGGGTGTACAGCTACGACATCAACAAGAAGAAGGTTGTCCCGGGTAGAGTGTTGTGGGCAGGCAAGACCGGCGCAGCGGTGCGTGTGTGCCGTGTCCAGCTCGACAACGACACGTCCGTCATGTGCACGTTGGACCACCGGTTCCTGGTGAAGCGTGACGATGGCAAGCGTCACGAGTACGTCGAGGCGTCGAAATTGCAGCCTGGCGATTCGATCACGCCGGTCAACTTCAAGCTGTCTGACAAGGGTCAAGGTGACCTACTGTCCGGTTACAGAATGGTGTGGCAGGACAGGTTCGACAACTACCAGTATGTGCACCGTGCTGTAGCCCACGCGGCGATTGGCACCCCGAGGAGAGCCGACGGCACGTTCCAGCCGGACTACCTGGTACACCACCAGGACTTCAACAAGCTCAACAACGCGCCTGAGAATCTGGAGTGGAAGACTCACCAGGACCACGTTGACCACCATGAGAAGCACTCGAAGAACCTGGAGCTGGGCCGCATCAGGCTGCAGGAGATTCTCAGCGGTGAGGAGCGTGAGGAGTACCTCTCCAGGCGTGAGAGGGCGAGACAGGAGGCTATCGCAGCGAACCCGGAGCTGCGTTCAAGACTGGCGGAGGCGTCGGCGGCAACGCTGAGAGCGTGGAACAAGTCGGACAGGGCCAAGGTCGAGCGGAAGAAGTCGATGACAGCACGCTGGCAGGTCAAGCCGGCTGAGATCACTGACTCACTGGTTCGGGGCAAGGTGAACTCGGTCTTCGCGGAGTTGAAGCGCAGGAACCTTCCGATCACCGAGGAGGCGTGGAACTCAGTTGCTCGTCAAGGGCAGATCTCGTGGGTGAAGGCGAAGACCAGGTACCCAGAGATGTTCAACTTCAACCACAAGGTCGTCTCCGTGACGGTCGGTGGCAAGGAGGACGTCTTCGACATCGTCGTCGAGCAGTACCACAACTTCGCTGTGGCTCTCGAAAACGAGAGCGGCGTGTTCGTGCACAACAGCGGCGAGTGGACCTCGCGCTTCACACCGCTGCAGCTCACGTCCGAGATCTTCTGGCCGATCCGCGGCGAGTCGGCATCCCGGATCGAGTACCTGGGCACCGACCCCAACGTGCAGGGAATCGCCGACCTGGACTACTTCCGCAACAAACTGTTCGCCAGCTTGAAGATCCCCAAGGCGTACATCGGCGGCGACGAATACTCGTCTGCCCGCTACGGCCTGGCGCAGATCGACATCGCCTTCGCACGCTCCGTGCAGCGCCTGCAGCGCGCCCTGATCAACGGCATCACGCGCATGGGTCAGATCCACCTCGCCTTCCTGGGCAAGGACCCGACCCAGGCCGAGAACCAGTTCCAGATCATGATGAGCCCGCCGTCGACGCTGGACCAGGAGCAGCGCATGGAGGCGCTGGACCTGTCACTCACGCTGTCGATGAAGATGAAGCAGATCGGCGAGGCGCTCGGCCTCGATGACCAGGCTCTGAACGCGTACATCCAGAAGACCATGCTCGGTCTGACGCCGTACGACCTGAGCCGCATCACGGCGCAGATGCCAGGCGCGCAGCAGGATCAGGGGTTCAACCCACAGGTCATGGACCACCTGATCAGGACCGTCAACGGAGACCCGGAGGCGGCCGGCTACCGCCCTCGTGGCGAGCGTGGCGACGACATCTTCCCCAAGCTGGGTGACCAGGGGATTCTGGCCGAGTCGCTGGTGGGCTCCTACAGGTCGGAGGCTGACAAGCTCGGCTTCGAGGAGTTCTTCGGCGAGACCACCGAGGAAGAGGTCATGAGGCTGCGCTCCAAGATGCGGGTGTCTGACAAGGCTCCGAAGGGCTGATTGTGGGCTCCATCAAGAACCTCATCGACTACGTGAACACCGTCGACGAGATGGTGGAGGACGCCAAGATGTACCTGGACGCCTACGAGAAGGCCCTGCCGTTCACAGGGGACCGCCGTGAGGTTGTTGTCGACTGGAGCGATCAGGCGTACTACAACGCCGACATGAGCGTGAAGGTAGGCGGAGCCAACACAACGGTGCAGGAGGTCGAGTGGGACGCCTGGGCCAGGCGGGAGATCGAGAACGCCGAGCTGAAGTACAAAGCGATCCTGAATCGCAACATGGAAGAGGTCAGGGAGGAGGCTCGCAACAAGATTGCCGACAAGCTCGCCGCTGACGCGGCCAGGGTCAGGATCGGCAGACTCGACAGGGGCACTCTGATGGGTATCTCTACCGGTCCGACCCCAGAGCTGGTGACCAAGAAGGCTGGCAAGTCTACATACTACCAACCGCGCCGTCCCAGCCAACCCAACCTCAACCTGCCAGAGCGTGAGGTCATCACCCCGTCCAGGAGGCGCTCGGAACCGCCACCGCCGACCCGTGACCTGGACCCGAAGCGGGAGATCTCGCTCGAAGATGATTGACCAGCGCACCTTGGAGGAGCGTCTCGACTACCTGCGCGAGATGCTTGACATCGACGAGTCGAAGCACGTCGCGACTCATCGCGGTGTCCCTCACAGACAGGACTATCTCGACCTTCACTACGATCGGTACCCGCACAAGCAGACCGACAAGGAAGAGAAGCGCACACGAGCGGCTGTGCTCGCTGCGGCCGGCATCGCCTCGCTGATCGGCATCTCGAAGCAGAAGATGCTGCAGCAGTTCTACATGGCCGAGAAGTACCTCAAGCTCTCCAAGACGGCCAAGACACCGTTCGAGAGGCAGAAGGCTCTCAGGCAGTTCGAGTCCATGATCCAGCTGATCAAGGCCGGGCTCAGGCAGTCGTACACCAAGAGCTACCGGCTGGGCGTGTCGTCGAGCGGTGTGGGCGGCCAGTTCCGCACCCGGGGCTTCATGTCGCCCGAGGAGGCGCGCTGGGTCGAATCGGCTTTCAAGCACGAGATGCGCTACCTGAACCAGCTGGTCAACGACGTGAAGGCGGGCAAGTCTGTGCCCACGCTGGCCAACAGGATCGGGCTCTACGCCAAGGCGCTGGCGGCGGCTTACAACTCAGGCCAGGTCATGGCCACGAACCGGGACACGCTGATCCACTGGAGGCTCAGCCAGGACCCGGAGGTGCAGCACTGCGACGACTGCCTGTATCTGGCAGGGCTCAGCCCGTTCGTTCGTGATACGCTGCCCACGGTGCCCAAGGCGGGCATCTGCAGGTGTTCGAGCAACTGCCGCTGCGAGCTGGAGTACGAGGTCGTCAAGCAGGACGTGGCCAGTCAGGTGCGCGCCGGCAACATGAGCAAGACGTACGTGGTCCGGAAGATCCGAGACCGCCAGAGAGGCCGGTATGCTTGAAGAGCACGATGACGACATCCCAGTCCTGTCCCTCGAAGACCCGGAGATCGAGGAGAACGACGGGGAAGCAGTCGAGAACGCGGTCAAGGGCTCGATCCGCTACGCCTTCATCGGCTCCGGACAGGGTGGCTCGCGGCTGGCGGCCGAGGCGTACAAGATCGGCTACCGCAAGACGATCTGCATCAACACGGCCCCGCAGGACCTGTCGGCGATCCAGATCCCCGAGGAGCAGAAGCTCTGCCTCGACATCGGTCCAGGGGGCGCCGGCAAGGACCCGGCCCGCGGCGAGGAGGCGACGACCAAGCATCAGCAGGCGATCTACAACCTGATGAAGCAGGTCTTCGGCAAGCAGATCGACCACATCATGATCTGCGCCGGTGCCGGCGGCGGTTCGGGCGGAGGCTCGGTGCTGCCGCTGATCATGATCGCCAAGCGCTACCTCCAGTTCCTCGGCCATGTAGAGGATCTTGACAAGCGCGTCGGTGTGGTGCTAACGCTCCCTACCAACAGTGAGGTCGTCGCAGTCCGGGTGGCGTGGAACGCCTACCAGGTGGCCTCCAAGGTGTCGGACTTGGCCGAGGCGGGCTCCATCGCGCCGCTGGTCGTGGTCGACAACGACAAGGTCCTGGAGCTGAGACGCGGCATCCCGATGGTCAAGATGTGGCCAACGGTGAATTTCGATGTGATGAACCTGTTCCACATCTTCAACTTGCTGTCGTTGAAGCACTCATCGTACACGTCCTTCGACCCGTCCGACTACGCGTCGGTGGTCAAGGCAGGCGGTCACACGATCATGGGTGTGACGTCGGTCAAACCGGAGCAAGCACAGAACGAAACAGAGATCATGCGGGTGGTGAAGTCGTCGCTCGACCGCACGTTGCTGGCAGATGGGTTCGACCTGTCGACGGCGACGCACGTGGCGGCGATCGTCATGGCCGGCCGGCAGACGCTGGAAGAGGTCCCTGGACTGGCCGAGGTGATCGAGTACGTGTTCAGCATGCTGGGCACGCTGACCAGCGCGCAGCTGGTGCATCGCGGAGTGTACGAGGACTCACGGCCAGGGCTCAGGATTTACACGATCGTCTCCGGACTGCAGCGTCCGCTCACCAGGTATCGTAGACTCGAAACGCTCTCGCGTGAGAGGTACCCTTTCACAGAGCGTTGAGGTAGACTGCACAGCGACGTGGCTCAGCTGGCCTAGAGCGCCTGGCTCATAACCAGGAGGTCGTCGGTTCGAATCCGACCGTCGCAACTCGGTGCGGGGTGGAGCAGTTGGAAGCTTGCCGGGCTCATAATCCGGAGGTCGCAGGTTCGAGTCCTGCCCCCGCTTCTCTTCGACTCCCGTCGTCCCGTCCCCGCGGGGCGGCGCCGAGCAGACCAGCCAATCGGGGGCCAGGCAATTGTGCCTGGCTCCTGTTGGCCCTGCAGATGCCCTGATGAGCGCACTACGCATGGTAGAGGTAGCCACCTCCCGCTTTCGCGAGGTGACCGCTGTCACAGCCGTTGGGAGCAACGTGCGCGTGACGGTCGACTACCGCATGAACAACAAGTTCCTGCCCGCCTTCCTGGAACAGCTTGACCGCGCGCTGCACGCCACCTACAACGCGGCGCTCATCGTCGAACCCTTGAGCGATGACCAATTCGCAGCGGACCCGAACTTCGAACGCACACCTGGAACTGGACCGATCGTGCCGACAACGTGGGACTGGATGAACAAGAAGGGAGAGAAGAATGGCAAGCGTTGAAGCGAAGAAGTGTGATCAGTGTGGAACGGTGGAGCACGGCGAGCAGCTGGGCAGCTGGGTAGGGCTGGCCAAGCCGAACGGCGTCATGCTGATCGGCCCCATCTACGAGGTGGCGGCCACGGTCAAGCGCCTGTACGGCGACTTCTCCGGGATCGAGGACATCGACCCGAGACAGCGCAGCGTCAAGGAGCTGTGCAGCCAGGGCTGCCTGCACGAGATGGTCTCGGCCCACTTGCAGAAGGGTGAGATGCAGGGTCAGAGCTACGGCCGGCGCCGCTCGATCGGCGTCACCGTGGACGACCTGACTGGTACGGTGGGAGTGGCGTGAACGACCCAGCCTACACGCTGACCTGGGAGGAGTACCTGGCCGACATCGGGGAGCTGTGCGAGATCATCCGCTCAGCTCAGCTCTCCGTGTCAGCTGTGTACGGCATCCAGCCGCACGGCGTCATCCCAGCCTTCATCATCGCACAGCAGTTGCGCGTCGAGTACACGCCGCTCGCTCTGCCGGTGAGGATGAACGGCGGGACCATGCTCTGCGTCGACGGCTTCTCCAACCGTGGCGAGGATCTGGTCGCGTACCAGCGCGACTCCAAGACAGCTGCCGTGTACGTCAGGGACCGCCCGGACATCATCTTGCAGCCTCACTACTACGCGAAGGCCATCGAGGGCCTGATCCGCTTCCCTTACGAGCAGTCGCGCTCCCTCACAGGCCGCTAGGATTCGCTGACTAGGAAGCCGACCCGATTCAAGCTAGCTTCAGTGCGTATGGGTTGGTTTACAAGGAAGACGGAGATCCAGAAGAGGGACCTCCGGGCTGACAAGTTGGCGAAGGCCATCAAGAAGATCGGCGGCTTCGAAGTAGTCGAGTGGAAGGCCACTGACCACGAAGAGCGCCCTGGTGGCTCAGACCGCACGGTGCGTGTCTCGACGATCAAGCTCGTCGAACGCTGACGCACGAGTGGATGTGGGGAGGGTGAGATGGATGGTGCGTTCCCGAGGTGCCTGAAGTGCAAGCACGGCACGATGCTGCCGCTGAGTGATTTCCATCACGGCGGAGCGTCGATGCAATACAAGGCCTGGGCCTGTCACAACGACGAGTGCCGGGCCATGGTGAAGATCGACAAGGGCTGGGTCAGCTACGAGCGTGGCTCGCCGCACCCGCGGCCAGAGAAGTCGTTCAACACCGCCCAGTACGACCGGTAGCGGCCCTCTCGGCCTGCACCTTGTCGTAGGCCGCCTCGGCCTGCTCCTGGGTCGTGACCACGCCCTCACGGGCCTGCGTCGCGATCAGGGTGGCCACCATGAGCCGGCGCCTCTTCACCGGGTCCGTGAGGATCGCCCGGGTGTCGACGCGCCGGCTCACAGTTGCTGATCCGTGCTGAACGTGATGGGCGCCGGCAGACTCCCTTCTCTCCAGCTGGCCCAGGATCGCTGCAGCTCGTCGAACATCCGATCCGCTAGCGGGCCGGTGAATCTCTGTGTGCTGCCGTCCCGCCACGTGATAGTGGTTGAGGCTGAAGCCCCGGCACAGTTGCTCAGAGTGCGGACGTCCTCCCAGTTGATGGAAAGCTTTGCCTGTTTCATGGGTTGCTCCTTGGCTCACAGCCACTGGTGCTTGAGGGCGTAGCCGTCACCGAAGAGTGCGGCCGACAGCTCGTAGACCGTGTGCATCCCCATGTCCATGCCGCAGCCGTGGACGACGACGCCCTCCTCGCCCTCCCGGGTGGACCAGCCGAGAGCCTTCGCGACTAGGTGGTCGAGCTGGTAGACCCTGATCCCATGCTCCTCCTGGACCAGCTTCAGAACCGAGATGCGGCGGAGCATTCCGCTCCGTGCACGGTGACGCAGCACGAGGTGCAGCGTGTCACCTGGTACCAGGAAGTCGGCCTTCAGGCGGTCGCGGTACTCCTGCTGTTCGGCTTCGCTCTTTCTCATGAGCGAATCTTAGCACGCGACCAACGAATTTGTCAAGCGAGTGAGATCTCGATCTTCACTTCGACAGGGTCATCGGTGTGCTTCAGCTCAGCGTAGTCCGGGCTGTCAGCCGGCAGCTCGATGGCACCGCGGGCGGACACGAAGACACCATGGCGGCGGACGGGTATTCCGGCATGCAGGTAGAGCCCGTTGAACAGTCTGTCCCGGGCAACGTACATCGTGATCGTCATTCAGGGTGTTCCGCCGCAGTGGGCCGGCGGAACTGCTCTAGCATTGCGGCCGCTTTCCCCCAGGCGTTGCGAGCACCCTCACGGAAGTCGTAGTGGGCCTCCGCGTACGGGCACTTCACGACGCCGTAGACGGCATCCAGGGTGCGCTCGACGAGGTCTACGACGTCCTCCCTCGCCAGCTTCTCGCTGACGGCCTGCTCTAGGCGCTTGACCTTGTTCTGTGCGCGAACCAGCTTGCGAGCGAGGCTGCCGCGGTGCGCGTCGTTGGACCAGATGACATCTCGAAGATGAAAGCAGTGCTCGATGAGCTGCTCCTTGGTCATCTTGCGGATCGGGTCGTCTGGGCTGCGGGGTGCCAGAGGCTTCGGGTGCCACCTGGACTCCGCTGGTTCAGCTCCGAGCTTCGTCATCATGCATCCCTCCGTCAAGCTAAGCAGTACTGGAGGGGGGACTTGAACCCCCACGGGTTGTTAGCCCACAGCGCTCTCGACGCTGCGCGTGCTGCCAGTTTCGCCACTCCAGTAAACAAGGCCGATGGTAAGGGCTCGGCCAACACCCACTTGGTGAAGAACCTCGGATAACGGCCCGAGTGCCGAAGAGAGGGCAGCGGGAGTCGAACCCGCCTGACAGGTTTTGCAGACCTGCGCCTTACCGCTCGGCCATGACCTCTTCAAGAGTACCAGGGGTGGGATTCGAACCCACACTGTCACGGTTCTGAACCGTGTGCCTCCTGCCGTTGGGCTACCCTGGCAGCTTTTCTACGTCTACGGTACTGGCGATTAGCCTCTGCACCACACGTCAACGAGGTGAACCCCTTGTTGTTGCCGTAGGTTGGAGTTTGTGAGTGGCAGTTCGGGCAGAGAAATTCTAGGTTGTCCAACCTGCAGTCCTTGAAATCCCCGTTTTTGTGCTCTACGTGCAGCCGTAGAGCGTTGCCAAGCCAGTGCCCGGGGTTGCCACAGCTGGCGCACTCGTACCTGGTGCCGGCTTCGATCAGGGCTCTCCGCAGTCTCAGGGCGTTTTCTCGATAAGGCTTGCTCCGAAGAACGAGAACCTCCTCGTGTGGCTTCTTGCTAGCCGAGGGCAGGCCGGCGTTCCACACAGTTCTACTGAAGTGCGTGGTGTCCAGGTTGTACTGCTTGATCCTCAGCGAGATCAGGTTCGCTCCGCCGCCAGTCAGACGCATGTTGAGTGCCCGCATCACGTCTCTGATGCAGCTGCTGCTCGCTACTATCGGGGCTAGTACCCCCTTGGTGTACTTCAGGTGTGCTGGCATGTGATAGTGGGTCCGGTGGGAGTCGAACCCACAACTTCTCGGTTAAGGGCCGAGTACTCTAGCCAGTTGAGTTACGGACCCAGAGTGCGCTCGGCAGGATTCGAACCTGCGTCGCTCCGGGTAAAGGCCGGCTGCCTGGGCCAGACTAGGCTACGAGCGCGTATAGCTTACACAGAAGAAGGGCGTTGGTGCCGGGCTTCTTCTGTTTGGGCTTCAGCTTCTGCTGGATCGCGCTCATAGCCGTCTGTCTTAGCCTACCTCTTGGCCCTGTGTCAAGGGCTCTTTCTCACGGTTGTCGAAGGTAGTTCTGGATCTCGGTCGTCAGGGCCGGCGGGTCGTTGGTGTAGAACACGAGCTTCTGCAGCGCGTCCGAACCGTGCACGGTGACCAGGAGGCCAGCTGGCACAGGCTTGGTCTTCACCCTGCGCGCGGTCGACTTGGAGGGGATGATCAGACCGACGCTGACCCGCTTCACGAGCGGGTTCTTGCCGGCCCACCTGATGACCGGCACTGCGTCGTCAATCACAGTCGTATGCCCTTTGTAGTTGAACTTCTTCCCTTTCAGCACCCTCCTCGGCGTGCTCATGCTTGAGCCCTCTCGCGCGCCCGCTTCTCGCGCATGTGGGTGCGCATCGCCTCACGTTTCGCTTCGCCGCGCCGAGCGTGTGTCGCCGCGTACGTGCACACCGGCCCGCAGAACTTCTGCCGCCTGTACCTCACGAACACCGCCTCACAGTGTGGGCACTTCCGATACGGGAACGGCTGTTCCCGAAGGAGCCTCACAAACTCCGCGACAAGCATCTGCTCGACGGTTCGTGTCTCCCAGATCTCTACGAGCATCTCCCGGGAGGTGTGGAGGTAGGTTAGGACTGACGCACCAGGCACCGGCAGTCTCACCCCCTCCCACTGCAGGAGGCAGCCCAGGTGGAAGTTCACTTTCGGTAGAAGGGTTCTGAGCAGATTGGCGGGGTTTACAGCTGGCTCCGCGACAAGAACAACGGAGACCGGCGCAGAATCACGCAGGTTGTGCACCTTGAACTTGGCCGCCTCTTCGACCTGCTCCTTCAGGCGCGCGTGGGCGGACTCTGACAGCATGTCTACGTCATCGTACTCGGCTGACGCCAGCGCTGCGAACAGCGCTTTCACAGCCCCATGGTTCTTGAATGCCAACCTGTTGCCGCTCACTTGGCGTACCTCGACTTGAAGTTGTTGATGTAGAGCAGAGCGCCCAGCTCGGCGACCTGGTCGGCGAAGTCCCTGGACAGGTGGTCGCTCACGTCCTGGTGGGCGAACTCGTGCAGGAGGAGCTTGAGCACCTCGACCACGTTGTCCTCACGAAACCAGTGGTGGCTGAGCCGACCCACGTTGAAGGTGAGCGGGCTGCCAGGGCCGTAGGTGGCGGCGTAGGGCCAGGTGATGTCGCTCGTGAACTGCACCACGAGGTTCTTGAACCCCAGCGTGTCCTTGCAGATGATCTGCGAGAAGAGGGCGACCCACTTCATGCCCTCGGTCCACTTCTCGCGCGGGATGAGCTTCTGCTCGTCGCCGGTCTCGGAGTAGGGCTTCGGGCTCGGCGTCACCTGGCCGGCAGGCAGGGTTGCTGCGAACCGCTTCGTGTTGGCGTGCTCCTCGCGTGACTGTGAGCCTCCGTAGATCAGCTTGTAGCCCTCGCTGACGGCGATGTTGTTCGCCTCCGGGTCTGAGGGGTCGAACATGACCCGCTTCTCACCCCAGCGGAGGTCCTGCACCCTCTTGAAGGCCTCCTCCTCGACACGCTCGTCACCGGCAGCTTCACGCACCCAGGCCGAGGTCGCATCCTCAACAGAGAGACGGTGGTGAGACGCGTTCAGCGCGTGCGTGCGCAGAGCCCGCAGATAGCTCGGCGGCACGTTGTCGCGCTCGATGGTCAGCGGGACGCGCTGCAGCACGTTGTAGTGCCACTTGTCGCCTGACTCGACGATCGGGATGCCCATCTCGTAGATCAGGGCTGTCTCGCCAGAAGCGGGCTCGTACAGCTCGACGACGGTCTTGCGCTGCGTGCGCCGCAGCTCCCCATCCTCGCCGCTGAACTCGGTCTGCAGCGTGGCATCGAGCGAGGTGACGGCGGCCCGCCGCGGGATCTCGATGCCGTTCAGCGTGACCGTGACACCGGCGGGTGGGATGATAGTGCGGAACGCGTCCATCATCTCTGTCATCTCCGCCTTGGTCGCGCGGAGCCTCGCGGTGAACGTGGTGCCTCGAATCGTGCCCGCGGTGCGACTCAGGTGTCGACCGTGGTCGTCGAAGATGAGGGCGCCGGTCGTGCTCGCGATCTTCGCATGGTCGCAGAGCGCAAGTACAAACTTCTCGCCGATGTTGAAGCGACCGCGCAGGGTGGCGTCGGGCTTCTTCTGACTGGGCGCGAACAGCGTGTACGCGTCACGCAGGTCCTGGAAGCCTACCTCCGAATTGTCCCGGACCTCCATCTCGACCCGGCCGCGGAACACGGACTCGGTGAGGGCAACCGAGACCCGATCGGACCCGGCATCGACCGCGTTCTGATACAGCTCGAAGAACACGAAAGCCTTGCCCCTGCGTGCGACTTGCTGCGCCAGACCTTTCCGATCCACCTCGAACCATTCCATGCGTCGTACCTCCAGTCTCAGATTAGACCACAACCATCAATCTTTGTCAACCGGGTTGACTTTCCCAACCCGATGTGAGAGAACCGTAGCTCGGAGGAATGCACCGCATGGCGAAGGACGACTACACACAGCTGCAGAAGGACTTTCGAAGCGCACGACGCGTGAGCACACCGCTCATGTTGGTGCGCACGGTCGACGGACGAGAGACGGCACGCAACCTGACGGCAGCCGCAGCCGACGGGCACCCGGTCATCTGGTGGGACACGGCGACCGGTCTGTCATCGCTCAACAAGCAGGTCGGCGTCAAGGCCCTGCTCGAAGCGCTGACCCCGACCGATCAGGACGGTGGCGAGCCGATGACGCCGGAGTCGATCACCTCGCCCGTCGACGCGCTGGCCGTGGCCAACAGGCTGCCCAGGACGTCGATCCTGATCATGCACAACGCGCACCTGTTCCTGATCCCCGGCCAGGCGGCCTACCCGCTGATGGTGCAGAGCATCTGGAACCTGCGCGACACCTTCAAGACCAACAAGCGGCTGCTCGTCCTTCTTACGCCGAACACGTCCCTGCCGCCGGAGCTGGTGCAGGACTTCCTCATCTTCGAGGAGGAGCTGCCCAACCGCGAGCGCTTGCAGAAGGTGGTCGTCGACATCCACAAGTCGGCCAACGTCGAGGTCCCGAAGCAGGAGGTCGTCAACAAGGCGGTCGACGCGCTCCGCGGCCTGGCCTACAACCCGGCCGAGCAGATCACGGCCATGTCGCTCTACATGGACGAGAACAAGCAGGTCGTCTTCAACGTCCAGGAGCTGTGGCGGCGCAAGCGGGAGCTGATCAACCAGACCAAGGGTTTGTCGGTCGACGCGCCCAAGGCGACCTTCAAGGACATCGGCGGCCAGGCCCAGATCCAGCTCTTCGGCACGCGGATCTTCAACGGTCCCTCGGCCCCGAACTGCGTGGTGCGCATCGACGAGATCGAGAAGATGCTGGCCGGCGCAGCGGGTCCGGTCTCCGACACGTCCGGCGTCAGCCAGGATGCGCTGGGCGTCGTGCTGCGCGAGATGGAGGACAACGGGTGGCCCGGCATCCTGCTCGTCGGCTCGCCCGGTACGGGTAAGACGCTCTTCTCGACCGCGCTCGGCACCACGTTCGAGAAGCTCTCGATCGCGCTCGACCTGGGTGCGATGAAGGGCAAGTACGTCGGCGAGTCGGAGGCTGCGATCCGCAACGCGATGAGCGTCATGCGCAGCGTGTCCGACAACCAGCTGCTGATCATCGGCACCTGCAACAAGCTGGAGGTGCTGCCGCCGGAGCTGCGCCGCCGCTTCAAGCTGGGCATCTGGTTCATCGACCTGCCCTCGGCCGAGGAGCGGGACCTGATCTGGCAGATCAACCTCAAGCGCTTCAACCTGGACCTGAGCCAGACGCGGCCCGACGACAAGGTCTACACCGGAGCCGACATCCGCAACATCTGCGAGATCGCCTGGCGGCTGTCGACCGACGTGATCGAGGCCTCCAAGTTCATCGTGCCCGTGGCCATCTCGGACCCGGCCTCGATCCAGCGGCTGCGAGTCCAGGCGCACAACAAGTACCTGTCGGCGGCCTACCCTGGGCCGTACATCATCCCGGCCGGGCAGGCTCCGGAGGAGCTGGCAGCCGAGGAGGGGAAGCGGGAGATCTCGCTCGACCTCACCGGCGGCAAGAAGTACGGGAACTGAGGGGGAGCAGGGGGAGGGCGCCGCAGAGGCTCGACCCTCCCCCCGCATGGGTGGGGTGAGCCAAACCCTACTCATGTCCGTCAGAGTTGTCAATACGAGGTCGCTGGTGCTAACCGGCCAGCGGACAGGAGGACGAGGATGCCGTGTTACGTGGTGAGCGAGGCGTCGGTCGACATCAAGGCGGCCAACTTCTCGCTTCTGGAGAAGGGGCTGGCCAACGACAAGGACTTCATCCTGCACGGTGTGTATGGGGGTGTCCTGCACGCGTCGTGGAAAGGGCAACGGTTCACTCTGGCCAACGGACAGGTCACAGTGGAGCACCGGGACCAGCGGATGGCCGAAAAGCTGGCCGGCGAGATCGGCAACGCCGTCAATCGAGCCTACTCCAAGCAGGTTGTGAAGCACGCTTCGCAGAAGATGGGCTGGGCTGTGGAGCAGACGGGTGACCTGGAGTTCAACGTCACCAAGCGGTCGGCCTGAGGGAGGGGACATGTCACAGGACAAGATGACGGTGCGCATCGAGGAGGATGGCACCATCACGACGGTGGTCAACGGGCAGATCTCGACCATGAATCACGACTCTGCCGACAAGTGGCTCAAGATGGTTGAGAAGCTGGCCGGCGGCCACGTGCGCCGCACCAAGGACAAGAAGGCGGAGCACAAGCATGCCCACACGCACCACGACCACGAGCATGAACAAGCCAAGGCCTGAGCCCACACCAACACCGGTGTGGGAGATCATCAGCGCCACGTCCAAGGGTAAGTTCGTGATCGTCGAGGCCCGCATTGCCGGCAACCAGGTTGCGAGGTCTGGGTGCGCCTGGGTCGACTACCAGCTCAAGTTCGAGACCAAGGGAGGGCTGCCCTCGTGTGTGGGCGGCACGTACAAGATCTCCAACGTCGCCGCCGGTGACGCGTTCGCGACCAGGCTGCCGGACAACTTCCTGCGAGCCTGTGGCAGTGCCGCGCTCGCGGCCAGGAAGAGGTGAACCGTGAAGCTCTTGTTCTGCAAGGCGTGCGTGGACGTGAGGAAGCTCTCCACGCGCACGATCACGGTCTGTGACTGCGGTGCGTCCAAGGGCAAGTACCTGGAGGATGGGCTGAACGCTACGGTCGAAGGGGACCGCGCCCTCGTGCTGGGGTTCGACAACAACTCTCTTCGAGCTGCCATCATGCAGGACGGCAGACTGCCGAAGGAGTACGGGGCCGAAGGGGAGCCCGGCGTCAGGTTCGAAGCCTTCATCATCCCCAACTCAGCAAGGTCCGTGAAACGGGCTTGACACACTCAGCGGTCGAGTGCTAAAGGGCCGCACCAGTAGCAGAGAAAGGAGTAGAGAATGGCGATCGAAGAAGGGGGCCGGAAGGTCATCGAGACGACCGTGTGTCTGGACGTGCAGATCAGCATGCTCGGCTTGGAGCGACGGGTCGAGTCCGAGGACGTGACCGCCAAGGACGCGGACAAGAAGCGTTTGCGTGTCACCAAGTTGATCATCGAATCCGACACCATCAAGTCGATGCAGAAGCTGCGCAGCCGACTCGCGGCCGATCTCAAGGAGATCAAGGTGCCCACCAAGATGTACCGGCACGGCATCTACTTGATCCCGCAGATCTACGTGGTCAACGTCGAGAACCTGCTGAAGCTGGCCAAGAAGGAGATGAAGGAGCTGGCCACGCAGCTGGTGTCCGAGTACGACGACCTGAAGGCGGCCGCCAAGGAGAGTCTGGGTCAGCTGTACGACGAGAAGGATTACCCGTCCCCTGAAGCGTTGCCGGCGCTGTTCGACGTCCAGTGGGATTACTTGGCGTTCGACACGCCAGCCGTTCTGAAGAACCTGGACTACGAGCTGTTCCAGAGTCAGCGGGAGAGAGCTGAGCGTCGCTGGGACGAGGCCGCGGAGCAGATCCGTCGTGCTCTGCGTGAGGGGTTCGGCGGTCTGGTGACCGAGTTCGTGGACAAGATGATCCCCGGAGACGACGGCACCTTCCGCAAGCTGAAGCAGCCCTTCATCGACAAGTTCCACGAGTTCCTGCGCTTCTTCGAGGGCCGCAACGTGACCTCGGACGAGGAGCTGGACGAGCTGGTCAAGAAGGCCAAGGACCTGCTCGAAGGACGCACGGCGCAGGAGCTGCGCGGCGACGAGGAGATGCGCGAGAAGATCCTGGAGAGCTTCAAGACGCTGCGCGAGAGCAGCGACAAGCTGGTCCAGGAGTACGTGCGCGAGGTCAGTCTGGAGGAAGATGCGGCGTGAGAGACACGCCTACATTGTTGGTGGCCGAGCAGGACTTCAAGCGGCTGGTGCTCGCGGGCCGTGTGTACAGCATCGCCCGCGGGCAGTGGCGCAAGATCGACGATCTGGGGCCGCCCCCTGTCGCGGTCGTGCGCCCCGGGCTGCTTGGTGAGGACTTCGCCTCCGAGGTCACGGCCGCTGATCTGTGCGAGCTGAGCGGTGCCCAGACCGACTACATGGACACCTTCCTGCTGGTGCTGCGTGGGGCTGTCATGGACGAGGTGCCGTTCCACACCGAGAGCGGCGTCACGATGCCTGAGGTCTACAAGGAGTGCTTGCAGTTCTTCGTCAGACACGCGCCGAGGCCGATCGTGCGCCGCATGATGATTGCACCCGTCATCGACCGGGCGATCAACGACATCACCATGGCCGTGGATGCCTGGAAGACGAACCGCCCGGACTTCACCATGCTCTGGGAGGGCATGATGGAAGTGTCACGACGGTCTGACAGCCTGCGGGCCGGCGGGCGCCGCTACGTACCGAAGAGGCAGCTGGACCAGGAGACCTTGAAGGCGTTGACCCAGACCACACCGGTGCGAGAGGTCTCGCTGTCAGAGGACGATTGAAGTGGAGATCGTGGACGACATGACGCTCGACTTCATGGCCCACGTGACGGCCCAGGTGAGGCTGGACGGGACCTTCATCACGGTTGCGCAGTCTGAGCCTGGCTACTCGACGGCCGACAAGGCGTACAAGGCTTTGCTGATCGAGGCTGGTCTTGCGGATGGAATGGTGCTGCTTCCGTCGGATGAGGATCGTGACTTCGCTGCCAGGACCATGGCCTGGGCCAGAGAGGTGTTCGTCGCCCGCAGCTCGTTCCAGGAGAAGCAGCGAGAGGCAGCCCTGCAGGGCGTCAACAAGGTCAATTACAGAATCCTGGCCTCGCTCTACGCGGCGTACGACAAGATCGCGAACCGCAAGAAGCCGTTCGGCGCCCCGGGCGACATCATCTCGTGCAGGGCGCTGCTCAAGGGGCTCCGAGCGCAGCCGCTGGGGTCCACGCTCTTGAAGGGGCTCGACGCCACGTTCGAGAACATGGACAACGGGTCGACGCTCGTGGTCGAGATGCCGGCCAACCTCCAGCAGGACGCTGCGGACGAGCTGGTGCTCAACGATGAGTACCAGGGGACCTTCTACGTGGTCTCTGCCAGGGACCTGAGCGGGGTCTGGTACTGCCGCGGGACGGCCGTCGAGCTGGTGCACATCACTGCCGATGCAGCGATGCGGGTGATCGGGCAGCGAATCCCCATCCCGAGAGTGCAGCGGGCGATGCCGACCAAGGCGATCGCAAGCGGGGTGGCACCGGAGCCGAAGAAGGTCAGGGACATTAGCTTGACGGAGGACGATTGAGAGTCATCGAAGGCGTTGGACCTGATGCCCAGGTTGTCGCGAACGAGAGGGGTGCCAAGGCCAGCAAGCCCGCGGCCCGCATGGACCTGCTGCCGCACCGGGCGCTGCTGGAGATCGGCAAGCTCGGCCTGTTCGGGGCAGACAAGTATGGGGTCGACAACTGGCGCGGCTTCGACGTGAACGACCACCTGAACCACGCCGACGTCCACCTGCACGCCCACCTGGCCGGCGACCGGCAGGAGGGTCCGATCGGGCACCTGTCGAGGCTCGCACTCAGGGCGCTGTTCGCCCTGGAGACGGCCATCGACGATGAACGCAAGAAGCAAGAAACAGCAAGTTGACAAAGCACCGGACAGCGTGCTAACAAAGGAGGCTCCTATGAAGACGATCGTTTCCACCCTGCTCGTGCTCTGGCTTGTGGCCGGAGTGGTGAGCACTGCTTCGGCCCACCCGCAGGGCAAGCCCCATCCCGAGCCGCATCCAGCGCCTCAGGAACCGTGGGGCAAGTAGCCCACTCAGGCCACGCTCGTCTATCGGCTAGGACACCTGATTCTCGATCAGGGAAGCGGAGTTCGACTCTCCGGCGTGGTACTCGTGCCGGGGGTCAGGGGTGCATGCTGGAGCGCACATCGGTCTCCAAAACCGAAGGACTCGGTTCGACTCCGAGCTGACCTGTTGAACTCCAAATCAGGTTGACGACTTGTAACCCGGCAGCCCTTCGTGATGTAGTGTCGAGCTGTGAAGACTAAGGTTTGCACTAAGTGCGGTGCCAGGAAGCAGCTCGACCAATTTCACGTCAAGGATAAGCAGAGGGGGACGAGGCGAGCACGCTGTAAGCCTTGCTGGTCGATCTACAGGCGGCAGCACTACCTGGAGAACCAGAGCAAGTACATCAAGATGTCACGGGCTCGTGTTGTAGAGCATCGCCGCCGTCTTCGATTTCTGATTCTTGAGGCCAAGGCGAAGCCGTGTGCAGACTGCGACCTCTCATACCCGCCATGGGTGATGCAGTTTGATCATGTGCGGGGCAGGAAGCTCTTTCACCTGGGCGCCTACCGTGAAGACTACGTCTCGGTGCCCACACTCCTGAACGAGATCAAGAAGTGCGACGTGGTGTGCGCGAACTGCCACGCTGATCGAACGTACAAGCGAAACCCGTACGACATCCCAGACAGCCCGTTCGTCTAGAGGCCGAGGACGCCGGACTTTCAATCCGGGGACGCGGGTTCGAATCCCGTACGGGCTATTGACAAGGTCACCTCTCATGTGCTAAAACCAGATCATCGCGGAGCAACACCGCTCAAGAACGTAGAGAGAAGGAGAGAGAACATGGCGAACGAAGAGAAGAAGAAGGCGAGCAAGAAGGTCCTCAAGGCGACGGCGACCCGCCTCATCGAGAAGGCGTTCCGCCTCGGCTGCCTCAAGACCCGCTACGAGAAGGCCTACAACGACACCCGCAAGGCGGGCCTCGCGGCCCTGGCCGAGCTTGGCCAGCTGCCCGCGAAGCCGGGCGACTGCCTCACCTTCGACGGCGGCGACCTGAAGCGCTTCGGCTCGAACGAGGTCACGGTCCAGACGGGCCTGATCCTGCAGAAGGTGCTCACCGACAAGACGGTCTCCGTCGACAAGCTCCTCAGCTGCGTGAAGAGCTTCGACGTCGAGAAGCTGAAGGAGACCTTCTCGCCCGACGTCGTCACCGAGACCGTGGTCCCGGGCGACCTCCGCTTCACCGCCAACGGCGACGTGAAGAAGCTCGTGGCCAGCAAGGCTGACGGGCTCGACACCATCCTGTTCGACCTGATCAAGGTCGAGGAGGAGAAGGAGGAGCACGCGGCGTGAGCGAGCGCGTCTACGTCCCCGTCCATCGCGGCGACAGTTTCTGGGCCATCGAGGAGCGATTGGACGGGGTCGTGACGCACGTCTGTGCAGCGGCCCTGTCCAGGATTCAGGCCCACGCACTGGCGGAGCAGTTCACGCGCGCCGTGTCACTGGCCCGACGGGAGGCTCGACCTGCCGTCCCCAGCCCTCCGAAGGAGAAAGTCTATGAGACGAAGCCTCAACGCCTTGGCCGTTCTGCTGCTGGTGTCGTGTACCGCGGTGCCGGCGTCAGCCGGCGGTAACCAGCTCGCCAACAGCTGGGCCGCCATCAACTACGCCACTGCCGGTGCGATCGCTCTGGGAGCCCTGCAGGGTGGCCCTGTGGGCGTCCCTGTGGCCCCCGGCTGGGGAGGTGGGGTGGTAGGCCCTGCCGTCCCGGTGGCCCCCGTGTGGGGCTTCCCTGCGCTGCGGCCGGGGGTGGTCGTGGTGCCCGGCCCTGGCGGCTGGGAGGCCCGGCAGGCTGTGCGCGGATGCGTGCCGGCCAGGTGGAACCCGTACATCGAACCTGGTGCGCCAGGGGCAGTGATCTGTGGCGGACAGTTCGCACGCTGACCAGAGCTGGCGCTACTACCCCCGAAGGGGGGACAACCACGAGGTGCGGTCGATCTACGATGATGACGACCGACGGCTCGTGGCGAAGCGCCGTGCGAACCGCAGACTGGGCTCCACGGTGGCGTCTCCGGTCCGAGCGTTCTACGACCCGGACCGACGGCGCGCGATGCCGAGGCCGAGCTGGGGCAAGAAAGGGTACGTCGACCCGGCAACGGGCGGTGAGCCCGAGATCCCGCTCGGCCTCGACTTCAAGTACAAGGACCTTCTGATCGCCATGTTGATGGAGATCGTGAACGTCATCCGAGGCCACGGGCACGACGTCACAGCCAAGGAGTACGAGCGGGCGCTCAACTTCGTCGCCGCCAGGGACCGCAAGTTGCCCGAGAACTGGCTCTCGTTCGACGACGCCTGCTGGGTCTGCGGTATCGACCCGAGCGCTGCCGCCCGCGCTATCTTTGAGGATCAGCCAGGATGCTCACGCTTGCACTTGTTTTCAGTGTACTACTGACCGTGGGCGACACCACCACGCTCCGCGACCAGTTCGGGCGCCCTGCCGGCTCCTTGAACAGTCGCGGGCAGCTCGGCAAGCAGTTCGTCACCGACTGCAACGGCATCACGCTCGGCTACACGGAGCCCTCTGGCACCTACGACAGCGTAGGCCGCAAGGTGGCCCCGTTCCCGGACGCCGGGATTCTCCTGAGAAATTCGAAGTGTCCCGGCGCGAAGGAGGTGTACAAATGAGTAGACGTGTGCTAACACTGACAGCCGTGGTCGTGCGGAGAGGTGTCGGTATACGTGAGACGAAGCAAGCTACCTCTGAAGGAGGTGTTGTCTAAGGGCCAGCTGCTGATCAGCGCAGACAAGATCGAGGTCATGGTCGACGATCCGGACGGTGTGATCCGAGACTTCGGCCTGGAGCTGGAAGGGCTCGTGATCTCCGACAAGGGTTCGTGGCACGTGTTGTACGCCAGCGGCGGCAGCATGCTCCAGGAGCTGGAGTTGAAGGTCAAGACGCTGCGCAGGATCGAGGATGGTCTGGGAGCGCTCGAAGACAGGTACGGGGTGCCAGGGAGCTTCGGCCAGTACGCGGTGAGGGTTGCCGACGTGCTGGGCATCAAGAGCTTCAGGGCACAGGGGTTGGCTCACCTGACCCCGCGTGAGGCGGTGCACGTGATTGATCACCGTCCTGCCACGCTGCACAGGGTGGGGGAGTCTGAACGCCCCCGGGGAGCGGCGACGGCATGAAGGCAGGAAAGGGGGCTGGCAAGAAAGGTAACGAGTTGACGATCAAGAAGAAGAGAACGCGAGAAGAAGTACTCGCGAGCTTTACCAAGAAGTACAAGGTCGAGGCCAAGACCGGCTGCTGGGTCTGGCAAGGGGCCGTAGCCAACAGATCCCGAGGGACAGGTATCCGCGGCAACATGCTGGGTGAGACCGGCATCGAGGCTGCGCACCGAGTCTCGTGGAAGCTATTCAGGCCGGACGAGCCGATCGAGGGCCTCTACGTCGGGCAATCGTGCCACAACGCTCTCTGCGTGAATCCGAAACACTTGTTCAGCCAGAAGGGTCGACCTGTTCTGGCCGGCGAACATCACCCTCTGTCCAGGCTGAACGACTACACGGTGATGGAGCTGAGGCACCTGCGAGAGCGCAACCGAAACCGGAACACGCTGCAGAGGCTCGCCGACAGGTACAACGTGTCCAGGGAGGCGGTCCGCAGGATCGTGCACGGCATGTCATTGGGCGGGATGAAGATCCCCCAGGACATCGTCGAGCAGATCAAGAAGGACTACCAGCCCAAGATCGACATCGTCGAGTTCGTTGGCCTGCCTGAGAACGAGATCGCACGCAGCACGCTCGAAGGGGCAGCCTCCGGTCGCACCTGGCGACACGTAGGCGAGCCGCCAGTGGACATCGGGTCTCTGTGATCGACCGGGTAGAAGTGGTCAGAGTGCTCCTCGCGCGTGGCGGTGTCGTCACGCGCGGGGATGTGGAGGCTCTGGTGGAGCGCCTGGACGAGCTGCAGGAGGAGCTGCAGCAGGTGCGACAGGACGCCGAAGCGGTGGTCACAGCGGCCGAGGCCTACGCAGACGCGTGCCTGGCCAGCTCCTCGATCGAGGCTTTCGAGGCGCTTCCGACGGTTCTTGAGGGTTGGCGGAAATTGTACCCTCCGACGAATTGACATTTTCTCACAGCAGGTATAGCTAGGGCACCTAGAAGGCAGGAAGGATTTTGGATTGACGGTATGCTGGTGATCTCCGGTGGGCAGTCGGGTGCCGACATCGGCGGAGTGGTCGGAGCGTTCTCAGCCGGCCACTCCTGCCTCTTCATCGCTTTCCGCGGCTTCAAGCCGCAGGGCCGCGACTCCCTGCCGAGCGTGATCCCGTACAAGGACGCCGTCATGCCCGAGTGGGCAGTGTCCTACCCCCAGATGCTCTTGGCCCGTACGCAGCACAACGTCGAGCTGGCAGATGCGACCGTGGTCTTCATCAACACGATGCACCTGAAGGACTCGATCGGCTCGCGGCGTACCATGGAGTACGCGCAGAAGATGCAGCGTCCTCGACTCCTGCTCACCCTGTTCGGGCAGTCTGATGTCGAGCCGACGGCGAGCGTGTTGTCCGAGTGGGTTCAACGTGTGAAGCCAGAAATCCTGAACATTGCAGGAAGCAGAACTTGCGACGAGGACTTGGTGAGTCGCATAACCGAGAAAGGGTTGAAGCAATGCTTGACGGTGTGAAGACGTTCGTAGACCAGTTGAGAGATCGGAGAGACTACCTCCTGAAAGAGCTGAAGGACACCGAGGAGACGCTGGCCTCGGCCGAGCAGGTGCTGGGCATCACGCCTACGCCGGTGCAGGCTGTGAAGCCTGTGGCGCTGGCGGAGCCGCCGGCCAACTCGCGTGTGGTTCTCGGCGCGGAGCGGTTCCGTGAGCGTGTGCTGAGCGTCATGTCGACCAAGCACACGTGGATGACGAAGAAGGCGATCCACGAGCTGATGGAGCGCACGTCGTCGTCCTACCTCAAGGGTGCGCGTAACCGTTACGCCAAGGTGGCCGACGCGATCGACGTGCTCACGAAGCGCGGGGCAGTGCTGCGCAATGGGATCTTCTACGGTCTGGAGTCGTACCACGCATTCGACTCGACGCAGAACATCGAGGCCTTGCGCCGGTGGAACCACGAGAGCTTGCGAAAGAAGAAGGCGGCATCGCTGAGAGCGTGGGACAGCCGCAGGGGGAGCAACAACCATGGGGAAGGAGTGGTAGCAGGATGATGGGTTCAAACGAGATCGACTTCAGGATCTTCTACGAGAAGATCAAGGAGGATCGCGTCAAGCTCGTAGACAGCATCGAGGCTGATCTGCAGCGTGTGCGCGAGGTGGACGAGCTGCTGGAGCGCATCGCGCGTCACCACGGCTTCGAGCACAACGGCAACGGGCACGTGCCGACGCCGGAAGTGCAGGCACCGCAGAAGGCGGCCAAGATCGCCACGATCAAGGCCAAGGACGGTACCGAAGAGCGCAAGTACATCGTCATCGACGGCAAGAAGAAGCTCACGCCGAGGACGATCCGTATTCGCGACGGGTACTCGATCGACAAGGACACCGGCTACGTGAGGCACACCGCCCTGCGTGCTGGCATCGACGCTCTGCGCCGACTGGGTGCGGGCTCGACGCTGGACGAGATCTGCAAGGAGATCGCCAGGGTCGGCGGCGAAGTGGACCGGAACAAGCTGCGCACCTCGTTGCGCCGCAACGGCAACCAGGGCGTGGCCGCGGTCTACGCCGAGAAGACGGACAACCCGGGCATCGCCCGCTACTTCCTGTGGGAGTGGCGTCCGGGGACGAAGCAGGGCAAGGCCGCGATCCAGATCCTCCGTCTGCAGAAGGTCGGCGACAAGCTGGTCCCGCCCAAGTACGACAAGAACGGTCTGCCTCTGGTGAAGGCGAAGCCGGTCACCGAGGAGACGAAGGCCGCTGCGGAGCCGGTGGTCGAAGAGCGTCCCCCGGTCAAGGTCGAGGAGCGCGCAAAGGCCCCTTCCGGCAACGAGCCTCCCCATCTCGACCCGTCGTGGGACGACGCGCGGATCTGGAACGCCATGTCCTCGCCGCAGCGCAACTACATGGTGAACTCGGCCAGCAACGGCCAGCCCCGCATCCGTCCGCTCAAGTTCGCACTGGAGCCTGAGTGGGCGGCCAAGGTCCACCGCGGGGAGATCACGGCAGACGAATGATGCGCGTCAAGGCAGCAGCAGCTGCCCCTGCACGCTACATGGAGGGTGGGCGTCCGAGGGTGATCCTCGGACGTCTGTCCGACACCAAGCTGGGGCTCCTGTACAACCTGCTCAACACCAAGCTCTCGCGGACCGTGCATGTAGACCAGCGAGACGTGACGAGCATGGTCGACGAGCTGCGCGCGTGGCGTGAGGTCTACGGCGACCTGCGCGGTCTGAAGGCGGCCAAGGCCGAGATGGTCAAGGCTGCAGCCGAGGCCGACTACGAAGAGGCCGGCGCTCTGATGACCCGGATCGCCGAGGTGAGCGACAGCATCAAACAGCTGGAGCAGGGGCTCGAAGACCTGTACAGAAGCACGCAGCAAGTAGGGAAGTGACCCCAGCCTTGGGATGAAAGGATGATGATGAACGTGTTGGAGTACGCAATCTCGTTCGTGTTGCTGAACGCGCTTTGGGTGGTTCCGCTCGGAGTCGCGCTCATCGTGTCCATGAGATCGCTGCACCAGATCGGCCCCACCGAGGTCGGCCTGGTGAACAAGCTGTTCAGCTTCAAGAAGCTGGACTCCGGCTCGCCGATCGCCTTCAACGGTGAGGCCGGCTACCAGGCCGAGCTGCTGACGCCTGGTCTGCGCTGGAAGACCTGGCCTATCTACCGCGTCGAGAAGCACCCTTGGGTGCAGGTGCCGCCGGAGCAGATCGGCCTCGTGGTGGCCCAGGTTGGTGATCCGATCCCGGTCGGAGCCAAGTCCGGAGTCTACAAGGAGGTGTTCGGCAACTTCGCCGATCTCAACGCCTTCATCCAAAACGGTGGGCAGAAGGGTGTGCAGCGCCCCGTGCTTCCGCCGGGCACCATCGCGCCGATCCACCCGATCGGATTCCTGGTATTGACCATGGAACACATGTTCGGTCTCCCTGTGGCCGACGACTGGCAGGGTGTGGATCACGCTCAGTTCCTGAGGTCGATCGGCCTCAACCCGAGCGACCTGCGAGTGACGCGCATCGAGCCGCAACACGACGAGCAGTCGGGCAAGGTGGTCGACGTCATCGGCATCGTGACCACGGGCGAGGGTGGACCGCTGCCTTCGACCGACATCGCCGGTCGGCTCGGCGGCTTCGACGACATCGAGCAGGCCATCAACAAGGGCATGGACCAGGGTCAGCTGGTCGACATGGTGCTCGGCAACAAGAACACGCTGCACAACAACTACCAGGACTTCCAGAAGTTCCTGGACAACGGCGGCTGCATCGGTCTGCAGCACGACCCTCTGATGTACGGTGCCTACAACCTGAACCCGTTCCTGGTCGACGTCGAGATCATGCGCATGACGACCATCGACCAGGGCCAGGTGGGCGTGGTCAAGGCGTACGTCGGTCTCCCGACGCAGGACGTCTCTGGCGAGGCCTTCAAGTTCGGCGTGCTCGTCTCCCCTGGCCGTCGTGGCATCTGGGCCGAGCCGCTGCGCACGGGCAAGTACCCGATCAACCCGCGCTGCTACCAGATCGAGAAGGTGCCCACGTCGATCCTCACGCTCAACTGGGCCGAGGCCCGCAGCCGGGCGCACGACCTCGACGGCCACCTGTCGCAGATCGAGGCCAAGTCGAAGGAGGGCTTCGTCTTCAGGCTCGACCTGCAGGTGCAGATCCACGTCGCCGACAAGAACGCCCCGCGCGTGATCTCGGCCGTGGCCACGATGCAGAACCTGGTCAACGAAGTGCTGCAGGCGGCCGTGGGCAACCACTTCCGCGACAAGCTGCAGTCGATGGAGGCCGTGCAGTTCATCGAGCGCCGTGGCGAGGTGCAGCAGGAGGCCTACGAGCTGATCAGGGGCAAGCTGGACGACTACCACGTCGAGACGCCGGGTGTGTACATCCAGGACGTCGTGCTGCCCGAGGAGCTGGTCAAGGTCCTCAAGGAGCGCGAGATCGCCAACCAGTCGATCCAGACCTTCGAGATGAAGCGGCAGGCCGAGGACAAGCGCACGCAGACCGAGCGCGCCCGCGGTCTGGCCGAGAAGCAGGCCGCACTGGCAGCCTCCGAGGTCGACATCAAGATCAAGGAGAACAACGCGAGCGCCCGCAAGGCCGAGGCGCTGGGCGAGGCCTCCTACGTCAAGGAGGTCGGCGAGGCGCAGGCGGCCCCGATCCGTGCCGAGGCACTGGCCCGTGCCGAGGGCATCAGGGCAGAGGGCCTGGCTCGCGCAGAGGGCTACCAGAAGCAGGTGGCCGCTCTGGGGCAGGGGCCGACGGCGCTCATCAACGCGGTCTCCGAGCTGTCGGACATCAAGACCCGCTTCGTGCCCGAGATCCTGATCAACGGGGGCGGCGGCAGCACGGCGGACGGCCTGTTCGCCGTTCTCATGCGCTACCTGAGCCTGCCTGGCTCGACGGCGGCCGACATCGAGACCACGGCAGCCAGTGCCCAGGTGGACGACACCACCAAGGCCAACAACACGCTGCTCTCCTGACACAAACGTCTTGAAGGTTTGGTAGGATCGTGCGATAGGGCTCGCACACCTGAGGGGGATGAGTTGGAACGCACGGAGCTGTACCAGTACCTTCAAGAGAATCAGATGCTGATCGAGTCCCTGTCCAACAGTGGCCGGGGGATCTGCAAGCGCATCACCAAGCTCAAGAGTCAGCACCTGGAGCATCCGGCTGACCAGGGAGTACTCAGCTCCCTGGTCAGCGCGGTGTCCGAGTTCCGGGCCGAGATGCGACAACAGGAGAGGAGGGCCGGCAAGTGACCCAGAAGGCCGATAAGGCGATCGAAGCGGTCATGGCCGGCGAAGAGGCGTCCGATGTGGTAGACGCGCTGGGAGAGGGCGCCTTCTCGGCGGCGATGCCGTTGGAGAGGAGGAGCACCTTCGCAAGATCAGGGAAGGCAGCGGGCACCAGGTACAAGTCGGCCAAGAGGCTGGCACCTGTGCCGGTCAAGCCTCCCTCGTAAGGTAGAGGTGGATGGCAGAACGAAAGAAGTTGACGCTGAGGGAAGAGCGGGCACAGCAGAAGAAGATGATGGCGAAGTACGTGGACAACGTCTTCGCCCACCTGCGCAGGAACCCGGGTCGACCGGTGCCCATGCGCAAGCTCGCCGAGACGCAGGAAATGAAGCCGTGGCTCCCGCCGGGTTTCCCGGAGGAGATCACGAAGAAGTGGGGCCTGAACTCAGGGAAGCTTGCTGACCTGAGCTGAGGTCCCTTTCGCGTTGTGGTGTGGTGGGGTGGAGGTGGTTGAGAGTGAAAGGATTGGTCCACGCGGAAGAGGGGATCGACTCCTCTCCGATTGTCTGGACGTCTGCAAGGTTGCTCGCTCTGGGTGTACTTCACCAGGCGGCACACGATTTCTGGAAGGACGACGACCCAGAAGCTGAGGCTGAGAGCGCACGCGAGTGGTTCTACCAAGGTGATGTCGGCGAGCTGCCGTACTACCGGGTGTGCCAGGAGCTGCGCATCGACCCGGACTGGTTCCTCGACAGAGTCGAGAGAGACCGTCGCGCCTTCAAGGGTATCCACAGACCGTCAAGCGCGAACGCACCGATGCGGATCTCGCTGAACGACTGACCCTGTTGACAAGCCTGTCATGCGTGTGCTAAACCACCCGCATGGCAGACAACCCAAACCAAGCACGAGGAGTCGTCAGAGTGTCGGCCCTCGTGCTTGGCCTACTCGCGATCGTCGCGATGTACCAAGGCCTGCACGCCTTCATGAGCGTGGACAACTATGAGGGCGGCCGCTGGTACGCAGTCATGGCCCTCGGCTGGGCCATCTACCTGCTGGGCCTCCGAGCGCTGGCGACCGTGCTCGGCTTCATCATGTACGGGGAACGCTGACTTGTACCTGCTGCTCTTGATGGTGGTGCCCCTGGTGGTGGGTGCTGTCGCGATGTTTACCTCGCGCGGCCGAGTCACCTGGAAAGAGTTCCTGGCCATGGAGGCGCTCTGCCTCTTCCTGCTCGGCGCTGGTGTTTTCATCGCCCGGTGGACGGCCACCTACGACGTCGAGGTCTGGAGCGGCCGCATCGTCAGCAAGAAGAAGGACTGGGTCTCCTGCGAACACAGCTACAGCTGCAACTGCAGGACAACCGGCAGCGGCAAGAAGAAGAGCACGACCTGCGACACCTGCTACGAGCACAGCAACGACTGGGACTGGTTGCTCTTCACCTCGAACGGTGAGCGGGTCGAGATCGAGCGCATCGACAGGCGCGGGTCTCAAACACCGCCGCGGTGGGAGGCTGCCAAGGTTGGCGACGCGACTGCGATCACGCACGCGTTCGACAACTACATCAAGGCCAACCCGGACTCCGTGCTCCGCTTGTCGGGCACCATGGAGGCCTACTCTCTGCCCGAGTACCCGAACACGGTCTACGACTACTACTACGTGAACCGAGTGGTCGGTGACGCACCTGTACCCAACAGGCAGATGTGGGAGTGGCAGGTCGCAGAGCTGAACGCAGACCTGGGCCGCGCCAAGCAGGTGAACGTGGTCTTCGTCTTCACCAAGCAGGACCCAGGCTTCACCGAGGCCCTGCGAGAGAAGTGGATCGGCGGCAAGAAGAACGACCTGATCATCATCTTCGGCACCAAGGACGGGACCTTCCTCGACTGGGTCAACATCATCTCCTGGACCGATTCGGAGATGCTCAAGGTGCAGCTGCGCGATGAGCTGTTGGCCATCAAGGACCTGGGCTACCGAGGCCCGATCCTCGACACCGTCAAGCGCATGGTCAAGGAGCAGTTCGTCAGGAAGCCGATGGCCGACTTCAAGTACTTGATGGCCGGCCTGCAGCCTGGGCCAGGAGCGATCGGCGCGCTGTTCTTCCTGTCGATCGCACTCTCGTGTGGGCTCGTGTTCTGGTTCCACAAGGAAGACGTTTTCGGGGACGAGGATGTCCCTGCAGCATGGAGGAGGAGAGTATGAAGGCAGTAGCAGCAGTCGCAGCGTTGTTCGGAGTGGTCATCGTCTTCGCCCTGGGTGTGGTGCTGGCAGGCGTCGGCTACCGCAACGGCGCCGTGCGCTTCGAGAACGCGATCGAAGCGTCGTACACCAACAACCAGAACGTGTACGACAACGGGTGGAAGGAAGTGAAGGAGAAGGCGCAGGTGCCGACTCTGGCCGAGAGCCAGCTGGAGAAGCTCTACAAGTCGGCCTTGCAGGGCCGCTACGGCGACAAGGGGTCGCAGGCCGTGGTCCAGTTCATCCAGGAGCAGAACCCGCATCTGGAGCCCGCCCTGTACGTGCAGATCCAGCAGTCGGTCGAAGCCTTCAGGCGCAGCTTCACGTCGCACCAGACGACGCTGATCTCGCAGAAGCAGGCCTACAAGAACTACCTCGACGCCTCGATCAGCGGCATCGTGTTCAACGGTTTCTTCGGCTTTCCGCACATCGACCTGACCAAGTTCGACATCATCACGTCCGACCAGACGCAGCAGGACTTCGAGACCAAGAAGTCACAACCGATCGACCTGATCAGCGACAGGCCATTGCAACCGGAGAAGTAAGCAGTGACGGCTGCTGCACGTGTAAGCTGACGTGCGACAGCATGGGTCGGTGCAGGAATCACGGCCACTGGTCGTCGGTGACGGCGACAGAAGCGAGTGGGTACGGAGGCGACAACGGCGCCAGAGTTCCGTCGAAAGGTTCCATGCCAGCCGGGGTGTCCGGGTTCGATCCCTGGGGATACCGCACCAAGTCGGAGGAAGAGCCGACCAGCCGTTCACGACCGTGAAACCCATACCGGTTGACAAGAAACGCGGATCTGGGCATAGTCGGTGATCAACGCGAGAGTGGCGAAATTGGCAGCACGCGCATGGGGATGAGCAAGGAACAAGCACGAGTCTACCACCGCTCCTACTACTACAAGCGGCGACAGAAGCTCTACGATTTCCTCGGTGGAAAGTGCGTGGTGTGCGGTGCAACAGAAGACCTTGAGTTTGATCACATTGACCCTGCACAGAAGTCGTTCGACATCAAGGATAACCTCACGCTCAGTGAGGCTGTGAAGCAAGAGTTGGAGAAGTGCCAGTTGTTGTGCCGCGCGCACCACACCGAGAAAACCATCCGGGCGCAGATCAAGGTCAGCTTCGAGCATGGCACGTCGTACGGGTGGCGCAGGGCGCGTTGTAGTTGTGTAGCGTGCTCGGAGGCCCGCTGGCACTACTACGACAGGCGCAACGCGGCTCGACGTCGCGTGAGAGACAAGCCAAACAAGACCAAGAGACAGGCTGGGGTGACGGGAACTGGCATACCTCACTGATTCAAAACCAGTGGCACTGTGGGTTCGAGTCCCACCCCCAGTATACACCGATAGCTCAGATGGTAGAGCGCACGACTGATAATCGTGATACGGGAGTTCGATCCTCTCTCGGTGTACTCAGGCCCACGTAGCACAACTGGATAATGCACCGGACTACGAATCCGGTTATTGGGGGTTCAAGTCCCTCCGTGGGTACTTCTCAGGGGTCGTTAGCTCAGTGGAGCAGAGCACCACGTTCCGAGCGTGGGGGTCGCAGGTTCGAGTCCTGCACGGCCTACTGAAGCCTGTGCGCCAGTAGCTCAGCGGACTCAGAGCGGCGGTTTTCTACACCGAGGGTCGGGGGTTCGATTCCCTCCTGGCGTGTTGAAGTAGCAGCAGAAGAAGGAAGGGGAATGCATGAAGAGAAGGATGCGAAAGGCTCTCTTGACGAAGCTCGCCGACTTGTTGGACGACTTCTTCCACACCATCAAGCACCTGATTGCCGTGCTGGAGCTGCAGGGTTGGTCGCTGGACAACCTGGCCTTCGGCATGGGCGGCGCGCTGCTGCAGCAGATCGACCGGGACACGTGTTCCTTCGCCATGAAGGGTTCCTGGGTTCGAGTCGACGGTGTGGAGCGCGAGATCTACAAACAGCCTGTGACCGATTCGAAGAAGAACTCGCTGCGCGGGCGGCTGGCTCTCATCAAGGATGTCAAAGGACTCTTGACAACAGTAGCTGGTCCGTGCGAAGACGACATCCTCGTCGACACGTATCTCAACGGCGAGGTGCTCCAGACCTGGGACTACGAACAGGTCAGGGAGCGAGTCCGAGCAGCGATCTGACCATGAACGACTTCACACACCAGATGCCAAGCCCCGCCAAGGGTGCGGTTGCGCGACCACGACCGTGGCCGCGACCGTGCCCGTGTCGGTAAGCATCTGGGTGTAAGTCAGTGGCAGACGGCGCCGTTCGGATCGGCGAGGCCGGGAGTTCGAGTCTCCCCACCCAGACTCAACCTCCACCCTCCGCTGAGCCTGAGACTGCTCTAGACCGCCGTCGAAGGCGGTGGCGCGAGTGGTACCACCGCAACAAGCACGATCAGTTCAAGAAGGAGTACTTCAGGAGGACGACGAGGAGAGCGAAAGCCAGGGCTTGGCTGGATAACTACAAGAGGGGGCTGTCTTGTGCTGAGTGCGGGTTTTCGAACCCAGTAGCACTGGACTTTCACCACACAGATCCGGCGGGCAAGGATTTCAGCTTGGCTGACGCTCTCAACGTCTCTCTTTCTATCAAGAGGCTGCAAAAGGAAATTCAGAAGTGCGTCGTCTTGTGTGCGAACTGTCACCGGATAGAGCATGCAAGACTGATCGGGATGTAGCGTAGTCTGGCCAACGCGCCTGTTTTGGGAACAGGAGACTCGCAGGTTCGAATCCTGTCATCCCGACTCTTTCTCATAGTGACCGCCAGGACAACAATGACCCTTCACGAGCGCCTCGGACAGTTCGACCAGAAGCAGGTGGTGCGCTTCGAGTGCACCTTCGAGGTCTACGCTGTCTGCAACATGCTGACCAACACCATGCGGGTCAACATGGCCATGGCGGCCGAGCTGGTGCCCGAGCTGACCCGCTTGCAGCAGTCAACGCAGACCTTGGCCAGCAGGTTTGCGATCCTGCCGGCCCACATCGACAAGCTGAAGGACGGGGCCATCGTCGAGCTGAGCATCCGCGAGATCATGGCCATGCTGGAGATCGTGTACTTCTTCCGCACCAGGGGGTTCGGGGCGCTCGTCTCATCGTTCTACGACTTCGTCGACGCCGGCATTCTGCCTCGTGACGCAGAGCTGAACGTGCAACACTTGGAGCGCATGCTGCGCTCGACCGAGATGTCGATCAGCATGCTGGGCGAGGACGTCTACCGGTGCCTGTCGCAGTCGAAGGAGAAGCCGACGGTACCGATCGAGATGGCAGAGGGTTCTGCGTTGAAGCAGGGGGAGCTGGGTAATTGACGTGGACGAAACCGAGTACCAAGGGCTCGTCGAGAAGTTCACAGAGCTGATTCACGGGTCCGAGGACGCCATGGGGGCCTTCGCGGCCCACCTGGCCCGGAACCAGCTCACCGCGGCCGCGCTGTACGCGCTGCTCTACAACCACGGCATCCGCTTCGACACCAACGCCATCAGCTCCTGGCGCAGGCAGAAGGTGAAGCGGTGAGAGAGGCCGTCGGAGACCTCTGGACGCACCCGGCTCGCATCAAGGTGGTGACGACCAACTGGACGCTCAAGAGCGACGGCTCGCTCGTCATGGGTGCCGGCGTCGCCAAGCAGGCGGCAGAGCGTTACCCAGACCTGCCGTACGAGCTTGGTGAGTTCATCGCCGGCTGCATCAAGCATGGTCGTGGGCCGTTGCCGGTCTTCGTCGCCCGCTACAACTTGATCTCTCTGCCGACCAAGGTCGACTGGCGGGCTCCGTCGGAGCTGGGCTTCGTCGAGGAGATGCTCGACAAGCTCGCCAACGATCTGTTCGGCACCTACCCGGTCAGCCAGGACGTGGTCATGCCGAGGCCAGGTTGCGGGCTCGGCGGGTTGCGCTGGGAGGACGTCAAGCCGATCTGCGAGAGGCACCTTGTGAGCGATCATTACATCGTGATCGACAAGGTGTGCTGACACGGGGGCTGGTGGTGGATCTGGGACTGGTGTTGTTGGGTGGGTCGATCGCGCTGAACGCCTACCTCGTCATGAGGCTGCAGGTGGTCACCAAGGAACGGGACCTGCTTGAGATGGAGAAGCGTCACCGCCTCAAGGCGGCGAGTCACCTCAAGCTGGTGAGAGCAGGAAGGTTGGTACGAACTGATGGACGAAACGCGGGTCCAAGATCTGCTTGACGAGGTCGAGCGCGAGCGCAACGTCAAGATACTGTTTGCCGTCGAGTCCGGTTCCAGGGCCTGGGGTCTCGACTCGCCTAAGAGCGACTGCGACGTGCGCTTCGTATTCACCTACCCGCGCGACCGGTACCTGACGATCCAGCCGCCGAACGACGTCATCGTCCACAAGAACGGCGAGATCGAGCTGGACAGCTGGGAGCTGCGCAAGGCGCTCGGCCTGCTGACCAAGGGCAACCCGACCTGCATGGAGTGGGTCTTCGCGCAGGTGGTCTACCGCGAGCTGGACTGGTCGCACTGGCCTGGGCTCAAGGTGCTGCGCGACCTGGCGCACCACTACTTCAACCCGATCGCGACCTACTACCACTACCTGCACATCGCGTCCAACAACTACAAGGACTACATCCGAGGCCGGGGCGAAGTGCCGGTCAAGAAGCTGACGCACGTGTTCCGCGGGCTCTTCAGCGCGATCTGGGTGCTGCAGAACACGACTCTGCCGAAGGTCATGTACACCGGCGAACTCACGGACCCGATGCCGGCGCACAACTTCAACACGCTGATGGTTGCCGCCCTGCCGCGCGTGCGCGAGTACCTCACGGAGCAGGAGTGCGACGAGCTGGTTCAGATCCCTGCCATGAAGAGGGAAGGTGTCGACACGATGCAGGAGCCGGCCTGGCTGGAGCCGTACCTGGACACCGAGCTGCGTGTGCTCAAGGATGCTGCCAGCTCGGTGCCCAAGCCGCTGCACCAGGACTTCAAGATGCTGGACGAGTTCTTCCGGGCTTCGCTACGCTGAAACACAAGGAGATGAACGATGAACGAGGATGTGACGCTGAAGGAGCTGCGTGAGCAGCTGTCCGCCGACCTGAAGGCGGGCAAGATCGTAACCTGCGCCTGCTGCGAGCAGAAGTGCAAGGTGTACAAGCGTACCATCACGAGGACGATGGCGATCGCCCTCCTGCTCTTCACCAGGTACACGAGACCGGGCGAGCCGTTCCACCTGCCGACCCTTCTGTCTGACCCTCCGGGCGATCTGCCGGCCACGCTGCGCGCCGGCTTCCACGGCGGTGACCCGGTCAAGCTCAAGCACTGGGGCATGATCGAGTCCGCATCCAAGGAGAAGAGGCCGGACGGCAGCAAGCGCAACGGCTGGTACGTCGTCACCCCGTTCGGGCGCAGCTTCGCCCGTGGCGAGGTTTTCGCCAAGAAGCACGTGCGCACCTACAACGAGCGCGTGCTGCGCATGGAGGAGCCGTTGATCAAGATCTCGACCGCTCTGGGCGAGGGGTTCGACTTCAACGAGCTGATGAGTGCGTGACCGGACGCATGTACCCGGCTGAGTTGCAGAGTCTGCATGATCGAGTCCTGCACGGGCTCGCGACCAAGTCGCTGAAGTACTCGAAGCAGGGGTTCACGTTGCGCAGCGGGAAGACGAGCCACGTGCTCATCGACGCCTCGCGCACGATCAAGTCAGGGGAGCACTTCGAGGACATCGGGTACCTTTGCGAGCGCTTCCTGCACTCGCTCACCGACCACTGGCCTGTGGCCGTCGGCGGGCCGGCAACGGGATGCGACCCGCTGTGTGCAGCTCTCTTGGCGACTACCAGCGTGCGCCTGGATTGGTTCTCGGTACGCAAGGAGCCCAAGAACCGTGGCCTCGACTACGGCTGCCTCAGCGGTGCCTACCCAACCAGTGGTGAGTCGGTTGTCCTGTTCGAGGACGTGCTGACCACCGGCGGCTCGCTGCTGCATGCGATCGAGCAGTGCCGGCCTAAGATGGACATCCTGGGCGTGTTCGTGCTCGTTGACCGGGAGGAGGGTGGCAGGGAGGCGATCCAGGCTGCGCTGCCGGACGCGCTGTTTCACGCCGAGTTCACTCTGGACGAGATCGAGGCCTACAAGCGCGCCCAGGCCGGCGGCCGGATGCCCTGGGACGATGAGTGAGCTGGACCAGCTCGTCGTCCTGCTGAACAGCGCCGGGTATGAGAGGTACAACCCGCTCAACCTGGACGGCGGGGGCAAGATCGGCGAGATGCAGGTGCTCCTGGCTCAGGCCAGGAAGGAGATCGCGACCGCCTTCAGGTTTCCCAAGTCCTACCTGAACACCGCAGAGCCCAAGAGCTTGAACGGCAGAGTGTACCCGAAAGAGTTGTGGGAGAAGGTGTTGACAAAAGCATGAGTCGTGTGCTAATCTCTTCTCATGATGATGAACGCACAGCGCAAGGCGAAGAGCAGCAGCAAGCGGAACGAGACGGTCGTCGATCTCCGTGAGTTCATCGCGGCCGGCATTCAGGGTGTGCTCCTGAGCCGCCGCTTCATCCCCGCCTCCGAGGCCCGCCAGACCGGCGACGAGTCGACGCTGGAGACCGCCCGCGGCCTCAGCACCCGCTTCCAGACCTCGATCACCGACCGCGCCCGCGAGGGTGCCGACAAGGTCCTCGCCTTCATGGGCGAGCAGCAGTTCAAGATGGCGTCGGCGCGCAGCGAGTTCTCGCGCTCGCTGTCGGCCGAGTTCTCGAACGCGCGTCAGAACGGTGTGCGCGGCGACAAGGCCGGCATCGTCGTGTGGGCCATCAAGGTCTACATGGACGCCCAGAAGGCCGCCAAGGGGGCTCCTGCGGTCGAGAGCCGCAACGTGGTCTGCGAGGCGACCCGCATCGTCAACCTCTTCGCCAAGGCGACGGAGGCCGGCCTGCAGCACCCGAAGATCCGCCTTCAGGTCGAGAGCTTGGGCAAGGTGGTCTTCTCGCTCGCCGGCCCGCGCTCCAGCGCCCCGGGCTCGATCAACATCACCGACGGCCGCCCCTACGGCCAGAACACCTACTACGGCCGCATCACCAAGGACGGCCAGATGGTCCCCAGCAAGGCGTGCACGGACGAGGTCCGCGACCTGATCGTCTCGCTGGCCACCGACCCTGCTGGTGTCGCCAAGGTGCACGGGCACCGGACCGGGTATTGCTGCTTCTGCGGCAGACTGTTAACGGACGACAGAAACGGGTTCTCGGTCGATATGGGTTACGGTCCGATTTGTAGTGAGAAGTGGGGGCTGCCGTGGGGTGTCAGCGTGTCGGAGGAGGCAAGTGCGTAGTCGCAGGGTGCGGGGAGCCCACCCGTAGTCGTGGGCTGTGCCAGCTGCACTACAACCGCTGGATCAAGTACGGCAAGACTGGGGTCGGGCCAAGCACTAGGTTACACCAGCGCGCCCGCGGCAGGGTGTGCTCTGTACCGCAGTGCGACCGCCCGGTGAGGTGCAAAGGGCTCTGCAGCGTCCACTACGGCCACGGGATTCGGAGTAGCACCTGTGCACGCTGCGGTGGCAGGAAGACCGCAGCTGCTGCCCTCTGCGCGGGTTGCTTCGAGAAGACCTTCGAGCCGCCTGCCGCTGAGAAGCGGTGCACAGGGTGTAATGCAGTGCAGCCTGTCGAGGCGTTCGGCTGGCGCAGTGATGGTTCCGGCAGGTCCAAGCTGAGATCCAAGTGCCGCACCTGTGAGCGAGCCCGCGCGCGTACCTACATGGCTGCTCTGCGGCTCGACCCAGACAGGTGGCGCAGGGTGAAGGCGCGAGAGAAAGCTGCCAGGGACCTAGTGGCTCAACGAGACCCCGAGCGGTGGCTTTTCCGCTCGTTACGGGTCTCAGCTAAAGCACTCGGCATTGACCCTGAGCTGGTGTTTGAGCGTTTGCAACGCACAGGTCACCGGTGTGAGGTTTGCGGGTTGCAGGGTGCCCCATCACCAGGTCGTCGCCTCCACATCGACCACTGTCATACGACAGGTAGGTTTCGCGGACTGCTGTGCTCCCCGTGTAACCGGGCGCTGGGTCTAGTCGAAGACGACACAGACCGAGTCTTGAAGCTTGCCAAATATCTCAAGGGTGCTTGACAAGAGCCTCACTCGCGTGCTAAAGGTAGGGACTGGCAGCGGCGCAGCCGCAGAAGGGGATGAAAGAATGGTTCGGTACCGGGTACACGTCAGCATGATCGGCGACCTCCTCCGATTCAGCGACACGGCGGAGATCGTCAGCCCGCTTCAGGGCAACGTGGTCCGCAAGCTCCGCCGCATCGACGGCGAGACGGTCGAGCTGGACGCGCTCGCCGGCCCGGTGCTCCAGCTCCAGGCGCTCACGCCGGTCGAGTACCAGCCGTGGGTCTTCGACCGCGGCAGCCTCCTGATCGAGGTCCCGACCGACGTGGTCCCGGACGGCAAGGGCAAGCTCTGCACCGAGTCCGACGTGCTCCGCACGCCGGACGGGCGCGAGTTCGAGATCTGCGCAGCCTTCGAGGCCTGCGTCGACGCGGCGGTGCGCTGATGGGCTGGACGCACACCGAGGGTGCCACGCGCGCCGACGTCATCAACTACCTGACCAGGGATGGCATCTTCGGCGAGGGTGCGAAGTGCCTCAAGAAGGCGACCCGGGGCAACGTGCTCTGGGCGGTGATCGAGGTCAAGCCCGACGACCGGTTCATCCTCTGCGCCCTGCTGAGCTGCGAGAAGGGCTTCGGCTGGGGTTACAAGGACATGACCGAGAGCATGCACCCGTACTACTACAGCTGCCCGGTCAGCTTCCTGGAGATGGTCCCGGTGGCTTGCCAGCCGTGGCGCGACGGGGTGCTGGCCGCAGCGGCCAAGGCGAGGCGCAAGTTCAAGGTGGGAGTGTGGTACACTCTCCCTGGCCGCCGGCCGAACAAGGTGCGCATCGAGTCGGTGAGCCCGTTGCGTGGCAGGGGTGAGGACGGGCTGCTGTATCGAGTGTCGTCCAAGTTCCTGGGCGAAGAGATCCCGGTGGAGGTCTGACATGCGTGTGCAGGTGTACTGGAACTTCAACCGCAAGGTCTGGTCCGTGCGTGATGCGCGGACCCGTCGGGTGATCGGGCACGCGAGCGAGCTGCTGCTCAGCCGGTGCACGATGAAGGTCTCCGAGGCCGGCCGGCAGCGCGTGCTGCGCGAGAAGCGCAAGAACGTCCACGCCTACATCGAGGGCTTCCTGGAGACCCTGCGGCCGACCGCAACCTGGGAGCCGATCGGGTACAACCCGTACAAGGGTGAGACGTTCACGCTGCGCGAGTCCGGCTGCCCGATCGTGGCCAGTGCGCTGGCCAAGTTCGACCCGGACGGAAAGGCGTTCGTTCACGGCAGAGGCTGGTAGGTTCGCGGGGCCGTCTCCTTTGGAAGACCCGTCGTGCTTCGGTGGCCCCGTGGGCATCACCTTGCCGACCACAACGGGCTACGGCTTGGTGGTTCATGCATAAGGGCCTGTCCTGATTGAAGGGCAGGAAAACCACTACCCCTACGAGGAAGGAGAGAGGAATGAGTGAGTTGAGTTTCAAGAGCGACCCGACCGAGGACATCAGACGGGCGCAGGTGGCCGAGCTGAACGGCAGCGTCCAGGAGGACACCGTCGAGCAGGCGCGCGAGAAGCTGGCAGCCCAGTACGGCCAGCTGTGGAACACGGAGCAGCTGCAGCAGGACTTCAGCGTCACGGGCTTCATGGCCCCGTACGTCACGGTGCGCCGCAAGCGCGACGGGGCGACCGGCACGCTGCAGTTCACGCACAACCCGCGCTTCTACTTCCGCTGGCAGCCGGACGTGCCCGAGGAGCTGAAGGACGTGATCGACGAGCTGCCCGACACGACGCTCCGCGCCTACGCGATCGGCCCCAAGGACGGCTGAGGGTGAAGAGGGTTCTCAAGTACGCCATCACCCCGGGCAGGGTCTTCCCGCTCACGGTCCCGTACAAGAACTTCAAGGTGCTCTGCGTTCAGGAGCAGCACGGCAGACCGCAGCTCTGGGCACTGGTCGATGAGGAGAAGGACTTCGACCCCAACGCCGAGTATCAGCACGACTTCTTCATCTTCGACACCGGCTCCCCGATCTTCGACCCGGAGTTCGAGGAGATCGGCGAGTACGTGGGCACCTTCCAGCTCAAGGGCGGCGACCAGGTCTTCCACGTCTTCGAAGCTCTGAAGTGGACACCAGGTAGCTGAAATCTCTTGCACGGCTGCTCGGTGCCGTGCTAATGCTTGACCTTCTCAGGCAGCGTTTCACCGGGCCAGGGCCTGGTATCCGAAAGGGTACCAGGCCTGAGGCTCTGAGGATCAACGACATGACCAGCTTTGAAAGGAGGATAGCCATGAAGCGAATGTAAAGGAGGCTATTCATGTCCACGAAGAATCTGGCGCGGACCATCATCGAAGGTGGCCGCACGACTCGCTCGAAGGACGCGCGCAGGCAGTGCACGCGGTTCGCCCGTCAGCAGGCTCGGATGTACATCACCAGAGGCCTGAAGGACCCGGACCACTTCGACGACTTCAACGAGTTCGACTACCGCGAGTGGGATGTCCACGAGCAGCGCGACAAGCTGCCGCCGGTCTACCGCTGGCTCGACAAGCACTCCGGGCAGCCCTGGGACCTGGTTTGGTCCAAGCTCAAGGGCAAGTTCGACAACCGCAACGTCGCTCAGCGGCACGTGATCTACGACCACATGCTGCACGAGGTGACCGGCAACGGCGTGACCCGGGAGGTCATGTACCGCTACTGGTACCGCCGCGAGGGGTTCAACCCGGAGGAGATGCACGTCGACAAGGACGGCATCCTGCGCGGGCACACCCGCTACGGGCGCTACTACTACAACCGGCGGAAGGCGATCAAGCCGCGGTACACCGGGCAGCAGGTCTCGGCCTGGGCCGGCGACAACAAGGTCATCGTCCGCGGACCCGGCGTCTACTTCTGGGTCGAGCCCGTAGAGTCCAGCCTGAGCGCTGTGGCCGCAGCCGAGTACCGGCGTCGCACCGGCTTCGAGCCGCCCAGCTACGCCTACCGGCAGACCACCAAGCTGACCAAGAAGGATGCCGAGATCTTCGAGCACCTGATGCAGCTGCCGGACTACCTGAACTACAAGAAGATGCTGCTCTACCCGACTCCGCACAAGCGCGTAGTGTACGCAGGGTGAGACGAGAGGGAGGGATGACGATGGTGAGAGGTGGAGGGCGCGGGGGCGCCATCAAGCGCGTGATGATCGAGGAGAAGCCGAGTCCGACTCCGACTCCGACACACAGGCAGGACTCCGTGGCCCAGCTGCCGACCATGACGGTCTGCGTCGGGTGCCAGACGCTCACAAAGCGCATCGAGCACCTGGAGCGCCGGGTGGCCGACCTGATCGAGGCGCTCTGCGGAGGGTCGAGCCGTGCCCCGCATACCAGGGGGATGCTCATCTCCGAGGGTGCACCGATAGTCCCGATCAGCAAGGAGACGCTGGACAACCTACGGCATCATCTGCCGTTACGCGGGTACTCCGTCAGAAGGTAGAATTACACGACTGGAGGTCGTGATGGACCGTGTGGACGAAGTGCTGGGACAGGTGCTGATCGGTGTCGATCCGGCGCAGGCGATCGACGAGAGCAAGCTGGAGCCGGTCTACGAGCCGGACAAGATCCGCGGCCTGCTCGCCGTGCACGGCTACCGCCAGGTGGTCGAAGGCAACCAGGTCTCGCGCGACCAGCTCGAAGGCCGTGAGCGGTACAAGCACGAGGACGGGACCATGGTCTACCTCGACATGAACCCGTTCAACAACGAGGGTCGCGGCCGCTGGACCTTCCACCACGCTGCCGGCGTGCACGAGGGGTACTCGCACAAGCACCTGGCCCACGTCCTTGGCAGCTGGGCTCTGCGCTCCTGAAAATTCTTCAAACAGGATCTTCAAGGGTGTCGGCAACAAATTCCTCTCACACCACGTAGAAATTGCTTGCATCCCCGTCTGGCTCGTGCGATTGACATCTCCACTCGAATGGTTGTCACCGCGCTGACACCCATTGTTTGGATTGTCGCATTTCTGGCGAAGGCGGGGATGTATGCGGGTGCGGAACGATCTCGACCGACTCATCGACCTGGCAGCTGACCTGCCAGGCCGCCTGACCAGCGGTTTGCAGCCCGAGCGGCTCCGGCCTCTCAGCGGCGCGACCGCGGCAACGTCCTAGTCCGACTCTGCTGCCGGGCCGGTGGACTCACCTTGGGGGTTGAGCTGCCGGAGTTGGCGGCGCTACCTGTCAAGCGCAAGATTGGAGGGGGGATGAACGTCGAGAAGGTGGCCTACGCGATCCGCAAGCTGCGCCGCATCCGCGAGACCCTGCAGCCGGAGCAGTTCGACATCGGCGACTGGACCAGGGAGAACTGGACCAAGGATGGCAGCTGCGGCTTCACTGCGTGCGCGATCGGTTGGCTGCTGCACGAGGACTCGGAGACGCAGGCGTACATGGGTGTGACGCTCGTGCCCACCCTAGACCGCCGCGCAACATCCCTTGCTGTCATCAAGGATGATGGCCCGCCCGAAGCGGACGCCTTGTGTCAGTACCACATCGTCGCCTCGATGTTCGACATCCAGACCGAGCAAGCGCTGCACCTGTTCTCCCCCATGGGGTACTGGGATCTTGACCCGCACAAGCCCACGCTGACCGACGTGCTCGACAGGTTCACCGTGTTCTTCTACATGAACGGTGGCACGTCCGAGATGCTGCTCGACGCCGATCAACAGGTGCAGCAGATCGTGGAGCGCGCCCTCTGCGACTTCGAGGTCTACGAAGAGGAGCCAGTCAGTGAGTGAGAAGGCGCTGCCGACGACCGAGGTGTCGGAGGACTTCATCCGGTACATGCGCAACCGGATGCTGGTCAGCTACTACAAGTACGGCCCTCTGGCCGAGGCGTACCCGCACAGGGTCAACGCGCTCGAAACGCTGCAGGACAGGCTCAAGAAGTACGAGGCCACCGGCAACACCGAGTGGCTGGTCGATGCGGCCAACATGGCGATGATCGAGTTCATGCGCCCTGCACACCCGCAGGCACACTTCCGCCCGACGGACTCGAACGAGTCGCCTGGCAGGGTGACCAAGGTGGGCCGCACCAGCAAGAGCAACAAGGAGATCCGCGAGGAGGCTCGGCACGCAGCTGCCGACCGCTTCCACGCGCTGGTCGAGAAGACGGGGCCACTGCCGAGCAGCGTGTTGTGCGCCAGCGAGCCGTGGCCTACGAAGACCAACAAGAAAGGAGGTGAGAAAGGAATGACGAAGGCAGAGATGGTCCGCGTCGCGAACGAGATCGTGACGTCGGCAGTGCTCGCGGTCGACAAGGAAGCCGACCGCAAGGTTCTGAAGCCGCAGTGGCGGAAGGATCTCAAGACCAAGATCGTCTGCGCGCTGGAGACGGCGGCAGCGGAAGGTCTCCCCAAGCGCGGCCGCAAGGCTGGGCTGAAGGTGGCGGCCTGATCCGAACCGAAGCTTTGGAGGCCTGGTTGACGCCCACAGCCAGGCCTTCCAACTTCGCTCCCGCATGACCCTCTGGGAGTTCATCTGCGAGGTGAACAGCATCATCTCGCTGTCCGCCATCGAGCTAGACAGGATCACCGCGGCCATCGACATGATGGTCGTGCGGATGGAGATAAAGGCGCGACCCCAGAAGCTGCAGGCCGACTGGTCTCTGGACGAGGGTTCCGGGTTCATGCCCTACGCCCAGGAGGGGTCCTACTCCGAGGCGGACAAGCTCGCGGCCCAGAAGCTGGCCGTCAAGGTCTTGAGAGAGGCCGCAGCCAACGGGTTGATCGTCCCATCACCTGTTGCGACCGCTGAATACCTAGAGGAGGAGATGGCCCTTGGCCCGTGACCCGACGAAGTACATCTTCGATGGCGTTCGATTCCCGTCCGTGACCGAGGTGCTCTCGCTGTCCGGCTGGTCCGACTACAGCGACGTCAACTCCGAGGTGCTTGACCGAGCAGCTGTCCGCGGCAGTGAGGTGCACGACCTGAGCGAGCAGTTCGACCTGCAGATGCTCGACCCGGACACCCTGCCCCTGCACCGCAGAGGGTACATGAACGGGTACCGGCGGTTCCACCAGGACTACGACTGCCGGCCGCTGCTCAGAGAGCGGGTGGTCAAGAGCTTCAAGTACCGTGTCGCAGGCCAGATGGACATCTACGCCTTCCTCAACGGCAAGCTGGCTGTGATTGACGTGAAGACGGCGCGCGAGGAGTCGAGGTCCTGGGGCCTGCAGCTGGCCGGCTACGCGATCTGCTTGATGGAGGAGGACTTCCACAAGATGCTGCTCAAGCAGAACGGGCAGATCAAGCCGGAGAGGTACGGGCTCAGGCTGGGGCACGAGGGTACCTACGAGCTGGACCGCTGGCCCAACGACAAGGACTACACCCTGTTCCTGGCCGCCACCACGACCGTAAACGCGCAGATCGACGCCGGATTGGTCACTGTCGGTTGACAAACACACCGGGAGTCGTGTTAAGGTGGCCGCTGTGCAACGACAGTCACAACGAAGGTATTGCTGGCCAGTAGCTTAGCCCGGTTAAAGCAGCGGTCTCTGAAATCGCGATGCGCAGGTTCGAATCCTGCCTGGCCTACTCCTTCTCAACTTGCAGGCCAGTAGCTCAACGGCTAGAGCGACGGACTTTGACTCCGTGGGTGTGGGTTCGATTCCTACCTGGCCTGCGCCTCAAGCCCACGTGGCCGAAAGGATCAGGCACGCCCCTCCTAAGGGCGTCGATGCAGGTTCGAGTCCTGCCGTGGGTATTCGATGTCAGAGGGGTGGTTTGTGGAGTGGTTGGGGTACACGCTGCTGGTGACGGCAGCCTTGCTGGTGCTTTTCTCGTTCAGAAGGTAAGGAAGTCGGTTTGGGGTTCGTCAACCCCAGCGGAGGAGGAGAACTCATGAAGGGGATTCTGTTCGGAGCGCTCGCGCTCAGCATGCTGATCGGTGGTGGCAAGGCGTACGCCTACGACTCGGACCGTGCGTTCCAGGAGCCTGGCAACGCGCTGGTGGCACCGTTCGATGCCAGGGAAGGGCGCACCACGTTCCTCCTGGCCAGCAACGTCGGCGACAAGAAGCTGACCACGCACTGGGCCTTCTGGAGTGACAGCTGCTCGCACCTGGCCGACGTCTCGATCTGCTTGACGCAGGACGACACCGTGGTCGTGGACCCGGCGTCGGTCTCGGCCGTCAACGAGGCCAACGATCAGGTCGGCCCCAAGGTCAACCTGTCCGGCAAGGCCGGCTTCGTGACGATCACAGCCTACGAGGCGAACGAGAACTGCGACAACCCGGGTCGTTCGGGTGAGGTCCTGGTCGACGACACGCTGCTCGGCTCGTACACGATCGCCGACCTGTCGACGACTGCATCGTTCGGTGCGAGCCCGCTCGTGCTCGGCCTCGACGAGAGCGGCACGTACACCGACCTGCCGAACAAGGTGGTCACCGAGATCAACGCCGAGACGTTCGCCCCTGGCGATCTGGCTGCGGCCACGGTCTACGCCATCTCGCTCGAAGAGCGTGGCGGTGAGTCGCAGGGCTTCGCCGGTGAGGTCGGACCGATCAAGGGCCAGGTTGTGGCGGCGTCAAGCTACTTCGACAACCTGGAGATCCGCACCTCGCTGCCGGATCTGACCTTCGGCTGCGCGGCCGAGCTGGACCTGCTCCAGTACCTGTCGCCGCTGGAGGGTGCGACGGCCGGCGTCCTGCGCCTGAGCGACCTGCGCATCGTCGACGGTGGCAGCGAGACCGAGATCGGCGGCACGACCGCGGTCTACGGCATCGTGGCCGAGGCGGTCGGACCGTTCGGCGTCGTGCTGCAGCCGACCTACAAGTACACCAGCCTGGAGTAAGCAGGGGGTGGCGTAGAGAGGCTCCGGCTTCTCGGAAAGAGACCAACCTTCGGGTTGGTTTTTTTCTATCCAGGCTGTTGACAGATCCACAGGTCGTGTGCTAATCTTCTTCACATGGACGCAAACTACTCGAACGAGATGCAGAGCGGACTGTGGGCCGAGACCAGCCCGGACGAGTGCCCCTGCCGGGGCGGTGGCTGGATGCACGACGACTACGACTGCACCTGGAAGTGCCCGCTTCACGGACACGACCTCGGTGCCGGCACGCCGCCGCACCCGGAGGACGAGGAGCCCCGCCACTTCGACCACGATCAGCACCTGCTTCTTGCCCGTCGCGCGGCGTACCGCACCTTCCGCGAGCGCACCGGGCTCGGCCTGGCCTTCCACAAGCTGGTCTTCGCCGAGTGCGGTGAGAAGGCCTCGCCCAAGGAGCAGGTGGCCGCCGCCAAGCTCGTCTCCGAGTGCATCCTCATGGAGCGCGCCGAGACCCAGGCCTGGCGCGAAGGTTTCTCCTGCGACCTGGAGCGCCGCCTGGAGGACGAGGCGGCCCGCGAGCGCCGCGACCGTCGCTGATCGAGTAGAGCAGTCCAACAACCAAGAAGGAGAGAAGAGATGAAGCCGCACCTGACGATCAAGCTGACCGACCTGCTCAAGAACGCGCGCGAGCTGGACAACGCTCGCCAGATCCTCCAGGCGCAGGAGGCGCACCAGCTGCGGGACTACGCCGTCGAGCGCACCCGCCGCGTGCGCCAGAACGTGAAGCGCCGGCTGGCGACCGCGATCAAGCACGGCGACCAGGCCGCCGTCAGCACGCTCTCCAACCTCGCGGAGCGCCTGTGAGCGACAACGAGAAGGTCTACGAGCTGTTCCACGGCGACGGGGGCCACGGCGGCCCCTACACGCTGGAGGAGGCGATCGAGGCCGGCAAGAGGTTGGCCGTGGGCAGGGTGCAGCGAGGTGCCCCGTCGGCCTACGAGCGGGTGTTTCGAGGCACTACGGCGAAGGAGCCGACGAAGATCATCCAGGCCAATCGCTGCATGCACTGCGCCGAGATCCACGTCTGCGTGAGTTGAACGAGTGGGTGTAGTTTAGAGGTCTAGAACGGCCCGAACGGGAGCTGCTGATGGCCACAGCTAACAGCCCTGGGACTGATCACCCTGGGTCAACTGGGCTCCCCGGTGGACGACGCAGGTTCGAATCCTGCCACCCGCAACCAACAATCAACTTGGAGGCGTCACCACGTTGCGCTACTACGTGGGCACGATGCAGAAACCTGAATACCTGATCATCGGATCAGGGCTCACAGGTGCGACGATCGCCCGCTTGCTGCATGACGCCGGCAAGCGGGTTCTCGTGCTTGAGAGCCGAAGCCACCCGGGCGGCAACGTCTGGGACGACATCTACGAGGACACCGGGATCTGGTACCACCTGTACGGGCCTCACTACTTCCGCACCGACTCGGAGCGCGTGTGGGCCTTCGTCAACCGCTTCTGCAACTGGCGACCATGGGCGGCACGCGTCTCGATCGAGCACAAGGACAAGCTCCGGCCCTGGCCGCTGACGCCTGAGGAGCTGGCCGAGTTCGGCAAGATCGAGCCTCCGGAGCGCGTCGAGAACTTCCGCGACGCCTGCCTGACGAAGATGCCGCGGGCTGCGTACGAGGCCTTCGTCGAGCCCTACAACCTGAAGCAGTGGGGTGTGTCGCCGCTGCAGCTGAAGCCCACGCTGGCCGGCCGGATCGACACCGCGGGGGACGATCCTTTGCGCCGCCTCAAGCCACAGAGGTACCAGGCGCAGCCGATGGGCGGCTACCAAGCCCTGATCAAGAACATGCTGCGCGACATCCCGGTCGAGGTGGGTCACCACTTCGAGCTGGACGAGTGGAGCGGTGATGGCCACCTGGTCTTCACCGGCTCGATCGACGAGCTGTTCGACAAGCGCTTCGGGCCGCTGCCGTACCGGTCTCAGGAGAGGGCAGTCGTCTACTACCCGTTCCAGAGTCAGCGCGAGTGGCCGACACCGCAGGTCAACTTCCCTTCTCTGCTCGACATCCCGATCCGCGGCATCGAGTGGAGGCATCTCGGCCCGCCGACCACCAAGTGGGGCGCGCTGATCACCTGGGAGATGCCGAGAGCTGGTGGCCTGGAGTATCCTATCCCGACGTTCGAGGCCGAGGCCCTGTACGAGCGGTACAGGGCGCTGCTGCCTGAGCTGGAGCGGGTCACGGTCGCTGGCAGACTAGGGCGGTTTCAGTACCTCGACATGGATCAAGCGATTGGCGCCGCTATGGTGTTGGCTGGGAGGCTGCTGAAAGGTGAAAAAGATCCAGCTTGATGAGGTGAGAGTGGTCGAGTTGTACCGGCAAGGGAGAAGCCTACCGCAAGTGGCGGTGGAGATGCACTGCTCTCCGGGTACAGTGAAGAAGTGTTTGACCGGTCTCGGTGTCAAGATCCGCAGAGCCAGGCCTCTCAGTGAGCAGATCGAGATCGGTAGGCGGTTCGGCAGGCTGACCGTGACCGACTTGATGATGACGGCACGCAGAGATGGGCCAGGGCTCACACTGACAGCTCTCTGCAGCTGTCAGTGCGGTCGCAGCGGTCTTGAGAAAAGAGCTAGCAACCTGTTGAGCGGCACGACTACATCCTGCGGGTGTAGGCCAAGAATCGGCGCTGACGGTCCGCGATGGAAAGGTTGTGGCCAGCTGAGCGGGTACGCCTGGGCTCAGATCACAGCATCTGCCAGAAGCCGTGCTGATAGGCAAAAGGCTCACTTCGAAGTTACTATCGAGGAGGCGTGGCAGTTGTTTGAAGCCCAAGGTGGTCGGTGTGCTCTGAGCGGGCTGCCGATCTGCTTTGCCGAGACAGCTGAGAAGAAGAGGCAAGGGCAGCAGACAGCCTCTCTAGACAGGATTGATTCCAGAGCGGGTTACACAGTCGGTAATCTGCAGTGGGTTCACAAGGACATCAACAAGCTCAAGAGTGACTTCCAAGAGGGGAGATTCGTTGAGCTGTGCAAGCTCGTGGCCGATTACCAAGCAGAGAGGCTGTTGCATGGGTGAGAAGATCTCGGTGATGGTGCCCTACTACAAGGAAGACGGGGCGCAGGTACGAACGCTGTTGCAGTCGCTGCCGATGAACATGCTGCACGAGGTGGCTGTGGTCGATGACGGCGGCAACGGTTCGATCAAGGACTTCCTGCCGCCAGGGGTCAAGTACTACAGGCATGACGAGAACGTCGGACCCACCGGCAACTACAACAGGTGTATCGAGCATGCGACCGGTGACCTGGTGCACATCATGCACGCCGACGACGTCGTGCAGGTGGCTTTCTACATCGGGATCACCGGCCTGGCGCAAAAGTGGCCCGACTGCGCCTTCTACGGCACGCAGCACTTCCACATGCAGGAGGGCAACAACCAGGTCTTCGTACCGGCGTACCAGTTCTTCCTGTTCACGCCGACCGACGATCCGACCACCCTGTACTACGGCAACGCGTTCGCAGCCTCGGCCTGTGTGATCCGGCGCTCCTTCTTCGCGAAGCACGGTTACTACAACGAGAAGCTGGTCCATGTGGCAGACTGGGAGATGTGGGTACGAGCGATCAGGTTTGGCGGCGGGGTCTACCTGCCGGCGCCACTGGTCACGTACTTGACGTCCAGCAGGAATCACACGACACACCTCGCGATGACCGGCGACAACTTCCGCGACACGCTGCAGCTGGCACCGATCTTCGAGGAGTACGGCGGAGACAAGTTCGACAAGAGGAAGTTCTACGAGACGGTGCTCGCATCGACCGAGGCTCAGGCCAAGGGTCTGGAGGCCGCCGGGTTGAAGGATGCCGCCAAGCACAACCGTAAGCTGGCGCACGAGATCAAGGGGAGACTCAATGGGTAAGGTTGAAGCGCTCAGCAAGGCGTCCCAGGTCGCCGGATTCATGTACGAGCATGAGCTGGAGTGGCTCTACGACCAGGCCTGTGACCGCGACATCATCATCGAGATTGGTGTCTGGAAAGGGCTCAGCACGACCGTGCTCTGTGAGGCTTGTCCGGGCGTCGTGATCGCTGTCGACCACTTTTCCGGTGGCTCGGACGAGGGGGATGCGAGCCCGGCCGCGGCCAAGAACCAGAATGTCAGGGCGGTCGCCATCGAGAACCTCAAGCCATACCTGGATTCAGGCAAGCTGATCCTGGTGCAGACCCCGTCCGACAAGGCGTTTGAGACCCTGCGCAAGCTGTTCCCCGGTCGCTTCGCCGACATGGTCTACATCGACGGAGACCACCGGACCGAGGCCGTGAAGCTGGACTTGAGGTACAAGGACCTGATCAAGGACGGCGGACTACTCTCAGGGCACGACTGGGATTGGAGCAGTGTGCGCGAAGCAGTGGCGCCGCTGAAGCCTGTGACCCTGGGTCGCATGTGGTGGACGCTGATCGGCGGTTGACAAGCCGCCAGGTCGTGTGCTAAAAAGATCGGATGTCGTACCTCGGCTACAAGCTGCACCCTGAGAGCAGGGACAGACTGCTGCACCGCTTCCCCGCGGTGCACCCGGAGGTGGTCGCACACCACGTGACGACCGACCTGCTGGGGAAGCGGTACACGGCCTTCAGGCCCGAGGATGCGCACGTCGAGGTCATCGGCCACGCAGCCAACAGCCTGGTCCAGGCTGCCGTGCTGCGCGTCAACGGCAAGACGCACCGTGACGACGGGGAGCCGTTTCATGTCACACTGTCCGTGAACAGGAAGCTCGGAGGGTCGCCCAAGGACTCGAAGGAGCTGATCCGCCAGGGTTACGAGAAGGTGGACCCGTTCACGATCCAGGCCGAGCCCGAGTATTTCCAGGAGGAAGTCACGCCAGTTTTGTCCAAATACGATCACGTCATCCGTGCGGTGCAGGACTTCACAGGGTTGAAGCCGTACCTCGTCGGCGGAGCTGTGCGTGACGCGATGCTGGGCAAGCCGTCCAAGGACACGGACCTGGTGGTCGTGGGCGGCCACGACAAGCTGCACAAGCTCGGCTTCAAGCCGATCAAGAAGGACTTCCCGGTCTTCACGCACCCGAAGTTCCCCGGCGTCGAGGTTGCTCTGGCCCGCGGCGAGAAGAAGACCGGCACCGGCCACAGCGGCTTCGACTGGCACGAGGCGGCCGACCTGACCACGGACTTGAATCGCAGGGATTTCACGGTCAACGCGATGGCCTATCACCCGGACGACGGCGTGATCGACCACCACGGCGGCATGAGCGACCTGCAGAACAAGAAGCTGCGCCACGTGTCGGATGCCTTCTCTGAGGACCCGCTGCGCACGTTCAGGGCGGCCCGCTTCGCGGCCAAGCTGGGCTTCGATGTCCACCCGGACACGATCCCAGTGCTGCGAGCGACCAATCCGGAGCTGCCGGCGCTGTCCAAGGAGCGCGTGCGCGACGAGTTCAGCCGGGCCATGATGACCAAGAACCCGAGCCGGTTCTTCAAGACGCTCAAGCTGTCCGGCTCGCACGAGCACTGGTTCCCGGAGGCTGCGCACCTGAAGGACTCGACGATGCGGGCGCTCGACTCGGCTGCGGCCGGCGGGGCGTCCGAGGAGGCCAGGCACCTGGTCCTGACCCACGCCATGTCACCGGAGACGATCAAGGCCTTCGACGCACGGCTGGGTGTGGGAGCGGCCGACACGGCACGCAAGCTGACGCACGCCAAGTACTCGCCCATGGGCACGGCCAGGCACCAGAGCCCGGACGCGGCCGCGGAGCACTGGAGGGCGGTCCGCTCGACGCTCATGGGGCCTCATCTGCAGGCGCTGGCCCACCAGGGCGGCAACCAGGTGGAGCACCTGAAGGGGCTCTTCAAGAGGCTGGGAGAGGTCAGGATCGAGCCCCAGAAGGGCAAGAGGGCCGACGTGGCGGCCATTCGCAGCACGTACGCAGCTGCGGCCGCGCAGTACCTCAAGGAGAGCGTGAACAAGGTCGACGAGCTGATCGCAGAGGCATTGAAAGGAATGAATGGGTATGGGGATCGGACCGAGCTGGGGTAGGAGTGCAAGGGTCAGCGCAGCCGCGACTCCGACATCGAAGACGGCGCCCAACCCGAATCCGCACAGGTTTCAGATCCGCTGGATCAAGGAGTACTCGAACTGCACTGCGGCGCTGGTGCACTACCCGGACTGCGACAACTTCGAGGGCGAGAAGCTGCTGGTCTTCTCTGGGATGTGCGCCGCGAAGATCAGGGCCATGAGAGTGCTCGACCCACACTTCAGGGAGGACATGAACTTGATCGCGCGTCTCCGACCTGACGAGCTAGGCATGAGGGTGTTGAAGAAGATCGCGATCGAGAAGAAGTGAGACGTGAGAAAACTGATCCTGGTTCGCCACGGTGAGTCCGCTGCCAACGTCAGCGAGATCATCAGCGGTGACCCGCAGACACCGTTGACCGACCTGGGCGTGCACCAGGCGACCAACACCGGCAAGCAGATCGCGATGAAGTACGACCCGCGAGAGCTGCAGATCGTGGCCAGCCCGTACAAGAGGGCGCACGACACAGCTCTGCACATCGCACGCGAGATCGGTCACGACCCGTCGTCGATTGTGCTTGACCCGGAGCTGCGCGAGCGCCACTTCGGTGAGTTCGAGGGTAGGCACGTCGACTTCCAGAAGGTGCCCGGGTATGTCGTCCAGGTACGCAAGGGCTACAACCGCGCCAACGAGCACTTCAGGCCTGATGGTGGTGAGTCGCTGGTCGACGTGAGCAACCGCGCCGTGCCGGCGATTCAGCGTCACCTGGCCGCGTTCCCCGGCAAGCACTTGTTGGTCGTGGCGCACGGGCACGTCATCAAGGCCTTCCACGGCTGGCACCAGGGGCACTGGGACAAGATCCCTCGCGTGCAGAACGCCGAGGCCCGTGAGTTCGATCTGAAGGAGTCTCACGTCGGTGTAGAGGCTCTGATCGCCGAGCTGCTCTCGCAGTAGCGACCCAGGTCCACGGCGGGGTATCATGCTCCTCGTGGACGACTTCGAGAGCGCTCCCGTCATGGGGTGGATCTCTCCGAAAGGGGAGGTCCACGAGCTTGGCGGTTACAACAACCACGACCGTTGGGCCTACGCCAAGCACGGCGTCTCTGCGGACTTCCTCATGTCCAAGGGGTGGGTGCGCAAGGCGCATCGAGACTCCTACGAGGCTGGCAGCGACAGCGCTCTGCCGCGCGTGCTGAAGCACGTTCGCCGGCACCACCCGGACGTCGGTGAGTTCTACTTCGACACGCCGTCGCAGAAGACGCTCGGAGGCGTGCGTACCTGGCTCGTGCCCGTGAGCCGTCCCGGTGCGAAGCAGCTCTTGGGGGAGGGCCACAACGAGGTCCCGGCCTACGGCTGGATCTCTCCCACCGGAGAGACTCATGACCTGGGGGGTTACAACGACCACGATCGCTGGGCAGAGCGTGTGCAAGGCATGACGAGCGATCAGCTCCTGAGCAAGGGTTGGATTCGCAAGGGGTCGCCGCACGCCTATCAAGCCGGCAGCGACAGCGCGCTACCACGCGTGCTGAAGCACATTCGCCTACACCACCCTATGGCTCAGAATTTCTACTTCGACACGCCGTCCGAGAAGCATCCGGGCGGTCTGCGCTCGTGGCATGTCCCTGTGCGCATGCCAGGCTCGAAGCGGCTGCTTGGCGACGTGCCAAAGGGTGTGTGGCTGACCAGGGATAGTTCCGTGGTGAAAGAAGTCGTCGAGGCCATCGTGCGTGGCCGCTATGCGGGTGGGCGCGGGGTCGACCCTGTTGCGCAGTGGAACGCGTACTTCAACAACCGCCCAGCGGGGTGGATCACACCCACGGGCGACTTCCACTCGCTCTCCGACCTACCTGAGGGTAGGCGCACGCACCCGCGTTGGATCGAGGCCAACCAGGACATCGTCAAGCAGTACGGTCACCTGGTGGTCAAGGGTCCGCACGCTGCAGAGAACACACACGACGCCATGATGCGCGGTGGCTGGGTCCAGAAAGAAAACAAGGATCGCTACCGTGTTTGGGGTCCTGAGGCATTGAAAACCGTTCAGGACCATGTGAAGAAGCACCACCCTGAAACCAGGGAGGTGACGGTCGAGATCGTGAACCCTGCAAAGGGTGGTACGAGCTTCAAGTCCCCGGTCTACGAGAGCGAGGATGCCATGCGAGCCTCGCTCGCAAGCTGGTTGATTCACATCGCGTTGGGTGGAGGGGCAGGTGGGCATCGTTCGCTCGATCGGTACGGACTTCAAGAACCCTGACGGGACCTACACATGCGCCCCTTGCGATGGAGGCGGGCGCGCACCATGTCGTTGCGATTGTGGCTGCCCTTGTATCCCGGACCAGGACGGGATCTGCAGCTGTTGCAGGGAGGCGTTGGAGATAGAGGCCTTCGCGTTCGACGCGGAGGATGAAGCGGTTGTGGTTCAGGCTCGCCGGCTACTCGGTCTCCCGCCGTGGATTCGCGAGGTGCCGGCCACGGGGGGTGGCGATGCAGCAGCTGTCGTTCGAGTGGAATCTGACGGAGCCGAAGATTGACCCAGGACTGCAAAGCTTTGTGCTGCGCGCCCAGCTCCTCGGCGGGTACATCGTCAGTTCCAAGGACTGCTCTGATGAGGAGCTGGAGCAGGCCAAGGCCGAAGGGCGCTTCTACAGCAGCTACGGCAACCGCGAGTACGTCTTCAGAGAGTAGAACTGTGCACAAGCATGACATCGACTTCATGAGGCTGGCCGGCCCGTACGAGTGTGACAACTGCGGACTGGAGCAGCCTGTGGTGAGCAGGTGCGTGACCTGCGTCGCGTTCATCTGCGAGAAGTGCTTGACGCAACCAGCTGCCCTCGAACGGCACTCGATGTGCCTGGGAGCCTAGTAGTGGACGAGTTCCGAGCATCAAGAATCATTGACGCCATCCTGTCCGGCGAGCCGCTCAGCAGAGCGCTGGTAGAGGCGTCTCCGCAGCCTGCGTTCCACAACGCGTACGAGTGGCATGACAGCCACACCAAGCACTACAAGCGGCTGAACGAAGAGGACGAGGTGCATGCGACCAACGCGCAGGCGGCCGCTGGCAGGATCTCGACCTACCAGCAGTTCGCTCGCGACTACGGGCGCATCGACCCTGGCACACGTACCAACCTGAAGATCTACAAGTACGGGCCGGAGCACTCGCGTGCGATCGACGCTCTGATCCAGCGCCACGGCTACCAGGTGTACTACGCTGGTGGGAAGTACGGGAAGCCGGACCTGGCCAACAAAAACTACGACACTGGGCATTTGATGGTGTACGACCCGTCTGAGGGGTCTGGAGGGGATTTCGGCGAGCAGGCGTATACAGAGCACTGGAGAAAAACGCACGAACTTGCGCACGCGCTTACCCACCAGACGTTGAACGCCAAGTACGGTGAAGCTCGCAGGATGGGGAAGCTGGGGCACCACCGTACTCCACATGAGGCTCTCCGAGCTGTTGAGTGGGAACACATGGCCGCCAACAAGCAACGGGAGTTGAGCGCTGCTATTGGTGTCCACTTGTCAGACAGTGACTTTGGGAGGGAGTACAACACTGTGCTTCACGATGCCGTGCACCGTGCTGTGACTGGGCTTTTTACCAACCCCAGTGTTGAAGGTTTCCACCCACATGATGTAGCTGTGCCTCTCTCCCATTCGCTGGCACTTGTCCAAGCGCATGCAGATAAGATGAAGCTGGGGCCGCATGACACCTTGAAGAGGAAAGCAGGTCAGTGAGGAAGACGCAGGCACAGCAGTGCGCTGAGACTGGCTGTGATGTTGTGCTGCCGAAAGCTCGGAGTGTTGAAGCCAGGTGCGCACGGCACGCGCTAATGCTTTGGAAGCGCAGCAACGCCGAGCAGGTCAAGAAGTACGAAACTGAGTACCGCAAAGCGCACAAAGAGCAGATCAACGCTACCAGGAGATTGAGGCTAGCTGAGCCAGAGGTGCGGGCCATTACCAGGGCTCGCGATCGTGCCCGCCTTGAGCAGAAGAGGTTGTATGTAGCTGCGAATCGCGAGCGGTACCAGGAGTTGCACCGCAGTTACTATCCGCGCTATCGAGAGCGGTACCAGAGGCGGTACCAGGAAAACCGTGAGAAGCTGCTAGCTCAGAATAAGTCCTGGCAAGCAAAAAACAAGGATAGAGTGAAAGCCAAGCGTGAGGAGTGGAAGGCGGCAAACCCTGGAAAGGTCAGAGCTGAGTGGGCGAGGCGTCGCGCTGCGAAGATGCAGGCGATGCCGCGGTGTTTGACCGCGGAGCAACTGCTTCAGCTCGAACGAATCTACGAGAGTTGCCCGCCTGGGTACCACGTCGACCACATCGTACCGCTTCGCGGCAAAGACGTCTCCGGGTTACACGTACCGTGGAACCTGCAGTACTTGCCGGCAGCAGAGAATCTTCGCAAGAGCAACAAGTACAGTAGTTCGCGCAGCATTGTCGCTGTGTGAGGAGGCGCCAGTAGTGGGCTAGCGAGGAGGAACCTATGGGTCGACTGGGAATGTGTCTGCTCATGTTTTGTTTGACGGCAACCAGTGTGGCCGGGGCGATAACCTTCAAGATGAACCACGAAGGCAACTCTGTTGCATGTAGGGAAGAGAGGAAGTTCTTGATGGACTGGGATGCGGAGCTGCACACAGCGGCACAGCTGGCTGCGTACGAGCCCTTCGCGGGCCTGACACAGCCGACGACGACACCAACACCGGCGATGACGGCCGGCGGCCGCGACTACCAGGGCTGATGGGTAAGCGGTCGTTCAAGGCCTGGCTCACCGGCCAGCGCCTGCGCAAGGACAGTGTCGGCACGATCGCGCGCTTCGTGTGCGACGACAGCAGGATCTTGATGGGTGCACCGAACGCACACACGGTGCACGTGCGACTCGATCAGTACGGGCTGCTCACCGCGACGAGAGCCAAGGCTCTCCAGAAGGCGGAGGCCGAGTGGCGAGAGACCTGGTAATCGAGCACGGCGTCGTCGCCTATCAGTGGGACGACGAGAGTCCGACGCCGTGCACGGTGCTCCACTTCGTCGGCTACCCAATCTTCCCGGACGATGCGGAGATGGATCGCCTGCTGCAGGACCTGGCCACCGACCCGTGCTTCGGTCTGATCGGCATCCCGTTTGCCCTCAAGAGGGCGACCCCTGAGCAGGTCAGGTTCTACATGGAGGACATCCCGGAAGATGTTCTTGTCATCGAAGACGAGGACGATTTCTGTTGACAGCTACTTGGAGTGGGTGCTAGAGGCGCCTCAAATTTGTGGGGGTGGTGTGGAGCATTACTATCAGAGTGTTCAAGGTTGGTTCGTCGAGGGCGATATAGCTTTCTACAAGACCCTGCTTTCAATGATTCCGGACGGCGGGGTTTTTGTTGAGGTTGGCTCGTGGAGAGGGAGATCCTTCTCATACATGCTCGTCGAGGCCTTGAACACCAACAGGCAGATCAAGATGGTCTCCGTCGACCACTTCGGCGGGTCACCAGAGGAGCACATCTTTTTCGGTGCCGACAGCGGTGAGGTAAGGAACTGTTTCCTTAGCAACGCTTCCAGGTCGGGCTACCCGTACGAATTGATCGAGGCCCCCTCACTGGTAGCCGCCGAGCGGTTCCAGGATGAGTCTGTCGATGCGGTTTTCATCGACGCTGCCCACAACGAGCAGGATGCAACTGCGGACTTCGCCGCTTGGTTGCCGAAGGTCAAAGTAGGGGGAGTACTCTCCGGGCACGACTCCCATTTCCCTGGCGTTCAAGCGGCGTGGGCGAACAACGGGCTGCAGCCCATCATCGTTGGTGACACGGAGGCAGGCGGGTCCTGCTGGTATCTCATCAAGTAAGTGTTGACAACCACTTGGAGAGGGTGCTAGAGGCGCCCTCGAAACGTCGGGCAGCGACGTGAGCATGGTGCTCGAAGCCGAGAGGCACTGCACTAGACAGTCAGAGAACAGGAGGAGACCATGTCCTACGAGGACAAGCTGGCGCAGATCCGCGCCCTCATCGCCCAGTTCAACGAGGCCGCTGAGGAGGGCGAGAAGATCGACGCCGCCGAGTTCGAGCGCAAGCTCAGGAAGACCGGCGCAGTCAACGAAGAGACCCTGCGTGCAGCCACGTGGGAGGACTTCGAGAAGGCAGGCCTGCCGCGCATCATGGCTCGCCGTGTGGCAGAGCTGGCGCGCGTCACCAAGCCGGGCGAGAAGGAGTTCGTCAGCTCCAAGAAGGCCGAGCGCATGTCGGTCAGGGAGCTGGTCGAGGCCTACAACCCGAACGAGACGATCGAGAGCCCGGTCACGAGCCGCCTGAAGGCCGTGTCGCAGGGCAAGCGGTGCCTCGTGCTCAAGAACGACGGGACGGTGCACGTCGAGCCCACGGTCAAGCTGCTCGGCGAGGTGCAACAGGGCTACGCGGAGCGCCCGCTCTTCTACGACCCGGACGATCTCTCGCCACTGCGAGTGGTCCGCGTCGGCGAGAAGGCCAGCTCCGTGGTCGACGAGAACCCGGTCTTCCGCGGCGAGGCACTGCGGCCGGACGGCACGTGCCAGCGCACGGACCTGAACTGGGGCGAAATCCCGTTCGAGACCAGGCAGCTGGTCTACCTGATCGCCCTCGATCCGTCCTCCAGCTCAGTGGCCACGCCCGACCTGGCCATGAAGCTGTACGATCTCGCCTCCGAGACCGGCAAGCTGCAGCGGCGCTACAAGGCACACGTGGCGAAGCTGATGGATCTGCAGCAGCTGGGCAAGGCTCCGGCCCTCAAGGTCAACCTGAAGCCTGAGACGGGCAAGAACAACCCGTTCGGCGGAGCGACCGTCACCAGGAAGTAGAACTGGGCGCAGCTGCATCTGCACCCGGGCCGCGGGATAGCCGTGCAGGGCGACAAGGCACCACCCTTCGGGAGTCGTGCTTTCCCGCGGTTTGATTGACGCAAGGACGATATGAAAGACGTGCTGCATGTGGTGTGGGTCCAGCGCATGAAGGCCTACCCTGACAAGGTGCCGTGGCGCGACTGGGCGCCATCTGGCGAGCCCTACACCTCGCGCACCAAGGCCAGGGAGACGGTGAAGACCCTGCGCCTGATCTACCCGTGCCACAAGTACAAGCTGGTGGCGTACGACAGGCGGGGTAGGTGAGCGTCACGCAGGCGGCAACCCTGCGGTCGCAGCGGTTCTATACACGCCGTGTCGACAGCGGAGTCTGTCTTCGTTGTCGATCTGTGCGGGACCGAAAAGGCGCCTACTGCACAGGTTGTACTGCGAGATTGCGCGACGAGAAGAGGGCTGAGCGAGACCGGTGGCGACAGGGGGGGCTGTGCACCACCTGCGGTGCGGGCCGAGATCTTGAAGGTGTTACCTGTGACTCGTGCAGGACGCGCCGCCGCGCTCGTCACTCCAGGTTGAAGCAGAAAGTGATGGACGGGTACGGAGGTTGTTGTGCATGTTGCGGAGACACCTTTCTAGCCCGCCTGACGATCGACCACGTGAACAACGACGGCGCTGAGCATCGGCGCTCGTTGTCAAATGAGGCGGCGTTGTATCAGCAGCTGTTGAACAGAGGCTTTCCGGAGGGGTTCCAGGTGCTCTGCGCTAGCTGCAACTTGGCGAAACACGTGGCGGGCTACTGCCCGCACTGACAGCGAGGTTAGCGATGAGAAGTACCATGCAGCTGGACGGGCTCTCCTGCGTTTTGAACATGCCACCTGCGCTGCGCAGTGTGCACCGCGGGGGTGTCGAGGTGGCGCAAAGCCTTCCCCCGCACGCCCCGCAACCAGTTTACTTGGTGGATGAGTATCCTGGGTGCCCAGACGTTTGGGAGCGAAGCGGTCCCAGGGTGGTGAGCTATTTCGTCGGGGTCAGAGAGAATTCTGGCATGTGGCTCGACTTCAACGGCTGCTGGGCGCACCTGCACGACGTTGCCGTGTTGCCCTCGGTGCAGGGTGTGAACCCGATCACGGGCCAGGCGCAGGAGGGCACGGCGCTGGAGCAGTACCGCGAGTGCTGCCCTGTGCACACCGAGGTCTTCCAGGACCAACGCTTCTGCCCAGAGTGCAAGTTCCACTGGCCGGCGCAGAACTACCTGGCCACCACCGGCACTCCGGCAGGCCACCTTTGGATTGACGGCTTCCGAGCCAAGGACGGCGTGGTCCGCCAGTACATCTTCACCGAGAACGAGGTGCGCTCGGTGGCCGCGGTCAAGCTGGGCGACAAGCGCGTGCACTCGATCGGCATCGCCTACTACACCAGCAAGGTGAAGAAGCCGGAGCCTCCGCATCGCGGAGTCACGCGTGGCATCGGCGGCAGCTCACACAACTACAGTGGCGGTATCACCGGCGCCCCGATGTACAAGGGCGGCAAGGGTAGCAGCCTGTACACCTCCAGCGTCAAGCACGTTGCCACGCCGAGCGCGACGTACAACGTGAACCACTCGGACGAGGAAAGCGGCGTGCTCGGCTTCTGCTCGGCGTCCACGTACACGTCTGCTCCCGGCGCCCTGCATGAGCCAGACCCGGGGCTGTTCGTGCCCGAGAACCAGAACCTGAAGGCCCTCCACGGCGCGAGCATCGACGGCGCCCTGCGTGGTGTCGTCGAAGAGCCGCTCGTCATCAAGAAGCTGGAGGTCGGGGCTGGGGCGAAAATCGACCAGGAGGTCCATCCTGACCCACAAGGGTTGGACTTCTGGAACCCGGAGCCGGCGGCGATCATCTACATCAACTACACCACCGTCGAGCACGTCCGGGAAATCCTGAGTGCTGGCAAGAGGTTGGAGCAGGAGGAGGGTGCCCTGGCCGGCGTCCAAGTGGGGAACTAGCGTAGAAATACGGTAGCTGACGGCCCACGTCTTGCAGTTGTGTCCCCCTGCAGCCTGCATCAAATCGGTTATTGAACACCGGTTGAAAAAACGGCAGGTTGGTATGGGGGACAGGATGAACCTCAACGGCAACAGAAGCCAGCTCAGAGCTGAGAGGTGGACGATGCTCGACGTGGGAAACCAGGCCGAGCGGCAGGAGGAGCTTCCAGCGCTCGTGACCCAGGTGAAATCGGGCTTCGAGGCCATGGTGCTCGCGTTGGCAGACTACCGCGAACGCTTGAAGGTCTTGGAAGCGGAGATCGTGAACCTCCGTCAGCACTGTGAAGGACACTGCAGGCTCAGGCATAATGGGTGACGGTGAACGCCGCCCAGTATAAGCCGATCGGTCCGCAGCTCGCGAAGGCAGCGGACAAGGCGCACGAGTTCGGTCGGCTGGTGCACGACTTTGTTGTGCGCTACGGGCCGAACCGCCCCAGCTCGGAGATGCTCGCAGCTCTGATGGACTACCTGCGCATTCGCAACATCGCACTTGAAAGTGTCGGCGCAGATCTACTCGTAAAAGCTGCGCTCCTTGAAAGAGATGACCTGGTAAACCCTCCAAGCAGGTGATACCTCGGCCGGCATGGCGAGAGTGTTCATCGGCGTCCCCTCCTACAACGGCATGATCTGCGCAGGCATCGTGCCGGGTCTTTTCCAGGTCACCTCCAAGCACACGATCCACTTCACCTCTGTCGGCACATCCCTGCTGGCGAACGGCTTCAACAAGCTCTGGTGCACTGCCAGGCAGATGAACCGCTTCGACTACTTCGTGATGATCCACGCCGACATCCAGCCCGATCAGGACTCGCTGATCAAGCTGCTGGAGATCGCCAAGAAGACCGATGCGGACGTGGTCTCGGCCATCTCGCCGATCAAGAACGTGCACGGGCTCACGTCGACCGCGATCGGCAACCCTGACGATCCGTGGGACCCGCCGCGGCGCCTCACCATGAACGAGGTGCACCAGATGCCGGCCACGTTCGGCATCAAGGACACCGACACGCCGGACAAGATCCTGATGATCAACACCGGCTTCATGGTGGTCGACCTGCGCAAGCCGTGGGTCAAGGAGTTCCCCGGCTTCACGATCCAGGACCGGATCTCGGTCCACGGCGGGCAGTTCGTGACCCAGGTGATCCCTGAGGACTGGGCCTTCTCCAGGTTCCTGTGGGAGAAGGGTGCCAAGGTGCTGGCGACCAGGGAGCCGGTGCTGCACCACTTCGGCATGTACCCGTTCACGAACGCGGCCCCGTGGGGCTCGGACGGACGCGACGAGGAGTGGTACAAGAACCACCCGACAGATGGGGGCGGGGGAGCTGGCGACGGTGATCTGGGGGAGGTCACCGTCGCCAGCGGGTCGGCTGGCTGAGGGGGTGGTACTCAGCTAGCCGCACTTCACTCCGGGGCGTACAGCTCCGGTCGGATCGAGCCGCCGCAGAAGACGGCGACGATCTCTGCCCTGTGCACACCCTTCACGCTGACCAGGGCGAACGACCCGTTGCAGCCCGGTAGCCGAGGCTTCGCGCTGAACGATACCAGCAGCGCCGCGTTCCAGCGAGCTTCGCAGCGCAGTTCGACCTCGGCCGTGCCGGGGAACTGCTCCCTGATGGCCTGCTCGATGGCCGGTGAGGCTGCCTGGAAATGGGCTTTCCCGCACCGGCGAGCGTGCGCCTGAGTCGACAGCGTGAGCAGCGCGAGTAGTGTGATGGCCAGCGTCTTCATCACGCGTACCACGTCGCGTCCGCCTCCAGGCGGTAGCGGAGCTGGTTCTGCGCCTCCTGCGTCGGCGCGTAGCCGAAGCAGAACGGGGTGCGCTTGCCGAGCCGGACGGCGACGGCGAAGAGCTTGTGGCCACGGATCACCTGTACGCGAATGATGTTGTTCAGCATGCAAAGATCTTAGCACACGACTCGGCACCTTGTCAACACCTCAGGAGACCAAAGTCAGCAGCCAGGCCCCGAAGAGTGCGAACAGGGGTCGCAGGAAGGAGCCAACCATGCCCATGATGGCGTCTTTCATGCCCTCGTCGTCGTTGCCAGAGGGGATGTACTGGTGTGCGCCGAGGCCGATGATCATGGAGATGCCGGCTGCAGCTGTGACCCAGATCTGAGGCAGGCCGAAGTTGGGCACCACGAACCAGGACCAGATCCTGGCGATGACCCAGCCCTCCCACAGGTTGCCGAGGATGCCGAACAGCGAGCAGGCGACGAGCACGAGGAAAACGGGCATGGTCTTCTTTCTCCGGCACAGCCGGGGTTGATGGCGACCAATTAGCACCCGAGACGTGTTTGTGTCAACAAGGGCTTCACAAGTCGTTCAGGGTGTGGTACACCGAGAGGCTGGACGAAAGGGGATTGGATGAAATTGAACGTGATCGAGGCGCCCAACTTCTTCCTGCCTGGGAGTAGTGAGCCGACCATCTTCTTGGCCGGCGGCATCACCAACTGTTACGACTGGCAGAGCAGCTTCATCAATCTGCTGCAGGAGTCGCACGAGAGTTGGCGTCTGCACAGTCAGACGCTGCGCGTGCTCAACCCGCGCAGACCAGTGTTCCCGGACAACAGGGACAAGGTCGAAGTCGAGAAGCAGATCGCCTGGGAGTTCGCCGGCCTGATCGAGGCGGACGTGATCGTGTTCTTCTTCCCCGAAGGTCCGTCCGTGTGCCCGATCGCGCTCTTCGAGCTGGGCCGGTGGTCTGTCAGCGACAAGCCTGTGCTGGTCTGCGCCGAGCAGGGCTACGAGCGGGAGCAGGACATCGAGCTGCAGATGTGGCTGGTCAAGCAGACTGGCGCTGGCCAGGTCCAGCTGGTGGACTCGATCCAGTACCTGGTGCACTCAACCATGCTGACTCTGAGGGACTTGAGATCATGAAGACGTTGATTCTCTATCACGGCAACTGTCCCGACGGCCTCGCAGCCGCATGGGTGGCTCGCCGCTACTTCGGCAAGGAGAACGTGGACTGCATCCCGGTCTTCCACGGCAAGGAGCCGCCCGACGTCACCGGCCGCACGGTCTACCTGCTCGACTTCGCCTACAAGCCGGACGTGCTGGAGGAGATGCGAGCCAAGGCCTTCGCCCTGGTCGTGATCGACCACCACGTGACGGCGCGTGACGACCTGGCCGGGCAGCCCAACTGCTACTTCGACATGAACCACTCCGGTTGCGTGCTGGCCTGGAAGTTCTTCTTCCAGGGTGAGGACGTCGCCGAGGAAGAGCCGGTGCCGCTCTTCCTGCAGTACGTGGAGGATAGGGACCTTTTCCGCAACGTGCTCCCGGACACGGAGGAGATCGCGGCCGCACGGTGGTCCTACCCGCAGACCTTCGAGACGCTGGACGAGCTGATCCCCGAGACCAGCTACGAGCAGTCGAGAGTCATGAGGCAGCTGGCCGTGGACGGTGTCGCTCTGCTCCGCGGGCAGCGCGTGAAGATCGAAGAGATGGCCGACAACGCGCAGTTCTTCGACATCGGCGGCTACGTGGTGCCGGTGGTCAACGCGTCAATCTACTTCTCGGACGTGGCGGCCGAACTGTACAAGCGGTACCCGAGCTACCCGTTCGCGGCCTACTACTTCGACCGCGGTGACGGCATCAGGCAGTGGGGCCTGTTCAACCCGAACGACAGCGAGTTCGACGTGTCGACCATCGCACGCCTGTTCGGCGGTGGGGGCCACAGGCACGCTGCCGGTTTCCAGCAGAACATCGAGGGTAACAACCCTCTTCTGCTGGGCAAGGTGTGCGACCTGTGCGCCGTGCGCATCGCAGAGGCGGAGCAGCCGGAGTGAACGTCTTTGGATTGACGGTGGACCCGTGGGTCGTGTTCCTGATTAGCTTCGCCTGGGCCTGGCTCTCTGCCGCGCTGTCCGCGAAGGGTGAGCCTGGAGAGGGTCTCGCCTATACGATCTTCGCGGCCGTCATCCTCGTCGTGCTCCTGTGCGTTGGTCTTGGAGCCGCTACAATCGTCACCACCATCAGAGGAGGTTGAACTTGGACTCGGACAACTTGATCAAGAAGCATCTCGTCGAGAGCAATCCGGGCGCATCGCGTTCGTGGATCGCACCCGACGACACCGTGTACCCGCTGGACGTGGCCAACGGGCAGTTCCACGTTCACTGGGCCGAGGACAACGGCGACAAGATCCATCCGAGCCTCCACGTGCACGACCAGAACGGCAAGCTCTGGGGTGAGCGCATGATGGACAAGATGATCCTGGCCGGCTGGATCAGGAAGAACAACAAGGAGCTGCAGTGCGGTGAGGGTCACGAGCACCGTGTGCAGGCGCACATCGACCGGTACGGCATGGGCAAGTGGCACCAGGTCAAGATCAATCTGAAGGCCGGCGGCAGGAAGGAGATGTCCTTCAAGGAGGGTGAGGTCCCGAGGGAGTGGTGAGACGGACGAAGAAAGTACTTGCACACGAAAGCTGAAGTCTGCTACGGTCCACGACATGAAGGTTCTGGACCACATGGCTTGTGCAAGCTACCGATCGTCGAGTCCGCTCGCGTCGAGCGCCGCCGCGTCCAGCTCCTATACGTCAAGCTATCGAAGCTGACGTCTAGGAGTTCCTTCTTTCGGAGAGGTGGCTGAGTCAGGCTGAAAGCGCCGGCTTTGAACACCGGTGAAGGGTGATGCCTTCCGTGAGTTCGAATCTCACCCTCTCCGCTCTGGGGTTGTAGCTCACCTGGGAGAGCGTCGCACTTGCAATGCGAAGGTAAGGGGTTCGAGTCCCCTCAACTCCACTTATGAAGAGAGTGTTCACGTTCTGCCCGGTGTGCGGGAAGAAGGGGGGGGCACAAGCTGCACCCGACACGCTGGGATACAGGGCACGGCTGGCAGTGCCGGTACTGCTACGTGTGGAGCAACAACAGGCCAGACGAGCCTGACAAGGAGACGCTGAAGAAGCTTGGTCGAGTTACTTGACGGGTAGGAGGTCCCAATGGCGCGGGGCGCAGGTCTGTAAAACCTGTTTCTTCGGAAGTTGATGGTTCGAGTCCATCCCTACCCACTCGCGGAGAGGTTGGGGCAACTCATCGAAGCCGGAGCGTCGTGGGTTGACATCGGGCGCAGGTTTGGGGTCTCCGATGTAGCTGCAAAAAAGTGGGCGAAGAAGCACCAGCTTGTCTGATGAACGGTGGCCGAGTCAGGCTGAAGGCAACGTCTTGGAAAGGCGTCAGACCTCAGGGTCTCGTGGGTTCGAATCCCACCCGTTCAACGTCGGCCGATACAGCTGTTGGGTCGTGGGTGAGCCAGGCTGAAACCAACGCTTTGCTAAAGCGTCGCACCGCAAGGTGCCGTGGGTTCGAATCCCACCGTCCCAGTTCCGCTCTCTTCCCGGGTCCACGACGAAGCAGGTAGGATGGCAAGCATGGACAAGATCGACGACATCCTGAAGACCGTGCTCGAAGGCTGCGCCCCCGAGGCGGCCGAGTACTACGCAACGCTGGAGAAGCCGGGCTGCACGATCCGCGACATCGCCGTGGCCATGGTCAAGGGCGACAAGCGGGGCCTCAGCGAGGCCTCCGTCGGCAGGGTGTACCAGCGCTGGCAGGCGGCCAAGAAGGGCCAGGGCAGCTTCGCCATGCTCACCGGCTGGCGCAGTGAGAACGGCCCGGTCAGGAACACGGCCAACAACCTGGAGATCGAGAGCCACCTGCGCGCCCGCAACCTGGGCTTCAACAGGATGCACGGTGCTGGCCAGGAGCGCGACGAGAAGACCGGCGAGCCCAAGATCTCACACGAGAAGTCGTTCTTCGTCCACAACATCGACCTGAAGACGGCGCACGCCCTGGCCACCAAGTACAGGCAGACCAGCTACATCTACTCCGGCCCCGAGACCGGCGGCAAGGTGCACCTGATCTACCCGGGCAGCCCGGCCGACAACGAGGTCTGGGACACGTTCCACCCGAAGCTGGCGGCCAAGTACTTCTCTCTGCTCAGGGGCAAGAGGGCGGGCCAGCCGTTCCACTTCGACTCGCCCGAGTTCCCGGCCGTGCACGAGGACTGGGACGAGCTGTGGATCGAGTACGTGCCCGCGGACCTGCAGGAGGCACGCTGGCTCGACAGCTGGGTCAGGAAGCTGAGCGCCTGATCTGAACGAAAGGGGAACGGATGGGGCTGTACAAGGAAGTCTACCTGCAGGCGCTGAACGCGCTGCTAGCCAGAAACACGTTGAGCAGTCAGCAGGCCGTGGAAGAGGCTGACAGCATCGCCAGGGACGTCTACGACCGCTACGGCGAGGCCTTCGAGAAGACCGTCGTGGCCGTGATCCCACTCGACGAGAGCTGCAACTGGTGCGCGTACTTCGTCGACCCGGACGACCCGAACGGGGAGCTGCTCGAAGCCGACATGCGTGGCGGGGTGCAGAAGTTCTACAGCGACGGCACGAGCGAGGTCTTCTACCTTCACGAGGATGGCCGGCAGAGGTCCATCCACCAGGACCTGAGCTTCGCCTTCCTGACCAACGACCAGTGTGAGGAGGGGGACGAGACCGATGACAGGGTCGAAGCCGTCCGAGCGAGGTTCCGCGCCAAGCCGGGTGCTGACGATGAGCCTGGCGTGGTCACTGCCAGAGAGATCATCGCCCGGCCAGGGGCCGAA